CTATTGTAGTAAGAAGATAAGAGTATTGTATAACATTATATTACACCTCCCCCCTTCGGGGGGAGGTGTAATTCTTATAAGAAATTACTATATTAGAGTATAGATAGTAGTTGTATATAGAGTATATATATTAACATATATAACGCGCGCGCGCGATCTAAGGTGGGAGAACTCTCCGAATGTAAAATCTCTGTAAAACGGGCCGATCTGGGAAAAAATCCCTTGACATGCCCAGTGAGGTGTGGTATGATTGCGGTGCCTGGAGAGAACCACCCCCGGCTCTCAGCAGGCTACCAAGATTTTCCCCTTGACACCAGCGCCGATCTGTGGTAAGATCGGGGCGTCAGTGAAAACTACCCAAAACCAGGAGGGACCAATGCCACGAGGTCGCAGACGACTGCACCCACATGCACAAAATCTAGTGGATCAGCTACTGAGTGCAAATGAGAATTATGGGGTTTCCCGAGAATCATTCACCCGACAGAGAAATTGGCTAAGAAATAACCTTTCCGTAGCTTCCCGACTTCTGCGGATTGCTCCTCTTGCTGAGTGGGAGCAGGTTATCAATTACGCTTTTCGAGATCGGTTTTACCGGCAGGCATACACAAACCATCTGCTGGGGATTGAGCGGGTTCGGCTTGCTTGGCTGAAGAGATCTCCTCAGCCACGACCCTCTCGGAATCGGCCTAGCACAAGTCGTCAACATGCTCTTCTTCATGTGCAAGGAGATCAATAACTTGTCCCGCAAAACAACAAACCAATACTTAGAACAGTGGGGCTTTCCTAAGAAGTTTATCAAAAAACATTGGAGTGATGTTATTCCCGCTTTTCAGGAAGTTCGGAAACTTCTTGAAGACTATGCAACAAAATATCCAGAAACGAATCGAGGGCTTTTTCTTGTCAGCAACACAAAGGGGCGGGGAAAGACCTTTTTTCTAACTTTACTTTGCCATGAACTTTTACAACAAAAGAAAATTAAAACCAAAATCACATTTGTAAACGCTCTAGCTTTAGAAACAGAATTTCGGCGATGCTACGATCCAGATAGTTCTTTGCGAGAAAGTGAAATCCTAGAAAGTCTCCGAAGATCAGAAATTGTCGTTATTGATGATCTAGCTGCAAGAAATCCAAAAGAATGGATTGTTGTAAAGTTCTATGAGATCATCAATCAAATCTATGAGGATGAGAGAACTCTTTTTCTTGCATCCAATCATGATTTAGAAGAATTAGAAACTCAATGGAACTCTGTTGGTGATGAAAATATGGGCAGTCGTATTGTTGATCGCTTGTATGAGATGGTGGACATACTAGATTTGGGTGAAGGACGAAGCTACCGCCGGGAGGTTCCATGGGAGAAGAACAAGGACTAACTAACCGAGTCGCGGAGAGGGCTCTGTTAGGGGTTCTTCTCTCAAACTCACAATACTTTGACAGACTACTAATTTCTTTTGGAGATCAGGCCAGATTTCTTTTTGCGGAACCTGAGCATCAAGTTGTTTTTGAAGCGGCTCTAAAAGTTCTCAAGGAGGAGCAAGAACCCAACATAGTCTCTATTGGTGACAAGCTCGACCAACTAGGAGTTCTGGATAGCATTGGTGGTCTCCAAGTACTAGAAGAGCTTGTTCAAAATGCTTCTTGTGAAGAGAAAATTGAGCAGCTTCTATCCACATTGTCGGATGCAATGCAGAGGCGAGAAATTGTTGCCCATCTTCAGCAAGTTATCTCTCAAGCCGGTGCTGGTGGACTAGATGCAACTGCCTTAGTGAATCAAACAATTGACTCCCTGTGGTCCTTGAACTCATTAGAGTCTGCTAATGGACCCACAATTATCTCTCCTGGAGAGATTTGGGAAGCTCGTAAAGAAGGGATTCGAGAACTCAGAAAGCAAAAGGTCTTCTCTTCCGGGTATGGACTTCTAGATCAGAAGCTACATCGACTGTTCTTTCCAGGAGGAATTACAATTCTTTGTGGAAGACCTGGAGTTGGAAAGTCTGCTTTCAAGGGACAGCTCTTGGAGAATCTGTGTTCATCGGGAGCCGGTGTAGTTTCATTTTGTTTGGAGCAAGATTTTCAAGCTGAGATGGATCGCAACGAAGCAAGACTCTCAAATATACCCTTGAGTAACATTCCTCAGATTTGGATGAATGGTCAAACCGATCCCCGTTTTCAGCGGCTTAAGGAAGTTGCAAAGAGCCTAGATGCTAAGTGGAACATTCACTATGTGGATAGTCGAGCGGTAAAAGTAGCAGACGTGAAAAGGCTAGTGTCTCTTGTGCAAAAAAAGTCTCAGGTTGATGTAGTTGCTCTTGATCTATTTGATCGCCTTCAGGATGTTCGAGAGGGAAGAAATCTAGCAGAGCGAATCACTCAGAAGCTACATGAGATTGCTCGCATAGCTCAAGAGTTAAAGGTCCATATGCTTCTTGTGGTTCAAGTGAATCGAGAAGCAGCTAAGAGAAAAGAGCACCGACCTACAATTGATACTCTCAAGTCCTCTGGGGGATATGAAGAAGCCGCCGATTTAATTCTTGCTCTCTATCGACCCTCATTTGACGATCCACACCTTGTGGAAGATATTACAGAAGTTCTTTGCCTGAAGCAAAGACATGGCCCTGACCACTGGAAAGTAAAGTTTGAAATGGATGACCAAACACTGAGATTTGTAGAGCTTGATCAGAAAGATGAAGAGGATGAAGATGGAGACGACTAAGCTGACCAAGAGAGAAATCATTCGCATCTTTCGAAATACAGATGTTCAAGCCCTGTGGGAAAGAAAGAAGCGGGGGCAAGCACTTGGGTTTGATGCTTGTACTTTGGCAGCGTCATCTCAAGAGTCCCTTCACTATGACTGTCCGTTCCTGCTTGAGACTAAAGTATCTTGGACGACCTTTCCCTTCTGTCTCTTTCCCCCAAATGTAAAACAATGTCACCCAAAAGATCCAGCCCACTCCTACCCAGTTCTAACTGGTTGTGGTTCATGTATAGTTTCAATGAAGAGGGTAACTTATGAAGATGTTAAAATGGAGCGCCCGCTCCCAACCATCACACTCAGGCGAACTAGAAGAGCCCACCCAACAAGGGAAGCAGAAGAGGTCGAGAAGCCTTCTCAGCCTACAGGAAAGCCCCGGCGAAGTAGGTCTTCTTCAGACAATGCCCCAGCGAAGAAAAGAACGCGAAGAAAAAAGGCTGCGAAAGAAGCTAAAGCACCTACTAAGACTAAGGGGAAGCGCCGGTCTTCGAGAGTACGCCAAGACGCGACTCTCTCTGGATTTCTCAAGCTCCTTAGATGATGATACAATCATTGAAAGTATTATCGTGGAGTATCTCACAAGTGAGGAAACTCGTACCTTTGAAAAGATCTTACTTACTGAGAGACAAAAGGAACTCAAAGAAGATCTTGATAAGATTCGATTCACACTAACTGGAGCTTTTGGAAGACAAACTCTAGCAGGGGTTGTAAACTCTCGGCGCTACCAAGAGTTTTTAGAAGAGGACTGTACTCGATTTGTCCAAGATGTTGTTAGCGCACATTGGCATCTGGGACTTAGAATCCAGCAGTTGTTTGAGCAGATACCTTATCGTCTCTATCCAGACCTACTCAAAAAAATTGCTGAGTTCACACACGTTCCAGCAACGCGAGTAAAATATATGCGGATCTTCTATCGAGCAGATCCAGAAGGAAAGCTCCTCACATCGAATCTTACATGGGATCGTATTGCAAACATTCTTTCATTGCTGTATAATCCAGTAGTTCGTGCCTGGATATTCCAACACTCTAAGAAACTTGCAAAGATGGATAAAGAGACTTGGGCAAGGTGGCTAGACAATCAGTATGGAGCGAAGAGATCACACAGGAATAGAGTGCCCAATAGATATGCTGTTGATCTCTTTCCAGAGGAGAGAGCAACTCTAGCAAGACTTGTTCAAGCTAGAAGAAAGGCCAAGGAGTTAAGACAGATTCTTGAAGACTTGGGAAAGAAGAACGAGATTGAGTATTTGAGCGATGTTGAAGAGTTTACAACCTTAAGGAGACTTCTAGGTGCTGAAGAAACAGATACTACCACTTCTTAAACTGGTTAAAGAGCGCAAGATTCCAGCAACGCGATTAGTTTATGCACTAGATAGAACTCCTCCAGAAGAGGTCTTTGCTTATGAGCAAAATTCCTGGGAAAAGCGAGTAGTTACTGGAAAGCTGACCGTCGAGGAGTTGACGCATCGCCCCCTGTGTGAACTCTGTCCTTTAGAGCGCTTCCACCGTGCCCGAGTTCGACCTGTGGGCTCACCCGAGGCATCCGTGCTCCTGGTGGGAGAAGCTCCTGGCTATGAGGAGAATAAGCAGGGGGTTCCTTTTGTTGGTAAGAGTGGGAAGGTGTTAAGACAACTTCTCAAGAAGGTGGGATATACAAAGAAGACTAGCCGAATTGCCAATACTGTCCTGTGTCGTCCTCCCGAGAACCGAGAGCCCACAAAGCAAGAACGGTTGTGCTGCTTGCCCTACTTCATTAGAACCATCAGTGAGATGCCAAATCTTACTTGTATTGTGCCCCTTGGAAATACAGCCCTACAAACTATTTCGGGAAGTACGGGGATTTCATCAAAGCGTGGACAGATTCTCAAGAGCAAGTGGGGACCGGCATGCCTTCCTACATATCACCCCGCTTATGCACTACGAAATCCCTCAGCCTTGCAAGATATTGAGGCAGACATTAGCTATGTCAAAAACAATCTACAGGTCCAGCAGTCTTTGGACTACAGAGTTGTTACAACAGAAGAAGACCTTCGGACTGTCTTTGAGGAAATCAAGCAGGCAAAACTTCTAGCTTTCGATGTTGAGACTACAGGGGTCTCTTTCTTTAGAGACACTGTAATTGGCATCTCATTCTCCTGGGCTAGAGAGCAGGGAATATACATCCCACTCTTTAAGTCTAAGCAAAATGAGTTAGATCCACTAGTGCCCTTTTGGGGGCCAATCCTTGATGACTTTGTTAGAACTAACTTACGACACATCCTAGAGAGCCCTGTGCCGAAAGCTGCTCACAATGGGAAGTTCGATGTTCTCTTTTGTAAGCACAGTCTCGGTATTGAGGTGCAGAACTTTGTGTTTGATACGATGCTTGCTGACCATCTTCTTAGTGAGAACACAAGGCATAGCTTAGATGCTCTATCTCTCCGGTATCCTATTCGGGGGTATAAGAGAAAGATTCAAGAGGCCCTTGGAATTGGAAAGACGGACAATCAAATAGGTTATGAGGGGTTACCCCTAGAGTCTATTGGTCCCTATGGCTGTGCTGACGCAGACCTAACTTTCCGTCTTGCTCAAGATGAGCAGATTGCTCTTGAGAAAGAGGGATTGCTTGACATCTTTAATAACTTTGTTATGCCCTTCCAACAGTTCTTAATGCATATTGAGGAGAGAGGAATCCTTACCAATGCTGACGCTATAGAGGTTGCCCGAGAGCAACTAACAGTAGAAGTTGCAGACCATTTACAGAAAGTACGAGAGGTTGCTGGAGACATCAATCTTAGATCACCTAAGCAGCTTCGTGCCCTCCTTTATGACCAACTTCATCTACAGAAGTATTTAGATCCCACAGTAAATGTGACTAAGAAAACACAGCAATGGAGCACTGATAGAGCTACATTAACAGTATTGGAGCCCCATCATCCAGTTATCAGTAGCATCTTGGCTTATAGTAAAGTTAATAAGCTACTAACAACGTACATTAATCCTCTGGAGAAGCTCCGAGATGAGGAGGGACGTATTCATCCAAACTTCCTTGTTCATGGGACAGTCTCAGGAAGGATCTCCTGTAAGAACCCCAATCTTATGAACATTCCAAAGAGTGCTCTCATTCGGGACATCTACATACCTTCACCTGGATACAAGTTTATTGAAGTAGACTACCACCAAATGGAGTTTCGGATCTTAGCTTGGCTAAGTCAAGATCCTGGCCTTGCTGAAGTGATTGCTCAGGATGAGGACATCCACTCTAGCATGGCTTCCATGCTATTTTATGGAAAGCCGGGACACGAAGTGACGAAGGAGCAGAGGTTTACGGGTAAGAGCCTTGTGTTTGCTTTCTGCTACAATGGTACTCCAGAGGGTCTAGCTCATGGAGTGTTCCGAGAGCACGATGTGGGTAGGCTCAAAACTTGCCACCGTTGGTTCTTTAAGCGCTTTAGCACATTGAAGAGTTGGGTTGGAAAGACTGTTAATGAGATTGAGAGAAATCTTGGTTACACTAATCCCTTTGGAAGGAGAAGACATCTGCCTCAGATTGCCTATCTTAAGAGCAGTGGTGAGGACGAATACCAGGTACAGGCAGAGTTGGCTGCTCAGGTGAGAGTCGCTCTCAATAATCTTGTGCAGGGAACGTCTGCTGACTTTGTCCACCGGGCTCTTATGCGGGGCACAGAGCATGTGAAGAAGAAGTTTGGTGATGATAGCTTCTTTGCTCTGGACACAGTGCATGATTCGGGTTTGTTTGAAGTTCAAGAAAAGTTGATTGATGATGTCTTTGATTTTCTTACAGAGGACTTGGTAGTTCCCATCGACCCTATTGATATACCAGTAGCAATTGATGCAAAGATTCTCAATAAGTGGGGAGACCCATATAGGGAGGAAGAAAATGGCACAGGTGGGAGTACAGGATCTGACGCAGAAGAGGCAACTAATTCCCAAACCTCTATGTCTGGAGAAGGAAATTGATGAATCCTTTTGTCAGGTTGATGTTGAAATTGACGGGAAAAGATTATTTATCAATGCTCAGGATCTATTACGACTTGATCCAGATGGTATGGGTGATGATGAGATTACTGCCCAGCTAGAGGCAATCGACGCACTCAAGTTCTCTGTGGGGAGTGCGTACCTCCGTGTTCAGCGGCTGAGAAAAGAACTTGACAAATCCAACGAGCTGTGGTATGATACTAGAATGAGAGAGGCCAAGGAGCTTTTGCTCTCGGGGGCTCTGAGGATGGTTGAGGAAAAAAAGATTACGAAGAGTAGTCTGAGCACCTTTGTCACGAAGCAAGATGTGATTAGCTTTGTGGCTCTTCACAGCAGAGAAGAACTCCTAGATCGGCAACGTAAGTTGTGGGATCTAGAGGAAGATGAGAAGCTGTTAGCTATGCTACGGGAGGATCTCCATAGCCGAGGGATCAACCTACATGGGATTATCAAGATGCGGCTGGAGCGAGACCCCTTCCGCATCAGAAATAGTGCTTGACAAAGCCCGCTCGATGTGGTAGAATACTGGAGGACGGATGAAGATACCTGGTGTAGTAATCTCAAAAAAGCAAGAAAGGCCCATTCTTGCACTAAATATGATAGTAAGAAATGAGGCGGAGAATCTTCAAGACATTCTTCCTCCCATTGCTCACTTCTTTGATGAGGTTGTCATAGTTGATACCGGCTGCACAGACAACTCCAAGGAAGTTGTAGAAAGCTGTATTAAGCAGGCAGATAGGCTGCGTAAGGAGGAAGGGGAACCACCAATCCAGCTTGTGTGGGTTGAAGATCCTTGGCACAAGGACTTTTCTAGGCCAAGAAATGTTGCCATTCAGAACACAACAGCATACTTAATCTTCGTACTGGATGCAGACCATCGAATCTTACGCCAGGATATGAAGAGAGTTAGAAAACGAGCACTTGATGCTGTCACAAATAATACTTGGGAAAAGGGTACATATATATTTCCAATGGTAGATATGGATGTTACTCCATTTCCACGAGATATTAAACCCCTTCTACTTATGTTTCCTAACCGACCTTCTATAAAGTGGGAGTCACGAATTCACGAAACACTATCAGCCAGCGTCTCCCGCCTGGGAGATGTTGTGCTCTACAAGGTCAATGACATTCCCATCAGACATCTTGGGTACACAACTCCGCAAGCAGTGGTTCAGAAGTCTCTTCGGAACAGAGAGTTGGTTCAAGCAGAGTATGAGGAAAATCCCAATAAGATAACCCTTCTATACTATCTCATCCGTGGTTACTTGAATGAGGGGGATCTTGAGGGGGTCCAACGGTGGACTAATGAACTATTTGAAGTTCTTAAGAAGGATGAATATGAGGACACTTCTACAGGTTCTCTGATGTACTCCAGGGACCAAAATGCTCTGGATTTAGAGAAGTATGCGTATGAAGCACTGATAACAACGCTAACAAAGGGGGAGGAGGGAAAATGCTATGAGGCTCTAGCACTTGCAAATGAGGGCCTATCTAAGTGGCCCGATGATACTCGCTTCTGCTTCTTCCGTGGAGTTGTCTACTTGAATCTACGGAAGCTGAAGGAAGCAGAACAGGATCTTCTCATTTGCCTTGAACAAGGCTTCAAACCTCAACGATATGATGTATCAACAGCATCTCGTATGTTTGATACCTTACGGTTCTTAGGGGACATTGCTGCCCTTCAGGGTGATGATGAAAAGAGGGATCGTTGCCGAGAGGAAGCTCTCAAACAGCTTCCAAAGCCTGCTCGAAGATTTATCCATTTTGAAGATAATCTCCCAGCAAAGGGAACCAATCGGATTAATCAACGAGAGTTTCTAAAGGGTGTAGAGAACACACCTAATCAAGCCAAATCAATATCCACACAGTAAAAGGAGAATAAAAATGGCACAAGTTTGTGGTACGACCGTATCGACTCCACCCAAGGAGAACTCTAACTTTCCTAGTAAGGAGGACTTTCTAACATTTTCTGAAGAGGATACGACCTATCGCTTTCGGGTTTTCAACGGGGGACTCTTGCAGGGTTCTCTGTTCTACCCCACTCTAGTAAGTGGCGACGATGGCGAGCCTCGACAGACTACTAGAGTTTGTAAGGTTCCTGTAGACCTTTATGGGAATTGCACAAACTTTCTTGATTCCCTCATCAGTCTGGACATGGATATTGCGTCATCCGCAGGAGAGAATCTAACATCTCAGCTAAAACCATCTAGAAAGTGGCTGTATCTTGCTCTTGATAAGCAGTATGCCGGGCGTAAGGGCTATGCCCCCCGAGTTGTGGTCATTCAAGCAACTTGGACGCTTCAAGACTTCATTGAAAAGCGAACTACGGAAGTAGACCCAGAGAATCCAGAGATGCTTGCTAATGGTCCCGCTTTCTCTTTTGACATTCTAATGACCAAGACAGTTCGGAAGGATCTTGGCAAGAGGTTTGGTACTAGTTATAGCCCACGACTCTATCAGAAGGCCACAGACAGTCCCGGACAGTATCCGATTATGTATGACCTTGATAGTGTGGACCTAACCCAGCACTTTACAGAGGCTGAATTGCGGGCTATTGAGGAGTGCCCCTGGGATCTTGAGAAGATGGCACAGGCTCTCTCAGAGGATGAGACCCGAGAAGTCTTCCAGAAGTATCCACTCTTTCTGGGGGCTGTAAACTTCTCTTCCTCAAAGAGACTACCGATTTTCCGAGATCCCAAGTCTCTCGTTGAAACCCTTGATGCTCTAGACATTACATACGTCATGTCTAAGGAGGACTTTGTGCCTACTAGTGATGAGGATAAGCAAAAGGTGACTCAGGCTCGTACTGTGTCCCTTCCAATCTCTCGTCGTCGAGCTAAGAAGGTAGTCAACGATGACCTAGAAGACGCGGAGGAGACACCTTCGTCGTCCGCAGAGCCCACCCCGCAAGGTGAACCAAAGGCTGCTGCAAACGCTGATGATGACGAATGGAGCTAAGTTAGTCCTCTGCTCTGGAGGGGGGCAAGTGCCCCCCTCCTTCTAGGAGACTTAGATGAAAAAAACAGATCCGATTGAGATTCTGGAGGCAATGAATCTTAAGAATGCGGGTAGATTTCTTCGTGCGAAAGACCATGATAGAATTGAGGCCCTGCCGACCCCCCTACCAGAATTCAATAGTTATGTTAGTGGGATTGGGGGGCTTCCCATTGGACAGCTAACAGAGATTGCTGGTGGGGAGTTCTCTGGAAAGACTACATTTCTTCTCAATGTAATTGCACACGCTCAACAGAGTGAAAAGGTTGCAGTTTACTTTGATACAGAGCAGAACTTCGATCCACAGTGGGCGGAGAAGATCGGTATAGATCTCTCTTCTCTTGTGATTGTTCACCCCTCTAGTGGGGATGTGGGTTTTGAGCAGATTTGCTCCCTAGTTGGAAATGTAGATTTGATTATTATTGATTCTCTATCTGCTCTAACGCCAGAAGTTCACCTAGACAAAGAATATGGGAAGAACAAAAAGCTAGGAGCGCATGCAGCCCTTGTAGCAGAGTATGTAAATCGACTAATTGCGGGGAGTAAAAAGCACGCTCAGCCTGCTCTTAGAGATTCTGGAACCTGTCTTGTGGCATCTAATCAGGTTCGAGAGAAGCCCAATGTAATGTATGGCTCTCCACTAGACGTAACTGGTGGACGTGCTTGGAAGCACCATGTTCGACTCCGCCTATGGTTTTCTAACTTGGGCGTTGACCAGAAAACAAAGGACAGACGTGGAGTTCCTACACGACAGAAAATTAGAATTAAGGCAAAGTATAGTCAGATAGGTGTACCTCTCCGTGAAACGGAGTTTTGGCTTCCTTATGACACAGGTAGAATTGAACAGATTAGCAACATTACTCTCTTGGACGTAGCCAGAGACCGGGGTATTGTCTCTGTTGGGCCTACGGGCTGGATCTCTTGGAACCAAGAGTTCTTTAATAGTCGGAATGTAAAAACACCAGAAAAAATAAGGGGGCTTAGGAAGTTTGAGCAGTTCTTGGAAGATAATCCTACAATCAAATCTCTAATTGAGGAGGAAACAAATGGTGACTAAGAAGCAGAGTCAGAAGAGGTCTGTAAATCCTATTCTTGATGAAGGAACAGGAGCAATTTCTGAGAGCAACACCGAGCTAGACAAAATGATTACTGAGGAACTTGGTGGAGATATTCTGGAGAGCAATGAGGAATCTACACTAGACACCCTCTTCACTGCCCAGCTCTCACTGTTCTATGCTATGCTCTCTGGTTTTCTTGGGCTACTCCAGGCCCTGCTACAACATGGTAAGCTCTCAAGACCTGTTGTTGAGGGAGCAGCCACAAAAATCTGGGTTGGGCTGCACAATGCTGGTCCAGAGTTAGAAAAGCTGGGTATTCGTCCAGATGTTGAAGATATTGTGAGTAATATGATTACAGATATGCTTGGAGAGACTACTTGGAGAAATCGAGCAGAAAGGATTTTTGTAAAGTAAGATGACACAATTTCTACTAATAGGAGATCTTCACTTCTCAAACCGGAGTCCTTATGGAAAGCTCAATCCTAATACGGGATTGAATACTCATGTTGAGGAGCAATTTGAGCTACTGGACTCAATCCTAGAAGAGAATGCTGGAGTCAACTATATTGTCTTTGGGGGTGATGTGTTTGACTACTATCTTCCTGGCAACACTCTTCGCACTAGGCTAGCTTCCTCCCTACAAAGGGCTATTGATCGGGGAAGTCACATCATTATCATGACGGGAAATCACGATCAGGGGAAGTTTCAGTCTCCATACGCTGATCTCCAGCTCCTTGTGCCCAACATTCGAGTGCTTTCCAGCCCGGCTATGCTCACAAAGTACCGGATTGCCTTTGTGCCTTGGATCAGGGATCATATGAAAGTCACCACAGTGTTGCAACAACATAAGGAAAAGGGGGCTGAGATTCTTGTAGGGCACTTTGCAGTTCATGGCAGCCTTGCTCATGGTGGACACCATTTCAAGGCCAAGACCGGACATCAGGGAGTCTCTGCGGAGAGTCTCTCTGGCTTCAAGTATGTATGTCTATCGCACTTCCACCAACCTAGTGAGTTCTACATTGGCGCTCTGTGGAAGAATAACTTTGGAGAAGAGGAGCAAGGTAACAACCGATATGCCCGTCTTACATTTGACACCCCAGATAGTGAGGGCGCTTTAGAATATATCACCGTTCCAGATCTTCACAAGTTTCAGACAATAGTTATCAAAGAGGATGAGGAGGAAGATGTCCTCTCAAGAGTAAAGCAAGACAGCTTTGAGGGCAGCATTGTTCGTCTACGCCCCACTGGTAAAAAGTCTTGGCTAGCCAATAGCTCCACTTTGAAGTTTATTGAAGGGCATGTCCGCTCTACAGCGTATCACGTTGTCATTGATCCCATTACTGAGGGAGAAGAGAGTGTTCAGAGAAAGGAAGCAAAGGCGCTCATGGAAGAGACTTCTTCCTTTGATGAAGCTGTGGTAGTAAAGGCAGAACGGTTCTTCAAAGATGATCCAAACTCTGAAGCTATTTTACTTTATGGGAAGATGCTGTTAGGAGATACCTATGGCTCTTAAAAGGGTAGAAATTGATGGTCTAATGGCTGTAGATCAAGAGCTTCTTGATAACATCCCAGCGGACTTGATCTTTGTGTATGGTACCAATGGTAGTGGAAAGAGTACATTTGCCCACGCCGTGTCTTGGGCACTCTTTGGGAAGGTGGACCTCATTACGGGTGTGGATGGTATCATCAACACAAGTCGATCTGATTTTACAAAGGTTGAGGTACTGTGGGAGAATCCACAGACAGGAGATCAGGTCCAGATTACTCGTAGGAGGCCCTGTCGAGGATCAACTACTTTAACTGTTGCAGTCAATGGGACGGATGTATCAAAGAACACAACAACACAAACACAAGAAGTCCTATTTGAGATCTTAGGCATCCAGGACAAGAAGCGGGGTTGGTTGGACTTCCTTAACCAAAACCTACTCAGTTCCCCCGAAAACCGAGTATTTGTAACAGATGGTGGGGGAAATGTTGCCTCTCGTCGAGACATGATTCTCCGGTTTATGTATGCTGAGGAGTATGAAGATCTCTATAAGAGATCTGTAAGTGCAAGAAAGAAGCTACAGGAAGTTGTAGACACAACGGAGTATAATGTTGAGCAACTAACTCATCAGCAGTCTCAATTTCTCTCTGTAAAAGAGTATGAGAGTGCTGTCCTCCAAGAGAAGAGTAAGATAATGGCCTGTAAGAAGGAGATCGAAAGGCTCAATGCCCTTAAAGAAGCTAGTGATCTAAAACAACGACTAGAATATTGTGACCAGGAGATTCTTTGTCTCACAGAGAAGCAGCAAAGTCTCCAAGTTAAACTGGATGCTCTAGAGAAGGCAGAGCCAACACCGCAACCTACTCAGCATCTAGCTGACGAGATGGCAAAAATAGAGGTAGAAATAGACGAGTATCGTAACACTAAGCATGAAGTTCAACAGACTGGAAGAGAGCTTCAACAAGAAATTGCTGGCTTTTCAGATCCCTTAAGGTGCCCTTCCTGCCAGGAACGTCTAAGCTATCACGACAACACACTTGTTCTCTATAGTGGGCTAACTTCTGAGCAACAAAACTCTTTGGTTCAGCAGCTCTCAGCCAATAAGAAGGACAGACAAAGCCTGGATCAGAAGGTAGAGCAAGCTACCAAGAGACTTGCAGAGCTAAGAGCCCGGCTTTTACAAGCTCAACTACCAAAGCGCAGTCGGGATATGGAAGTGCTGCAAACAGAGATAAACAACGCTCGTCTGCTGTGCGAAGACCGGGTTAGCAAGCGACAGCAGCTTGCTCTGGAGCTAAGTTCTTGTGAGGATAACGACGAGACACCGGATGAGATCGACAAGAAGCTGCTAGCCCAAAAGAGACAGGTAGAACTGGCTAACCAGAATCTAGGACGCTTGCGAGCGGAAAAGGAAAGCAGGGCACTGCTGGACATCAAAGTCAATCAGGAGCAGCTTGCTCTTGTCCAGGAGCAAAATGAGGTTCAGATTGCTCAACAGTGGGAGGCTTTCCTATGGGTCTTCCGAGATACTATGATTGAGAGCTTTCTCCCTCTTCTTGAAGAGAAGACCAATTTCTTCCTTCGGAAACTAGGAACATTTCTGAGAATTGAGTTCTCAACCCAAAAGAAGAAAAAGGGAGCTAGAAAGGGAGAGAATGAGTTCAAGATGGACTTCCTCCTCCGTATCTTCGGAGATAACGGAGTAGCTCGGGAGGATCTGGAGACTTTCAGCAAGGGGGAGCGAGAACGGATCGGGCTTGCGACGAGTCTAGCGTTGAGAAACCTTTCTCAAAGAATGGGAAAGTCTCAGTTAGATTTTCTTATCATTGATGAAGCAGCCGACGCTCTGGATCAAGAAGGAATGTCTCGGCTACTTAATCTTCTCAAGAATGAGGAAATCCAAGCATTTGTGATCAGCCACAGAAGAGAATTCTCCGGCTGGTTCCCTAATCAGATAGAGGTGATAAAGTCTAATGAGTTCACAGAATACTTCCCATCCTGGGAAGAAGAAACCACCCAAGACATGGAAGCAGGACGAGCGCAATGTGGCGGCAATGTTTGGAACAACTAGGACTCCTTTATCGGGTTCTAACTCTAGACATGAGACTGAAAGTGATTCGCTTTCAGAGGTTATGTACATTGAGTGTAAAAGGCGCAAGAGAATGGCTATCTGGACTCTATTTCAGGATACGGAGAATAAAGCTAAATCTGAGGGAAAGATTCCTCTTGTGGCTCTTAAAGAGACAGGTAGACGCGGCTATCTCTTCGTTATTAGACCAGAAGACCTTGAAAAGATAGCTTTAGTTTATGAGGGGGGAGAGATGAATGTAAAATGACGGTAAAAGAGAAATATCCCTACAACTTTAGCCTAAGAATTAGGGGCAATGAGTTTCTTGCAGAGAATCAGCTTAAGAGGATCATCAAAGAGGCTGTAGAAGACACCGCATTAGGTGTTCAAGATGTGACGTTTCCTAGCCCAGAAACGGGCTTTGGGAACAATAAGAATCTCCATTACTGGGCCGTCGCAGAGCAATATCAGAATAATCTTTCAATTGCTAGAACATGTGGTACTTGCAGACACTCCTTTTTCAATGGAAATCCCGATGGCTGCCCCTACACCACCTGTCGCCAAAATTAGACTTGACATGAGAGCAATTTTGTGGTATACTTATAGGGAGTTGAGGACATAATGAAGAGGAGGTGACTACCGTGGATGATGTAAGTAAAAAGGAACTTTTAGCAAAAATCGACTTTTTTAAGACACAGATGATGGAACTGCCCATGGCTATTGAGGACGCAATTTCTCCGCCGCTGTGGTACTTCCTAGAGGATCTAAGGCAAGCCTGCTTATGTATGCTGGAGATTGAAGAAGACCGAATTGAGGAGGAATCTCATGGCTCAGAGGCCGGAAACACCACCTAAGAAGAGAGAAATTGACCTAGAGCTATTGGACCTCCAATTAACGCCAGCAGAGCAGTTTGATGATGACGACATCTACTCAGACAAAAATGGGCACCTGTTTCTTCCTACGGGAGCTATCCGAGAGGGGAAGCCTCGATATGCCCGAATATGCGGTTTTCGGATGACTTATGCTGGCCCCGCTACAGTATGTCGAAACTGGGCTGGTAGCGGTACAGATCATGGTGGGATTGGCTTTTGTCGGATACATGATAAAGCATATAGAAACCGAAATCTCATTAGATCCGGAGGGAAGCTAGATGCTCTAGCTCAAAGTAGGATGCACAGTAAGGTCATGGAGCGGTATCTAGCTTCCTCGGGGGATGCCCAATTCGCAAATGTTATGCGAGAGACCTCTGAGATCGTTGAGAGTGGGGAATTACGAGACCTTCACAACGTTCTTGTGGTGTTGCACACAGCATTGCAGGCGGTAATGGCAAAGATTCGGGTTAACGACGACCCCGAGAGCGTGGATATCTCAGGACTCAAACTGGGGCCACTTATCACCCTGCTTTCGGAGATCAGGAAGACAGCGGAAGCGGTAAATCGCATTGAGCAGAGTCTAATCTTTAATCCTAGAGATATGAGAATGTTTATCACTAGTCTCCTGGAGGCCGCTCGTGCCTTAATGACACCAACAGACTACATTGTCTTTTTGGAGAGAATTGCCAACAATGAAATCGTTTTGGGGAATGAGAGGAGTAAGAAAAATATCCTCAAAACAATGGACTTTTACCCTGTCGATGCAACAGTTATAGACGAGGAGAATGATGTGTAGTGTCAAAACTTTTGGAGGAACTGCTTAGTGAAACAAAGAAGCAGGCCACAACCACTCTAACTCAAAAGAACAGAATTATTCAGTCCGAGTGGAATCGGTCGAAAGCTGAGGATTTTGCAAAGAGATCTGTTCGAGATCTTCTAAATGATTCCTACTTCCTTAACTTCAAAAACAGTCCAAATGATGTAGATGGTTGGGCAGATCGTCTCTATCCTGCCGTCAAGCAAGATGTCATTGACCTTTTTGAAGAGAAGGATCGCAGAGAGATTAACTTTGCCTTGTTCATTGAAGGCATTGGTAGTGGAAAGTCCACAAAGGCAGGAATTATTACTTGGATTCAGTGGTACTACCTAACTTGCTGGTATGACTTCCCAACAGGACAGATATTTCTTCCCAATGGGAAGGTTATCAAGATCACTCCTGGCAGCGTGATTGCCTTCATTTTCCTAAACCGTGGTAAGGAGCAGGCAAGGAGAGTATCCTTTGAGAAGGTGCTACCGCTTTTCAAGTGTCCCTTCAACATGGACTTCTTTCCACCGGATCAGCGAAAAGTTGAGATTCGGATTCCTAGAAATAAGACAGTTATCTTTCCAGGAACCGGAGAAGCTCTTTCAATTCTAGGGTATGACCTGTGGGGCGGAGTTATTGATGAGGCAAACTTCCTGAATGTAATCGAAGATAGTGCTTCTTCATTAGACCCCAATGGGCGCTTTGATGCAGCTCAACACATGTTCAACGCGGTTCAGGCAAGAATGAAGAGCCGATTTGGTTTCCGAGGAGAGGCTCCTCCTGGTCTGTTGACCATGATCTCCTCTCCAAGCTACCCAGACGCCTTCCTAGAGCGTAAGGCGGCGGAGTATGAGATGAATCCTGAAAAGAGTCTCATGTTCTACCGAAGACGCGCTACCTGGGAGGCAGCACCATACAAGTACGCTCAGGACTGCTTTGTGTTTGACATTAACACAATGGAAGTGGTTGCAACTCCTCCCGGCAAGGAGGAGTACATCACAAACAGACGTGATAGAGAGCAAGCAATGAGAGAAAGGGATAGGCGAGAAAAAGATGGGGCAATCACTCAACTTTGATAATCTCATAAAAAGATGTCCAGTTCATGGGGACCGAATGATCCCTCTAGTTATTAAGGGTGAAATCCAAGTCTTTATGACAAAGGACGCGCAGGGATATCCGGTTCCTGTTCCCCGACTTGTCTGCCCAGCATGTGAGGAGATGAGGCGAAAGAGAGCCCACATTCAGGAAGAAATGAGAAAAGACCTGAAAAGCAACAAAATTATCTTACCTCCGGGGGTGTATGTTGAATGATTGATGTCTCAAAGCTAAAGTCTGGTAGAGTTGGAAATAGTTCACTGTTGGCAGCGCCAATAGACTTCCTTCCCGAAGCTGTAGCAGATCCAGGACGGTTTCTGCGGGATTTTGCCTGCATTCCTACAGCTTCTCTATCTCCCTGGTTTCGCAGAAAAGCTAAAGTTATGGAATGCGTTGATGTAGTTGATCCCGGTGATCCAGAGCAAGGACTGGAGCCTGAGTATCGAAAGAATCCTTTCGATGACACTAACTTGTCCTTTGATCCTGAGTTCACTCCAATTGGTGGGATGCACTATTACATTCATGTAGACCTTTCAAGAACTAGCGACCCCTGTGGTATTGGAATGTCCCATGTCGAGAAGTTTGTAGAAGTCAGTCGTCAAGATGCTGGCTCTGCCAAAGTTGAAAAGGTGCCTATTGTTGTTGTGGACTTTATGGGTAGGATTGATCCAAGGTTACAACCCAATCAAGAGATCAGTTTTGGAGCCATTAGAAATCTAATAGTAGAACTCAAGCAGCGGGGCTTCTCAATTCGTCTTGTGACCTTTGATGGTTTTCAAAGTGTAGACTCTATTCAGATACTAATGGAAACACACAGAATTCTTGCAGCAAAGCTGTCTGTTGACTACACAATGAAGTATGCAAAGGTGAATATGAAGAAAAGAAAGGTTGAATATCTTCCTACAAATGGCAGATATTTGGCCGTCTGGACTGCTCTACGAGAGTTGATGTATGAAGACCGAATTCATGTGCCATATCATCCCTATTGGGAATTTGAGTGTTTGGGAACAGAGCATACTGCTCTACGCACTACAGGCGCAAGGAAGAAGGAAAAGGTAGATCATGGACCGAAGACCACCATTGACATGCTCCAGGGAGTGGGAGGATCTGTCTTTGAAGCGGTGATGAACGAAAAGCAACGATTTGTTTTTGACTATGAGAGCGAACTTCGGCAGATTCCACCGGATAGGTATTATAGTCGCCTACCACAACACAACGCAAGAATAGGCTCCCAGGGAGAGGGAGCTGATCCCTATTACCAAGATCCAGAAATTGGATTACAACGAAGATGGGAAGAGGATTTAGATGGCTAAAAAGATTAAGATTGCAGCAACTACGGCTGACCCCTCTGTTTTCAAGTTTGGAGAGGAAGAGCTAAACATCTACAACCAAGAGCAAATGAGAGAAGTCAACGAGACTGTCCGACTTGCTGTAGCTCAGGCAGTTAATGAGAGGGGTGAGTATCAAACCGTAGAAGACATGGAAAAGGGGATGCTAGGAGAGCTAAGGGACTTTCAGCACGATCCTGCTCTGTGCTATCGCTTGGGACGATATGCTGGAGTTCTTGAGGGAATGACAGCCCACTCGGTAGCAACTAATGAAGATTCTAGTGCCCGATCTCTTCAAGAAGCTGCAAAGTGGATGATCCTTGGGGGGGGTGGTGGCATTGCTTCTGTTACCTCCCAAGACGACCAGACTAGAATTATGCTCCAAGATGCAGCCTTTACAAAGACACAGACCTCTCCCCATGCCCGCTCCATTGTGGATAACTTCCAGCGATATACCATTGGAAGAGGCATTAAAATCAAAATTCCTTCTGAGAAGGTACAGAGTAAGATCAACAGGTTTTGGGCAAAGAATCACATGAACTCTAGACAAAAGCTGTTCGTGTGGGATGCCTATGTTCGGGGAGAGCTGCCTCTTGCCTATTTCATCTCCCCTTCTGGGGGCGTGCGTGTACGAAGCACACCACCAAAGGAGATTGTCCAGATTGAAACCGATCCCGATGATGTGGCTATGCCCCTGTCTTATCTGAGACAGTGGAGAGACCCAAGAACTCACGAGGATCATCAGCAAATCTTCGCAGATGTCAACTACTTCCAGAACATTGAAGATGAGGATTTCTTAGTTCCTTATAGTCAATTTCACTCTTCATTGTCTCCGACTCGTTTGATGCAGTTTATCAAGTATAGCTGTGGAGAAGGAGAAACGCGAGGACGAGTCCCAATGGCTCCCGTTCTGCGGTGGATTCGTCTACATGAAGAGTTTGGTATAGATCGAGCTGTTCTAAATCACGAGCGCTCTAAGGTACTATTCAAGAAAATTATCTCAGGGAATACCTCTGAGGCAACAACAAGGTACCTGCCTTCTCCACCAGCTAGCGTGACTCTTGTAGAGACAGAAGATGTTCAGTGGGAGATTATGAGCGCAAAGATTGAGGCAGCATCTGCAAAGGATGATGGTCTACTGCTTCTCTACTTCATTGGAGCGGGTGTAACGGTTCCTCTTCACATTCTAGATCAGAATACAAGTCAGGCTGTCTATGCTTCAATCCGTAAGAGCGACTCTCCCTTTGCACAGGCGATTCTAGACAATCAAGACTTTTGGGACAATAACTTCAAGGTTATGGAACGAATAGTTATTCGGGCAGCAATGGATGCTGGAACGTTGCCCCCAAAGGTTAAGATTCGTAGATTTCTTCAGGAAGGAGAGAAGGGGTACCAGCCTTGGATGGACGAAGAAACCTTCTCTTTCCGAATCTATGAAGCGGTGCGAAATGGAAAGACTCCTGATGAAGTTCTAGATGAACTCTCTACGGACATTCAAAAAGCACAAACCCCTAAGATGGTCGCTACTGATGAGATCCCAATTAATAATATCTTTCCAGATATGATTATTCAAGATCCTCTGGAGCAGGCTCAGGTTGCACTGGTACATCAAGAGTTGGGAGTTGCAAGTACCCGGAGCTTGGCTGCGAAGGCCGGTTACAACTTTGACATGGAGATGTTCCTAAAGCATGTTGAGGATCAAGAAGCAAAAGCACTAGGAATTGATATTATTCCACCTACGAAGAGTGGTAGACCAGTAGATGGAAACCCTAACAGTCCAAAGGACCAAGGAGCACTGGCAAAAAGTGGAACGACAAAGAAGGATAGATCCCCTGGCACTACAAGACCAAGAAAGCCTTCAAGATAACTCAGAAGTGGGAGAGGAAAGCAAGCCCAAGTATGTTCTTGGGCTTGTCTTACTAGAAGGAGGTTCTGTAGAAATACTTCCTCAAATAGAAGTAGGAGACAGTAAGTTTACATTTAATGTTGAAGATACAGAAGACATTTACAGAGCAAAGGCTCTGATCGCCGCCGTCCAGGAGGCCCTACAGCTCAACACTGTGGCCGGGCTTGTCGTCGAGGCACTGGGGGGGTTGACAGACGAAATTAGTCCTTGACAGGTGAACGCTGGCGTGGTATAATGACGAAGCACGATTGAAGAAAACTGAAAGGAGAACATCTTGGCAATTGAATGGAGTCCTCAAGAGTATCAACTATTGCTCGACTGTATTGCAAAAAGTGGAAATCTCAGAGAAGCGGCCCAACTTCTGGCCGCAGAGGGGTACAATCGAAGTCCTGAAAGTATTCGGGGGGTTTTACGTCGAAGGGCGCTGAATTACTCCCAGTTAAAGAAGTGGTCCTCAGAGGAAACCACAACCCCCTGTGCCCCCCAATTTGAGCCCAAAACATCGGGGATAGAAACTTGGGAGGACTTTCTTGACACCGCTTCAGAGGTTCAGGTAGATCGGAAGTTAGATGAATATGGCACGTTAATTGCCTCAGTTCATATTCCTGCTGAGGCTGCGGCAGTCGTATGGTTGGCCGATCTTCAAGTTGGCTCTCAACATACTGATTATGATGCTCTTAGAAAGCATCTTGACTTTATCTTGAAAACACCCGACATCTACGTTGGGCTTACAGGAGACGAATTGGATAACTATGCCAGATTTCCAAATCCTGAGCCCATTGTAAACCAAGTTTTGCCTCCAAGAGATCAGTATAGGTTCCTGCGCTCTTTGATTAAACACCTATCTGATGAAAAAAAGCTCATTGCGACCTGCTGGGGTAATCATTTGGATGAGCGGAGCGAGAAGGTTCTCGGGACTTCTCTCCGCGAGTTCCTTACAGAGTCTCAGGAGGCTCCACACTTCCGGGGGCAGGGGGTCTTAAGGCTCACTGTAGGAGAAGTAGAATACCTGGGTCTAATCACCCACCGCCCCCGCTACAGTTCTGCTCTGAACCCTATTCATGGAGCTATTCGCTTGCGAGATATGATTTTCCCTTATGCAGACTTTGTAGTAACCGCACATAAGCATGTACCCGCAACCATGCAGTTGCCTAAGTCCAAGATGGCTCTAATGACTGGAGAAACTGATGGGTCGATGTGTACACTAGTCCAGTGTGGAACTTTCCAAGTTGATGATACCTGGTCTGCACGGGGTTTTGATGTTTCTCATGCTATCATGCCAACAACTGTCTTTAGTGGAAGAGAAAAGAGGGTCTTTGCCCTCTGTGACCACCCACAGTATGCTATTAACTTACTACAGAGCATAAAGGAAAGGTAGACAACCATGACCCAGCCATTGTCTCTGGTGTCCTCCCATTTTTGTGAAGAGGGGGGAGTCCTAGACCAACTAACTATAGAGGAAAAGACTGTCTCGGACGCCATTTTGAAAAACAGTAATGGAGAAGTAATCTTCAGGAAGGATTCAGTCACACACCCGAAGAGTTGGAGTTCTACAGCAGTCACAACTGCTGCCCACAAGTATTTTTACGATGGGGAGAACTCTGTCTATGACTTGATAGCACGAGTTGTAGACACTATTACTAGGTGGGGTATTGAAGAGAATTACTTCACTGAAAAAGAAGGCCAGGTATTCCATGATGAGCTAACATACATTCTCTTAACGCAAAGAGCTTCATTCAACTCTCCCGTGTGGTTTAATCTAGGCACACCGGAATCACAAGCAATTTCCGCATGCTACATTGAGAATGTGGAAGACAAAATGGAGTCCATTATAGACCTCCAGGCCACAGAGACCAAAATCTTCCGAACTGGTGCGGGGGTTGGTGTAAACCTCTCTTCTCTACGAAGCTCCTATGAGCCCATTTCGGGCAGAGGAACCACTTCCAGTGGTCCAGTAGCATTTATGCGTGGACTGGACGCTTGGGGGGGTGTGATGAAGAGTGGTGGAAAGACTCGTCGGGCGGCTATGATCTTTCTGTTGAATGCAACCCACCCAGACATTCTAGAGCTTGAAGACGGTTCAACGGGCTTTGTTGGATTAAAGGGCGAGGAAGAGCGAAAGGCCAAAGCCCTTGCTGAAAGCGGTTGGTCTGCACAACTTCATGGAGATATGAAGCGGAAGCTGTTCTTCCAGAATGCAAACAACTCCGTTCGTGTGACGGATGACTTTATGAGTAAGGCATGTGGAGAAGATCCCGATCCCAATTACAGTACCCATGATGTTGTTAGTGGGGAGCCTAGACACCTTCTTAATGCTAAGGATGTTCTGATGGCAATTGCCAAGGCTGCCCATGAGTGTGGTGATCCAGGACTTCAGTTTAACGACACCATTAACATGTGGCACACATGTCCAAATTCTGGTCAAATTGAGGCTACAAATCCTTGCCAACCTGCTTCTGCTCTTCTACTCACTCCAGATGGATTACGCTCTCTTGGAGACCTTCGCACAGGAGATACTGTTTGGTCGGGCAGTGACTGGACGAAGATTGTTAACAAGGTAAGCAGGGGAATCAAGCCAGTTTACAAGTATATTACAGATTCTGGTTCCTTTTTGGGAACAAAAGAGCATCATATTGTTTCTAATGGCAAAAAAGTTGAAGTCCAGAAAGCAGACACTATTGATGTCTGTTGTGGCCCAAATCCCAACGTACCCAAAACATATCTATGGGCACTTCTTAATGGACACCGATTTTCTCGGCTGGGAGGAGACATCACACCAGCCCTCATTCAGCCCCCCCAAATTCTCTGTTCCTTCTTAAGAGGAATATTCTCTGGTCGGGGCAAGATCAATGAAGGGAATGCACAAGTCACTCTTAGACTTAAGGATACAAGTTCCCTAGAGGCAGTTCAGATAGCTTTGTCTTCTGTAGGAATTAGAAGTCAGATACTAGACCAGAAAAAGGGAGCATCCTTGGTAATTAACGAGGACTTAGAAAAGTTTCAACATTCGGTAGGATTCTTGCTAAGACAATCCGACCTAAATAAGGTGGTAGAAGCCGCCTCTCATAGGGAGCCTACTTCCTTTGAAACACAGTCTAGAAAGATCATTACTAGTGAATCCTGTGGGGACCAAGAAGTCTTCGATATTGCAGTAGATGCTCCTGAGCACACTTACTGGACTCAGGGGCTGTTGGTTTCTAATTGCGCGGAATATGTTTTTCTTCCTCATACTTCCTGTAACTTGGCCTCAATTAACTTGGATAAGTTCTGGGAGCCAAACAATCCCTCTTTCTTGATTGATGACTACACTCATACAATCAGAGTCATGGCAACCGCAATGGATATTCTTATTTCTCGGGCAGATTATCCAACACCAGAGATTGCTAAGGAAACACGGGAGTATCGAACAATTGGTCTTGGTTTTACAAACTTGGGCACAACTCTACTGGGGCATGGAATCCCTTATGACAGCCCCACTGGGAGGCACTTTGCCACAGCTATTGCATCCCTTCTAACTGCGACTGCTTACCGGCAATCTTCCAAAATTGCTGAGAGACTCTCACCCTTCCCAGCTTTTGAGAAGAATAGAGATACAATGCTAGAGATTATAAAAAGACATGGAGAGTGTGTTTTTGTCTCCGAAACCCCTGTGTGCAATGAGATCATGGGCGAAGCGGAGCTATGCTGGCACGCTGTTCTAGCGGAAGGAGCCCAGCATGGTTTTAGAAATGCTCAAGTTAGTGTCGTCGCTCCAACAGGCACAATCAGTATTCTAATGGATTGTGACTCTACAGGCATTGAGCCCATGTTCCAGATCAACCCAGTAAAAACAATGATTGACGGGGGACAGCTTACCTATCAGATGAAGGCGGTACAAAGGGCTCTGGAAACTCTGGGGTATGATAACACAGAAGAGATCATGCAAGAGATCCAAGCCGGGAAGATGGATAAGCTACACCATGAAGACCTAGCCGTCTTCGACTGTGCTCTTCCAGCAACGCCAGGGGGTCGTTGCCTGACTCCTGACGCCCATCTCAAGATGATGGAGGCTGTTCAGCCCTTTATCAGTGGTGCTATTTCAAAGACAGTAAACGTCCCCGCAGAAGCTACTGTAGAAGATGTCTTTCAACTCTATATTTCTGCCTGGAGGATGGAGTTGAAGAGCGTTGCCATCTATCGAGATGGGAGTAAAGATGATCAGCCCCTCCGCTCAGGTCAGCAACTCGGAAAGACAAAGAGTGGGAGACGAAGGTTGCCCAGTGAACGGAGTTCTATCACCCATAAGTTCTCCGTGGGAGGCTTGAAGGGATATGTTGTCGTGGGTCTTTTTGAAGATGGAACTCCTGGAGAACTATTTGTAACGGCCTCAGAACAAGGCTCCGTTATTCAGGGCCTGATGGACGCTTTTGCAACTTCGTTCTCTTTGAACCTCCAATATGGTGTTCCTTTGGATGCTCTCATTCGGAAGTTCCGAAATGCTGCTTTTGAGCCTTCTGGATTCACTGGAAATCCAGATATTCCAACAGCGCGCTCTCTTGTGGCATACATTGTCCGATGGCTGGATCACAAGTTTGCTCAAAAGGATGCGGAGGGCAACAACCAGAAAATCGAAGAAGTTCCCTTCAAAACCTGCTTGGAGTGTGGTAGTATGATGAAGCCATCTGGAGGCTTCAACTGTTATGTTTGCCCCAACTGTGCATCAAGCGAAGGAGTTTGTGGATGATGGGCAAAACCTATCGTGTTAGACGGCCCAAGAGGCACTACAAAGAAGTTCATTCTGAAGACCCCAAACTTGCGCGTAGAAAGAGAGCATACAAGCGACGGAAAGACTGGAAGAAATTTGACAATGAGGAGGAGCTAGATGATTCAACATATTGAGGGTAACGGGGAGATGGAACCTCTTTCTAGTAGTGTTCCTGGGGTTCGATTCCCCAACAACCCCTTGGAGAGACAAATTATTCTCCTCGGGCCTATTACAGACCGAGAAGTAGCGGTTGTGCTAGAGGGGCTGTTCACTTATGAAGCACAAGATCCTATGGCAGATGTAAGCCTGTACATCAGCTCTCCTGGTGGAGACCTCTATGGAGCTGTAGCAATTATTGATGCTATGGAGGGCCTGATCTGTGACGTAAGAACTTATGGGTTGGGTATGGTGGGCTCTGCCGCAGCAGTCATCTTCTCCTGTGGTTGTCTAGGTAAACGAACCCTCTTTCAAAATTGTCAGATGATGCTTCATCAATCACAGGCGGGTGTAGTTGGTGATCCTTCAAATGTGATGAACGCTGCTAAACAGATTCAGCATATACAAGATCGTATGTTTGAGATGCTAGGAGCACACTCAAATTATGATGCCTCTTGGTGGAAACAGCGATTAGAGACAGAGGGGCAAGATCTATATTTGTCATCAGAACAAGCGCTAGAACATGGAGTAGCTGATGAAGTACGGTCTCATAGGAATCTATTGGATTTGCAACCGAGAAAGATTCTAACTTCGTACCCAACAAAGACTCTTGGACTTCCAAAGACACCTCTGCTCGGTAGATACCGAATGGAAGCTGAAGAAGGATCGAAACTACTAGAGCCTCTCAGAGAGAAGATTCGCAAGGATCTGCTCGGACCTGAGAAGGGGGTGAAGGAAGGAGAATTAGAGGAAGAAGATAAGGAGGAGTAGGATGCCACAGTACAACTATCAGTGTCAACAAGAGCACTTGACAACTCGAATATACCCAATGAGTAAAATCCGTCAATGGATTAAATGTCCCCAATGTGGAAAGCGGGCTAACAAGATTATCAGCATCCCTTCGGGAATCATCTTCAAGGGGGTAGGCTTCCCTGGCAATGATATGAAAAAGGAAAAGATTAGCAAAAAAGAAGACCTAGAGGAGCATGTTCAGAAGATCAAGGAAGAGGAACGGAAAACAAGAAAAGAAGGTTGGATGAAAGCTGCTGACGAGTAAACTACCCGGAGAGGAAAGATGAATCAAAATCTAAAAAGTTTCTATGATTATCCCCAACCAGTTCTAGACGATGGTTGGGTAAAGCTCATTGACATTATGGGAGATGATAAGGCAATAGAAGATTCGGCCAGAATTAGCTATGGTGGTAAAAAAGGAAATCACCTCCGAACCGAGCTTGACAGAGAGCGCCTTATCCGATACATGATGAGACACCACCACGGAACTCCCTTTGAAATGTGTGAGATCAAGTTAGCTATTCGGGTTCCCTTGTATGTTTGGCAACAGTGGCTTAGGCATAGGACGGCAAGCATCAACCAACGGAGTACACGATACTCTGAGTCTTTTTCGACTTGCCACAGGTATACATCTTCTGAGTGGAGAGGCCGAAGTGACTCCAACAAACAGGGTAGCGGAGAGTTTCTTCCAGAGACAGTCGGAAGGGATCTCAGCAAGGAACAAGACGAAATTCAGACTCTTGCTCAAGAGGTCTATAATCGTCGGCTTCTGCGAGGAGTTTCAAAGGAGCAGGCTAGGGTTGATTTGCCACACTCAACCTACACAGAAGCATTTTGGAAGATTGACTTGCGAAACCTACTCCACTTCCTTGAGTTGCGATTAGATGAACATGCACAATGGGAAATTCGAGAGTATGCACATGCTATTGCGGAGATTGTGAAGATGTGGGTGCCCATGACCTGGCGAGCTTTCCAAGATTACCGTCTAAACTCCCTGACTCTCAGTGGTCCTGAGATTGAACTCCTAGCCGATCTTCTTGCAAACCCATTAATTAGCGATGGATACTTTTATGATCGGGAAGAGATTCTCAGGAGAGTAGGACAGGGATTGGTCTTCTCAAGTGAAGGCAAAGAGTTTCAGAGAAAGCTAGAAAGGTTACGACTCCTATGAGAATCTTACATGTTCAGGCCAATCCTGAGATTCGCCTCTCCCGAGAAGCCTGGTGTCTTCGTCAGAAGGGGCACACTGTAGACTTGTTGCATACTAGTGGGGAGGACTTACATCTTAACTACCCTCCTGCGGAGCCGCTTGAGCAATGTTACAATGAAATCTATGGGCTCACAACCTTTCAAGACTTTTGGGAGCTAGCAAGTGGCTATGATGTTGTTCACAGTCATAGCCCGCCCGAGGCCACAACTTTTATGTGCCTTCCTCTCAAGGTTCCTGTAGTCCATGACATCCACGACTCATGCTCAGAGATCGGATGGGGAAGTCCAAACATTGAAAAGATTGACCTCAACCTATGCGATGGGGTTGTTTATGTAAGTAGTGGGCAAATTCAACAGATTTGGAATAAGCATAGGTTTTGGCCCACAAATAGTTGTATACTTCCAAACTATCCCCATCAGCTTGATGAGGAGTGGAAATTAGAGCCTCCTGTAAAATACTCCAGTCTTGATGGACAGACTCACTTGGTATTTCAAGGTATGATTGCTTCTCCCGGTGTGGGAAGCCACCGAGACGTGACAGCATACCTAATTGGATTAGCTAGCCGAGGTATCCATGTTCATATCTACCCCATTTTAATGACTACTTTTTGGCTAGAACTAGGACAGTATATATCAACAATACACATACATGACAAGGTAGATCCAACAAAGCTAACTTGGGAACTCGCGCAGTATGATGCGGGCTTGGTTCTTTTCCGTATTGATGACCTGAAAGAGTTGCCTGTGCTGGATTCGATGTTGCCAAATAAACTCTTTGAATATGAGATGGCTGGCTTGCCAGTTCTTTATCCAAATTGTAGGGCGATGAGATTCTACATTCGAGAAAGAGCAGTAGGACTTTCTTATGATGACTATGATGATATTGCATTCTTGGCTAGAGAAGTGCCGAAGATCAAAGTAACATCTAAGCCACCACAGATGATAGATTGGATATTCAAAGTTGAGGAACTGTATGAAAGAGCAATAGAAAGATTCAAGGTTACAAAGCGTCAGCGAAGTTCTCCTTCGGGAGATTATATCAAGGGATGGCTTATGGGCCATGAAAAGGAGTTTCTCGAAAATGACCAAGTTTCAGGTTTCGCTGGCTGAGGAGGAAGCGCTCACATTCGATGACGTGTCCTTGGTGCCAAAGTATTCTACTCTGAACTCTCGATCAGATGCAGATTGTAGTTCTTTTCTGTTCAATAGACGCTCAGAGGACCGATCACATGCTTGGGACAACCCACAGGTTTTCCTACCTACTCCCCTGATTCCAGCAAACATGACTACAATCACTGGGAGGGAGATGGTTAAGGAGATTCAGCAGAAGGGATCTGTTGCGATTCTTCCTCGACAGAGAGAGGACTTCCAATGGAAAACTGCCTTAGAGGGGTTGCCCTTTGCTTATGTAGGAGCAACCTTTGGAATCCACACGCCTCTTGAAGACTTGCCGCGACTTCCTCAGATCATCTTCTATGTTTTGGAGCTTGCTCATGCGGATCTTGCTCTAGCAGAGAAGAAAATCCGAGAGTTTAAGGCTCAATCTGAGTATCTATTAATGGTCGGAAACATTGTTACTGATGATGCTGCAAACCGTTTGATCTCAGCAGGAGCAGACGCTGTGAAAGTGGGCATTGGTGGCGGTAGTGTGTGTACAACACGACTAGTAAGTGGTGTTGGCGTACCACAGTTCACCGCTCTTAAGAATGTCTGTGAGTTTGTTCGTAGCTGCTATCCCAATGTAACCGTCATTTCAGATGGTGGGATAAGGCACCTCGGCGACATCGTAAAAGCCCTAGCTTGTGGAGCAGATGCTGTAATGAGTGGCTATCTGTTTGCTGGAACGAAGGAAGCCGCAGCACCAACAGTCTCCCTACCAGATGGAAGTCTAGTAAAGAACTATGCAGGTGAAGCCTCAGCTCAAATCAAGCGAAACAATGGAGACTCTACGCTACCCGAAGGAGTCTCGCAGGGAGTCCCCTACAGTGGCGAGGGGGTCGGGGACGTTCTGTGGCGAGTACACAGAGCTATCCAAACAGGCATGGCCTACTGTGGAGCAAAGTCCTTGACAGAACTGCGAAAGTGTGCTACATTTGTACGAGTGAGCCGGGCGGCTCAGAGGGAGGCCAGGCCCCATGTCTTTTGATCTTCAACTAGCAGCTAATTCAGATCATCAGAAAACAGAGATAAACCACCAAACAGATGCTCTATTACCTAACTACCTGAAAATAGGAGATTCAACAAATGAAGAAGAGATAAAAAAGATCCTCCAAGTGTGGGTTCTTTCCTCTGGTATGGGAAAGAGAACTATTAGACTAGCTAGAAAGACAGCTAAAAGAAAGAAGTCAAAGAGAGTATCAACAAGACATGCTGTTTCAGAACTAGTAGACTTTATTCTACTTGCTCTGCAAAAGGGAAGATTTCAGCTTTCAATTGTCACTGCTGGAGAGGATTCCTATGTACGCATTGTCCCCAGCAAAAAAGAGAAGGTTAGAACCCCTCTAGGTCCTATTAACGAATATGAGGAGAAATCAAATGAAAGTTAGAAACATTGACAAGAAAGATGTACTAACGCTTGGATGGGCAATGAATCACATGCTGCCCGAAGAAACAAATGAGCTAATTAATATCGCCATTCTACCGGAGATTATGAAGTCTTGGACGCTAAAGCGCGTAGAGGAAACATTTGGGGTAGACTTCTTTCTTGTAAAGAAGAACAGCAGTCCAACCCATACCGTTTCCTCCCCACAAGGTGACAAGCTCATCCCTCAGACGAGAGTTAACTGGCAACTATCTGGTACAACGGCAGAGGAAGAGGAGCAATTAAAGGTTAAGTCCAGGAGTGTGTATGATGAAAAGGGAAACGCTGTACAAGAGTCTTCTAAAGAAGAGAAGTAATCGCTTTCTTCTACGGGAGTATGCCCGCATGTTTCGACAGGAGGAAAATACTGTATTCTCTGAAGCAAAAAGGGCAAAGGCAAAGGTGCGCCGTCAACTCTTGTGGGCAGAACTGCGAGATCGGCGCATCAATAGAACGGGGAGAACACTTGTGCAGCTTTCAAGGCGGGTGCTCTCTCCCGAAGGACAAAAGAATGTAGCAGGTAGCAGACCAAATCCCGCTTACCTGCTCGAAGTTTGGAACTCTTACTGTAGCCCGGAGGATTTCTAATGAGTGAACAAGTTACACTAATCATCCCAAATCATCCTAGTGACACCTACATTACCGTTCATCGAAAGAGAACAATTCAGCCAAAACCTTTCTTTTCTGAAACCTTTGGTTTAGACGTTCTAAAGCCGGTTGTTTGTCAAGAGGATGAAGATGCTCGGACAGCCACAATTCGCACTGTGAAAGAGGCTACGGAGTTGGTGGAGAGTTATCTAGACCACACAGAGAAGGAAATCAAAGAGCTTTATGGAGAGCCAAACTATGATTCTGAATGATCATGAGTTACAGGAACTGTATGAGAAGACAAACACAAAAACTCCATTTATCCGACCTTTTATCCAGCAAAAGGTAAGTAGACGTGGACGGAATAATATCCTGTCATATGGGTTGGGCTCCTTTGGCTATGATATTCGTCTTGGACATCTTGTAAAGGAACTACACAGCGATGGTACGGGTGGAGTTCTAGATCCACTTAATCCAGCTATGCCAGAGCAGTCTCTACACTGGACAGAAGAGTATCATTCGGAGCCATTTGAGCTTGCTCCTCATGGCTTTATCTTAGGAACTTCACATGAGATTTTCTGTATGCCCAGAGACGTTGTAGGTCTTTGTATTGGAAAGTCTACCTATGCTCGTGCTGGAATTCTTATCAATGCAACTCCTCTTGAACCGGGGTGGGAAGGACAACTAACTCTGGAGATCTCTAACATGACCGATGTTCCTGTTCGGCTGTACCCGCAACAAGGGATTGCTCAAATTCTCTTCTTTCGTGGGGATACACAGCCTCTTAGGGATTATAGACTCTTAGGGGCAAGGTATCAAAATCAGCAAGGACCAACTCTAGGGAGATAAAATGAATATCCTAGTTTACCGGGGCTATCCCGAGATTCGAACGGCTAAAATCTGTAGAGCCTTGCGAGTAGCTGGGCACACGGTGGACTTTGTGGGGCTAACAGAGGCTCCCATCGCCTATCCTACTCATGTAGACCACACAGAGTGCTTTGACCACACCTATCGTCTCGTGAATCCTCGGGATCTGTGGATTGCAATGCCTAAATATGATATCGTTCTAATGATGAATCCGTCAGATGGAATGGCTGTTTATGCTATGGCTGGAGAAGCACAGATTCCTGTGATCTTCGGAGTCAATGACATGCTCTCCTCTCTTGTAGGTGGAGAACACTTATGGGAGAAAGCTGCTTGCCAATGGGCAGACGGCCTGATCTTTGTTAGTAAGACCCAGTATCAGCAAGCTGCTGAAAAGTATGGAATTCCAGAAGATCGAATTTTCGTTCTTCCAAACTATACTTCTGAGGTCTCAGTGCCTACCGAGAAGAAAGAAAAACTCTCCTCAAAGGATGGAAAAGTGCATCTAGTGTATGTGGGTACACTAACCCCCACAGTCCATCATAGATACCTACTGGATTGGTTCGTAGATCTATTAGACCAGGGAGCTTGTGTCCATGTTTACCCATCTAGCGAGGTAACTGCCTATGAAAATCTTGGTGATGGATACTTTTACAATAAGCCCATTTCTCCGGCAGAACTAAGTTGTGAGTTAGGAAAGTATGATGCTGGTCTTATCAGCTTTCGAGGATACTGTGATGGAAAGGCAGATGGAAAGGAGCAAACATACAAAGATCAGGTCTTGTGTAACCTGCCCCACAAGCTATTTGATTACTGGACTGCTGAATTGCCTATCTTGGCTCCAGATGTTCCTGGAGCAGAGTACGCTAGACTCATTGAGCATCAACATGGTGGCCTTCTCTACTCTTCACCAGAAGACTGTGTTCTGAAGGCTAAGAAGATTCAGGAAGATCCTGAGCAGTTCATAAACGACCGAGCTATTACAATGGAGGAGGCCATCTCTGGACTAGTAGACTTTATTGGTCACATCAAGAGTAAAGCTCTCTTACATGCAAACATGACCATTCCAAGAGAGTTGGTTGAAACCTATGTAATGGGCGCTTGGGCTCTGTGGTCTCGGGGCCAGATTTTTGTGTCGTAGATTTTACTTGACACCGGCTCGCCGCCGTGGTATAATGGGCGCACAAGGAGGAGACAGTAGTGAAGCGATTCATCCTGTATGGTCGAGGCCGGTGTGGGTCAACCCCCGTAGCAGACGAGATCGACCGAGGGGTACATAGTGCTTGTGTGCTAGAGCCCTTTATTGACAAGGAAAGCATGGGACCAGGAATTCATATTCCCCTTAAGTTTGATCTGTGGTTAGAGCATCATGGGATTCCATCAAGTATGGCTTCGGTAGTGTATAGCCCCTATCTGGAGTACATGGAAACAACAGTAAGTCAGCGAAGAGATATTTCTGCTTTTGGATTCAAGATTATTGCTAATCAGATGACAGAACGAAGAGGGTTGTTAAAGACACTAAGGAGAAACAACTTTGAGATCCTCTTCCTCATTAGAAAAAATGTGATTAGACAAGCAATCTCTTCAATGATAGCTGAACAGCGAGGAGTCTACAATGCAAAGGGCTATACCCCTCCTGAGTCAGAATCTTTTGTATTAGATACTTCTACTCTTGCCGAGGCAGCAGCAAGATTTGAAAGAAGCAATGAGGAGACTCAGCAACTCTTTGAGGAGATGGGATTTCCTGTTCATACATTTTATTATGAAGACTACTGTAGTAACAGAAGAGCATTTCTGATCCGAGTTCAGAGAACTCTTCAACTCTCTCAGTTAAATCCAACGGAGACACGGTATTCAATAATGACTCCAAGAGATTTGACTACAATCATAAGCAACTTAAGTCAGGTACGAGAACAGCTCAAGAGACATAATTCTGAATATGTGGAGATGCTGGATAACCCGGAGTACGGACATGAAACCACTTAATATATGGGGAAAAGAGTTCATTGATGACCCCACAATGAAGCAGATGCAGCGGTGTATGTCCTTGCCAATCACTGTGGCTGGGGCACTTATGCCTGATGCTCATTTGGGCTATGGACTTCCCATTGGTGGTGTTCTAGCTACGAAAGATGCTGTGATCCCTTATGCTGTTGGTGTGGACATTGCTTGTAGGGTGATGCTCTCCGTCCTACCTATTACTCAGGTTGGAAGTCAAGATCCATTGAACATTCTGGGCAACGATCTAAAGGAAGCTATTGATGAATCTACTTGCTTTGGGGTTGGTAGCTCCTTTGAGACGGAAGATCGCAGACAGCATAAGGTTCTAGATGATCCCCGCTGGGGAACGTTAGAAAGGCATATTCCAGACATCGTGGATCTTGCATGGAGACAACTTGGTACTTCAGGAGCAGGCAACCACTTCATTGATATTGGCATGTTAGAGTTACAAGAGCCCTACCAGACAGGAGATAATGGTGGTACACATCGGCTAGATGCTGGAACCTATCTTGCCATCCTAACTCACAGTGGCTCAAGGGGACCTGGGTATAAAGTATGTAATCACTACTCTCAAATAGCACAGTGGATGAATGTCAGCCTTAGTGACGAGCAGAAGCATCTGGCTTGGCTTCCGCTAGACACAGAGGAAGGTCAGGAGTATTGGAACGCAATGGAACTGATGGGAGAATATGCTTCGGCAAACCACCATTTAATACATCAAGGAATCTATAATCATCTCAATGTCTCCCCTTCTTTAGTGATTGAGAACCACCATAACTTTGCCTGGAAGGTGAATCCTACAGGACTTCCTGAAGATGAGATCATTCTCCATCGAAAGGGGGCTACCCCGGCAGAAGAGGGAGATGTGGGAGCCATTCCAGGTACATTTGCTTCGCCCACTTTTGTTGTGCGGGGACTTGGCAACGAGCAAGCTCTGTGGTCCTCCGCACATGGAGCGGGGAGGGCCTTGAGTCGGAAGAAAGCTAAGATGTCTCTCTCCTGGGATATGATCGAGCCTACGCTAAAGAAGGAGAAGATTGAGGTTATGTCCTCCTCACTAGATGAGCTACCATTTGCCTATAAGTGCATAGAACGAATTATGAAGGCCCAAAAGGATCTAGTAGAGATCTTTGGTGTTTTCCATCCAAGACTTGTTAAGATGGCTACGGGTAAGAAACTACACAGAACTTCCTAACTGGGGTGAAAAATGAGTAAGATTCAAGACTACATCTTCACAGAAACAGAGATTCAAGAAGGCAAAGTACCCCCAAATCTTCGTCTTGTTGGTCCACCTGAATTAGATATAACAGACCTTGATGCTGAGGGCTTTGTTGGTACAATGGGAGATAAGCCCAAAGGAAAACTGTTTTCACTGCGACAGGTGAAAATTCATGGTATGCTTATGCCTTGGTTCATTTATGTTCCTGTAGATGTCAAGTTTGATAATGATGAAAATGATAAGAGTAGCTAGGGGGCGCTGTGCTTGACTTACCTCATACACAAAAGAAGTTTACTTCTGCTTCAGAGATGGCAGCTTACTATCACCAGCGGAGAGAACGAAGAAGAAAGATAAGAGCCAATCGACGCAGGAAGCTCAAGGCAGCCCATAGCAAGGTTCGTAAGGCAGTTAGAAGGGGGGATTTGATTCGGCCTGACGTTTGTCCAGTTTGTAAGAGACATAGGAATGAAGTTGGAACCATCCAAGCCCACCACGAAGACTATGATTGCCCGCTTGTGATTCTGTGGGTTTGTGATGACTGCCACAAAGAGATTCATAGGAAGAAAAGGAGACGACATGGGAAAAGGTATCGACAGCAACAGAATCTTTCTGCCCAAGAACGAACAGACGAACCGAATCATTGAGCTGCTTCTGGAGTATAGCAGGATCTTTGATAAGAAGCACTCTGATTATGGTCCCAACAACATTGCAAAGTTTGGTGAGATTGGTTGTTTGGTTCGTCTGAATGACAAGCTAGAAAGGTTGATTACTTTGCTTATGGGTAAGAAGGAACCATCTGTAGATAATGAGAGTGTTGAGGACACTTGGTTTGATGTGATTGGTTATGCGGTGATTGCTCTTGCATGTCGTCGTGGTCTGTGGCTTGAAGGAGAGCACTTACTGAACACTACCCCACAAGCGGAGCAATACTATAACAGTGACGCAACAGCAACCACCCCCTTTGAGAATCACACCTCAGTAACTCATGGAGATGTGAGAAATGGCTAGGAGACCAACGGAACAAGTTGTCTATGCGATCGTGTGTAGCAACTATACGCCGCCAGAGGTCTATGCTCTGTATGAGAAGGAAGAGGATGCGGAGAAGGCCCTTGCGAAAGCCTCAAAAGAAATTGAGTCTCTTCGAATTATGCCAATGGTATTGCATCTTCACACCCCATCAGCTACAATCAAGTTTTCAAAGCGAAAGCTGAATACTCTTAAGGAAGTTGCGGAGATTGCAAAGCACGACGACGTATACGTTGTAGGGCCACATCGAGATGGCTCTTACAACGAACTAATACAGCTTCATTTGGACTATCTTCCCGATTGGGAGAGAGTCACTAAGAGTCGTTTGCAAGATCCCTTTAACCACCATGCAGTAATTGCGATCCCCCTTTCAGAGCAAGCTATCATGGGCAGAGACATTCACTATTACTATGTGTGGGGAGATCCTCTCTACTTCTCAACACAGGCGCTGAACGCTTTAGAAACTCTGAATACTCTTGTAACTCTACTTGACGTTGATCTTGATAAGGAGAAGGAAGAATGAATAGCAATCAAGACAAAAGCATCTCTTCGGTTAAGAGAGTCTGCTACTCCTGTGGTACTGACCTGTCCTCTTGGTGGATGACAACTTGGTGGTCTGATGAAACGGGAGAGCCCGTTGGTCCTTATTGCCAGGATTGTCTGAACAAAGCTAGACAGACCTATAGGGAGAGAATGGCGACAATGTTCCTTACACCGGAGAAGATGCTAAAGCGTTGGGCTGAGCGAAATGTTCCGGATGACCCCTTTGCAGTTGCTTCTCGTGAGATTCGGATAGCGCGGAAAATTATCCGCGCTACTTGGAAAGAGGATATGGGCTCCATACGTCCACGTCGCGCAATTACTCTGCTCAATAAGATGTTCGCATACATTCGTACTGTTCTGGAAATAGGAGAAGAAGAATGAAGAAGAACAAAGTGAAGCTGACGAAGCAAAAGACATTAAGATATTGGGCAAACTACGCTGTTACAGAGTCAGAGAGAACTGTTGCTCACGAGGTACTGATGCTGCGGGAGATTGTGCGAGCATTCTGGTTGGAAGATAACTCACAGGGAGATAGCCGGGGACTTGTTTTTCGACACTATCACATTCCTTCCGAGGAACAAGCTGCCTGGATTCACGCTGTGCTCAATGACGCTGGGCCAGATGGTGTAACAGTAAAACTCAAGAAAGAGGACGCCGAGTGGCTGGCGAGACCGTGCTCCCGACATGGAAGGTACGCCTGCATGTTCCGCATCAAAGAAGCGGTGAAGCGAGCGCTGGACGCGAGTGATGAGTAGCGGCGGGCGGAAGAAGCCGCCCTTCGTGCCGGACCAGGCCCTATTTACAGGGAGGAGCCTAATGAAAATAAGGAGGATTGGCATTTGGATGCACTAGACCATCTAGCTATTGTGCTATATGGAAGGCCAGCTACTGCGAGAGAGTATTTGGGGGGATCTAATGCAAAGATTCTTGAAGACGCGGCGAAGATACTGGAAAGACTTTTGTGTGAGCTAAAGGAGAAAGACAATGAGTAGTGGTGGAAGAAAGAAGCCGGTATTCCTCCCGAACCCAAGGCTGACGGTGGGCGAAGCAAGAGCCCTTCGTAGTTCGAAGGTTATTATGGGGTGGGGGGATGTAATGAGGGTCCATGCCCCAAACTGTAGGTGCCCTGCGTGCCGTGGCATCCGCAAGCTCCGCGCCGCGCTCAAGCGGATGGAAGAGGAGGAGAAGCCGTGAAGATCGACCACCGCGAGCTGGAGCGCGACCTGGCCCGCAACCCGGCGGACTACGACGATGACAAGGTGCAGACGCGAACCTGCCACTTAGCCAACCAGTACGGGCACGTCTTTGGAAAGGTGGTACTGGCTCCTGAATGCGGGAGCGACTTCTGTGATAGCTGCGGCGATTGTTTGGGCTGTTCGCAAGCAGACGGTCCCTGCCTCGTGGACGAAGACGGGAACCACTTCTGGGTCCATTACAGCGACGACGTGGAGGCGTTGAAAAAGTGGCTCGAAGAAAGGGAGGTGGACGAGGCGCACAGGGAAAAGCTGGTCGCCACCTGGAGTGATTTCGACCCACTCAAGCAGGCAGAGAAGGAGGAAAAAAACAATGAGTGATCACAAGGGAGAAGTGGGAAGCCGACGTGTTCTACGAGGTCTGGAGGCTAGTGATGATTAACCTAGACGACAACCGCCGGACGGGGCGTACATCACGGATGCTCGCTGAGGCAGAACGCTTGGTTCGCGAGGAGGGCAAGCCTGTTCTAATTGTTGCGGCGAACTATGCTCAGTCCGAGGCCCTTCTCAAGCAGATTCCAAAGGATATTTCTGGTTCGATAGAAGTGCTTACTCTCCGAGAAGCGGCAACGCGGATCGACTTCGGCGAGGGCGATTGGCCCCGGATGTGGGGTTTTTGTGTCTGCCTGGCAGATCACTACGCGACCGAGTTGTTTCTGGAGGAATGTGCTGGGTGGCTGATTGATCAGAGGAATCAGTGGGAAGCTGGAGGTGAGTGATGCGAATTGAAGAGTTGCAGCTACACAACTTCCGCCGCTATGAAGCCGCTTTGTTCCGTTTCCACCCACAGTTCACAGTCCTCGTCGGTGACAACGGGAAGGGCAAGACAACGGTGCTTGATGCACTGGCGGTGCTGTTTGGCACCTACTTTCAGGGTTCGGGGATTGAGATAGGGCGACGAACAATCCAGAAGTCAGACGCACGCTTCGTCGTACACGAAGTCGAGGGGCAGGTCTCGTTCGAGCCGCAACGCACGGTCTACCTCAAGGCGACGGTGGAAACCGGTGGCCGGTTGCTCACCTGGAGGCGAGATCTTGGAGATCGGGGCTCCAAGGCCCGAGAGCTTATTGAGTTGGGAGCGCAGCATCGCGATAGGGTCGCGGCGGGAGACTTCACCGACCTCCCGCTGATGCTCTACTATGGCTCGGGTCGGCTGTGGTGCCCTCACAAGGATGTGCAGCCCGACCGCCCAGGCTCTCGCCTGGATGCATATCGCTTCAGCCTTGACCCCAAGTCCGACCACAAGGGCTTCGAGAGGTGGTTCAAGCGCCTCACATACGCCGCGCTTCAGAAGGGCACGGAAAGCCCGGCAATTGAGGCGGTCGCGCACGTCGTGAAGTCTTGCATCCCGGATGCACAATCTTTTTTCTTCGACACTGGTGGGGACCACATGGTCCTCTCCTTGGATGATGGGGAGTCGGTCCCTTTCGACAACCTCTCGGATGGCTTTCGGAACATGGTCGCGATGGTTGCGGACATCGCCCATCGTGCGAGCCGCCTCAACCCCCACCTCGGAGCGGACGCCCCCGCTCTCACGCGGGGGATTGTGCTCATCGACGAGATCGACCTCCATCTCCATCCGCGCTGGCAACGACGTGTCGTCCACGACCTGAAGACCGCCTTCCCGGCACTCCAGTTCATCGCCACCACCCATTCGCCGTTCATCCTTCAATCTCTCAGTCCCGGCGAGGTCATCGACCTTGATCTCGACACGAGCGCAGCCATCGTCAAGGCGACCCTGCCAGGAGCCGCGGCGCTGGCGAAGAAGGAGGCTATAAAAGATGAAAAGCGATCTTGAAATCCACGAAGAATGTGCTAGAATTCAGGAACAACTAGAAAATCAGCGCGATGAGGCCATCGCTCGTGCAGACAGACTTGAACGGGAGCGAGCGGATGAGCGCGACCATCCGTGGGCCGACTTTCTGGCCGCTAGGGTCCGGGCCATCAGATGGCTGCGCTCACAGAGGAAAACGAGCGGGGAAATCGCACAAGCGGTGTCACTGGATGCTTCGCAGGTGTTTTCGATCCTGCTCAAGAGTGATATTCTGCCGGAGGAGACTCACATGGAGGAGAAGTCATGAAAGGACGTAGACCGTGGCGGCCTCACCCAAAAGCTGATTCCTTGATTCTCGACGTTGACGGGCATGTTGTGTGCAAGGTCTCTCTGCCCACCGGACAACCAGCGAAGCCAATCCGGGACATGGTGGTGCGTGCGGTGAACCTTTATGAAAGAGTGCAAGGGACCCGAGAAGAGAGGCCAAGTGTTATACTTGCCGATGACAAGCCAAGGAAGGTTAACGTAGATTGTCGGAAGTCTCGTACTCGTCATTCCCGGCAAGTCAGGAGACTTCCAAGATTTGTGCCGGATCGGTTTGCTAGCTCAAAGGGCCTCTGGACAAAAGGAGATGCAAAATGAAGTTCAAACCACTTACAAGACAGCAGTTAGAAACACTTAGAGATGATGATGGCATTGCAGTCTTTGAACCCGACACATGGCAAGTTGCTTGTACCGCTCTCTATTACCTGGACCTACTTTGCGATGCCACTATCCGGGCTGAGAGACTTGAACGGGAAATACAAGATTCCAATTCAGAAGAAGAAAATAAATGAGAAAATCAACAAAAGGTGTCTTTACAAAAGTCTTCTTTGCTGCCCTCTTTGCAATGGCAGGTGCTCAAGTCCTTGGAGTTCCTGCACAGTTGATTGCTGGAGGTGGACTAATTATTGCTGCCGCACTCTTCCTTGTGGTGGCTCTTGTAGACTTTCTTATTCCCCTTTAAGGAGAACACAATGCAGTATCCAAAGATTCAATCTGTTTGGAAAAGAGATCCAAAAACGCCCAAGTATCTTTTGGAAGGCCAGTGGACCACACCAGAATTCGAGTACCTTAAGGATCTCTTCTGGGAGTGGACGGAGAAGGTTGATGGAATGAATATCCGAGTCATCTGGGACAAGGATAGCCCCCAGCCACTTCGGTTCGCTGGTAGGACGGACAGAGCACAGATCCCAACATTTCTACTAGACAAACTTTTTGAGTTGTTCCCACCAACTAAGTTTGCAGACTTTCCAGATCAGATTACTCTGTTTGGAGAAGGTTACGGTGAAAAGATTCAGAAGGGTGGGGGCAATTACGGCGAGCCTTCCTTTGTGCTTTTCGATGTTTTCTGTGGCATGTGGCTCAAAAGAGACAATGTTAATGACATCGCCGCAGTGCTAGGTATTCGATCTGTGCCAGTCGTAGGTTTTGGGACTCTTCCAGAACTGGTTAAGTATGCTGAAGCTGGTCCCGACTCATGCTGGGGAGATTTCACTGCTGAAGGATTTGTTGCCCGCCCAACATTTGAGTTGCTTGACAGAAGAGGAAACAGAATCATCACAAAGATAAAGTACAAGGACTTTAATCATGGAGATTCAAATGTCGTTTGATAGCGCTGTAAAGGTCTCTAGAATCATTATAACGGTTGCATCTGGTTTCACAGGCATCTTCCTCCTTGGAGCGGCCCCAAAAACCATTCTAGGTATCTTCCTGCTTGCTTATGCGTTTATCCGCATCATAGGAGATCTCTACTTATGAAGACCAAAAAACCAACAATTCTAGACAATAACAACCTTACTAGAAAAGAGCGTAAGGCGGTTATACGAGCACTTTATCAACTCATCCAAAACTTAGAGGATCAATGGCAATTATGGAAAAGATGACAAGTACACAAGAACAACCGACCACACTAAGACTTTGTCACCGCTCCGAAGCCCCCAAAACATCTTTGACTTTTGAGACCGCATTACCAGTCTACAACAAGCTCAAGCCATTTCTAGCCCTTCGTAAAAACCTTCTATTCCCAGGGCAGTTTAGATCAGCCGGAAAACATCGTTGTTTGGCAACCTCCGCAAGAATGTTTACCGAAGTCGTGTGGGCACCAAATCCAGCGCAAAAATACAGAAGGCTCAGATACGACGAGTTCTGCGCATACTACAACATTTACCCTTTCAATGGTCGTGAATTTTAATGCTTACCGTAGGTTCCTGCTTTACTGGCATCGGTGGTATTGATATTGGGCTCTCACTAGCAGGGCTCAAAGTCCTTTGGCAGATTGAAATAGATCCCCAATGCCAAAGAATCCTAAAATCCCATTGGCCCATCACAACACTTTACAAGGATATTTGCAATGTTCCAAAGACAATCAAGCACGTTGACGTTATCACTGGAGGTATCCCCTGCCAACCCACAAGCCAAGCAGCCGCCAGAACCCACAGGGGGAAACATTGGATGTGGCCTCCCTTCTTCAACCTTATCAAAACTCTCAAACCCAAATACGTTATCATTGAAAATCCCCAAAGTCTTCGCTTCCGTCAAAGAGGACTTGGCGAAATACTCCAAGACTTGGCCCAAATCGGGTATGATGCGGAATGGTCTGTGTTACGAGCTTCCGACATTGGAGCACCACACAGAAGAGCCCGAATATGGGTGGTTGCCCACCCCCACAGCAAAAGCAAACCAGACAGCACCATCCATGCAGAAGCACCGCTCCTGTCGCAATTTACAAAGACTGTTCCCTGGCCCGATCCACCCAAACATATTCGAATGGCTTCTTGGGTTCCCCATAGATATGACAGACTTAGAATGCTTGGAAACGCGGCCATGCCCGCCATGGCCCACACAATAGGAGAATACATTCTCAATCATAATGGAGAATCATGAAACCTTTTAGAATTGTCCACACAAAGGAAACCAATCATTATGAAATCCGTGAAATCGTCTATGACACAAACAAGAACATTGTAAACTCTTTTCCCACAATCCTTGTAGAAGCAACACAAGAAGAACTCTTACAAAAGGTTAAAGATATAATGGAAGCGTTCTCCTCCCCAGTTTTACACTCTTCACCACTACATAGACGTAGTAGGCTAAAAGAACACTAAAGATACTGAGATAACCATTATCATCACACAAAGGATAATAAAATGAGAACAAAACAAGATCAACTATGCCCGCGCTGTATGGGCACAGGAACCTACATATTTCCAGGCGACTCGACCCCAACCTCCTGTGAGTGGTGCCATACCACTGGCAAGGTAGACCGGTACACAAAAGATAGGTGTATAGAGTTCTACAGACAACAGAAACAAAAGAAGCACATCTCCACCCTCCCAATCCATTTGAGGCCAGCACAGGGCAAATGAGGGGGACTACAAGCGATTCTCACACAAGAGTTGAGCACAGGGAGTGGCCCCCGCTTGTGCTCGTTAGTATAACATACCATTTTTTTGAGCTAAATTTACATTGGCTAATTTTTTTTGAGCTTCTGTGCTCTCACCTGTGCTCTTTAGTGTAACATACCATTTTTTTGAGTCATTTTTATGGTGGCTATTTTTTAGCTTAGTTCATGCCACCTTGAGATTTCCGATTTTGGAGTAAAAGATATCTATATCTTTTTATCCGGAGTTGGACTGGCGGAATGCCCCACGCGCGCGTTGCGCGTGGGGCCCGCCCCTACCTACTCCGCGTCGTCGTCCGCGTCGTCGTCCGCGTCGTCGTCCGCGTCGTCGTCCGCGTCGTCGTCCGCGTCGATCAACGCGCGGACGGCCGATTCGGACGCATCCCGCTCCAGCGTATCAAGCTGGCGGGCCAGCGTTTCGTGATCGGCGATCACGCGTCCCAAAAGCGTGTCGTCGTCCCCAGTAGGACGTTCCAAGAGAGAACGAACCCCGCGCAATGCCGACAGATAGAGTTTGTCATGATTCAGAACCGGATACCAGATAGACTTTTGAACCCCCTCCATCGCAAGCCGGGCCTCAGGCTTGTGGGCAAGGTGCGCAGGGAGTCCGGAAACAATCGCGGCTTGCGCCGTCCATCGGGCGGTTTTTCCCGCCGCGTGATAGGCGACTAGCCGACATTCTCGAAGTACTGTATCGGCCTCTTTTCCACCTACCTTGTAGGCGTGAATCTCCACCTCCTGCCCCTTGGGTTTGCGTCCACGCCGCGTAGCTTTGCCTGATACTCCCTCCGCGATCTTTCGGATTGCGTCAAGGGGATCATCATCGGCCACCATTCCGAGAATCCCGACACCGGCCAAGCCAATCATGCCGACCAAGGTGCCAGCGTTGACGACTTGCGCCACAAGCTCCAACGCGAGCAACGCAAGAGCAAAAACGAGGAGCCAAGAACTACGCATAACCTACCTTCCTTCCATGCGCCGACAATCGGCGCGCTTGCGGGCCCTCACGGTCCCTACGATAGGGACCATGAACAACCCGATCAATCCTAGCAGGCTACAACCCACTAGTGCCACGACTACGCCGCCCCTTGCGCCGTCGCCGTGGACTAGTGCATAGTCCATGCCAGACTCTATCCCGTTGATTTTCAACGACTTAGGTTTTCGCCGATCCGTCGATCCGTCAAGCCCACCGACACCATCCCGACGGCCAAAACGGCGTAACTCGTTGTCACGTAAGGAGTTAGGCCATTTTCGACCAGCGTAAAGAATTCCGTCAACGGTAAAATCGACCGAAACTCGGAAACGCCGAATTCAGCCCCTACAGGCCGAATACGCCCATTCTGCGGTAGGTCCAGAATTATCGAAAGATTCCGTCGATCTGGCCTAACTTGAGAAAAATCAACGGGTTACGAGGTTCCAGGTTTCGGCTGGCGGATCGGACGGTTTGGCACGATTCTTGCTCAAATCTCGAGGGTTTTTTTTGGCACGATTCTTGCTCTGGCACGATTCTTGCTCTGGCACGATTCTTGCTCAACGGCCAAATGATAATAGATTCCCATTCTCAACCCCCCCCATGCTAAACATATCTATAGTGTATTCTATACTGTATATTGCTTATCTTATTTCTAATCTTATATTCCAATCCAGTCTTCTAATATTCCAGCCAGTTATTAGTATTCTATTCCGATCTCCCCAATTTCTTGTTAGAATGGGGCCAAAATCGACTAGAATTTCTTATATTGATAGTATGAGCCCAATACAGTCAATATAGCGTTTTTCACCTCCCCAAAATGCGTATATTGATAGATAGCTGGGATTATTCCTAAAGGAAACGCACTTTAGCCTTTTCAGAACCGCTATAATCTTTGTATTTCACAGGGGATAATATCAGGCTAATAACAGTATTATTTATCGCCACAATCAACCGATTTCGGTTGCCATCGCCAGTAAGGCGTCTAGCTTGCGCTCTAAGCGATTTTCATCTTTGGGGATGCCTGGAGTACCCTATTCGACGATCGTCGATCCTGACGCAATTCAGGGCCGTTCCCGTCGATTCTCCGCCCGTGATCGGGACGCAATTCCCGATTCCGGGAATCTGGACGCGATACCACAATATGAATATACAAAAAAAATAGGCGCTAGGAGGAATCCCCTAGCACCTATTACTATAGAAGACTAGATTACTAGTCTTCTATCCTCCTGTAGGAAAAGCACGCGCAAAGCTCCTCAGGATCATACGACTCTCTGTATCTCTTTGCAAGAGCCAGAGCTTCCCTGTGCGTGTCCACAATCCCGATCCGGATTTCCCCATCTGGGACTTCCATATAGACTTCAATCATCTTCTTCCTCCTCCAGAAGATCATGAACCGCCCCACAGTCTTCACAAATGGCACAAGTAATGCCATCTACGAGCCTTCCGCCGCACATACAATACCGGATGGTATTGCTATTCTCTTCGTCCAGTGCATTCCGAATTGAATGATTCAATTCGGAGAGCTTTTCTAGCCCCACAATATGGGCAGGAAGAATATACTCCTCTTCCTGCCCATAGGGGATTCCGGTTCCTTCAGCCATTGTTATTCTCCAAATCGTGAAGGAACGAGTCAACAACGTTTGCGGCCTTTTCTTCCACACCATATCTTTGCAGATACTCGTGGAGAATATGGTTGATAGAATCATCATCATCCATATCCATAAGCATGAAGAGGCTGTTTTCCAAATCGTCCTTCAATTCCGATTCTTCCAATTCTCCATGCTTATACGCTTCCCCGAGAAGATCCGCAAGGAAATGGAAAGAACTAACGATGAGAGTCCGAAAAGTCTTATCGTCAATTCCACTATCTAGGCCAGCCTCATGCCCATTGTGAAGAAAACTCACAAAAGGCATGAGAGAACTTGTCAATTGGAGCCACAATCTTAGTGACTCCAAAGAATGATCTTTGTTCATTCTAAGCCTCCTTCCTTTCCTCCTGGAGAGCCACAATGATATTCTGAGTGATAAGATCACACTCCTTATCACTAAGGACATCCTCATACGAATACAGCAGACTTTGCAAATCGCCCATAAACTGGGCGATTCTGAGAGACAGATCCTGTTCCATTACATATCCTCCCTGCGGCCATAAAGGCCCAAAAGAGTAAGAATGAGACTATCCACAACGTATCTAACGTCAGTGTTATCATGCTTGGCACACAGGTCCAGAAGACTAAGCACAATTTGAACAAGTCTTCCAGTAACAGGTTCACTATCAATGCTAATAGGAAGAGTCAGAGTATAGACTTCAGTCTTGGTGCGAAGCTCCATATCTAACCTCCTATGGAAAGAGAAAAGAGAAAAAGTAATATCTAATAGGCTTTGCAAGCCTACGCTCCAAGTATCGACCCGGACCCGGGGGCCGGTCAAGCTTGTAAAAACTTTTTTACAATCGGCCCGGCTGGCACGATTCTTGCGGGGCCGGCCAGATGGCCTACTGAACAAACGTATAGTAAAATTTGAAAATCCTTTTTATTGATTGATTTTTTCCCCTTCCGCTGTTTATCTTATAATCTCTTTTATATCGCCTAGCTTATCTTATGGGGGATTTCTTATCGGGTGTCTTATCTCTAATGAGGCTTCATATCGGCTATCTTATTCTATCATGCTTGACTCTTATCTTATCGGGGCTCTTATAGTGGTTTATATCTTATAATGGAATTCTTATCGGGTGTCTTATAATAAAAAAGGGGATAAGAGCTTTCGCTCTTATCCCCTGTGAGAGAAGAAAGGCTTATATTAGGAAAGCCTCTCCGCAAGATTGTTGAGATCCTCAAGCATTCCCTTCCCTTGCGTATTCGCAAGAATGGTGTTCATTTCCTGAGCATCGAAGTTTCCTTCACTATCAGTGAAGAGAAACATCGTAAGAGCAGTAGCAAAGGAAAGCTGAACGTTGAGAGGATTTCCTTCTTCATCCGGAAGAGTCTTTTGAATGACAGGAAAACGCTGTACGTTTCCCCTACCCTTGCCAGGAAACTTGATAGTAAGCTGCAAGGAAGGAATCTCTTCTCCTGTTTCCGTATCAGGCTTGGAAACAAGCTGAGCGGAAAGATACTTATGGGGCGATGGGTATTCCTTATGGACAGTGATATTGCTCTGTGATTCTGCCTTATGATTCTCGGGGACTTCAGGAATGAATCCCAGCATTGTAATTCCTTTCATTGTGTTCATTGTGTTGTGCTATGACCCTAATAGCTTGTGAAACCGTTTTACCATGCTTCACAAGGTATAAGAACATTGGACGCTTCTGGAGAATGCTTTGTTTCTCTTTCATATCTTCCTTATGAGAAGAAGGGAAGAGACTGTATTTCTATAGAATTCCTCCTATTTTGAATTGATTAGATATTCCTTGGATGCTGGGCGATCCAGCGTATGAATTCCGGAAGATTCTTATTCTTTGTTTTCCTTTTTGTTCCCTTTCGGAAACACTTAGCGGATTTGTGCGATGCGTGGGTGTATTTCAGGTTTCTATCTCTTTTGGACTTTTGCTGTCTTCTTTTCATGATGTTCCTTCTGTCGTTGGAAATGACTCGAACAAAGGAAAATCCTTTCACCAAACTTATAGATGTGGTGTGTTGCGATGTTATCACAGCGGGAACAGTAGTATGTTCCATTGATCTTTGTGACTGGAGCTTGCCTTGTGTTGTATCTCATTTCTCCTCCGCAGTAAGTATAAGTCTGATTGCCGCATTCCAATCTATTGCGTTTGATTCACACATTTTTCGGACAACTGGATTGAGCTTGAGAAACCCCTCAATAAAGTGATATTGATCCTTTGTCTTGGTAAAGACCTCATCCCTGCAAAAGTGAAGGTGCAGGAAACTTCCAAAGAAATGAATTGAAATGGTCTCAAACAGAGAACTGTTATCTTCTTTCTCAGAGGGAAAGCAGACATTCTTTTTCAACCCCTTTCTAAGGTCAATTCTAAGGCCCTCTTCCATACCCTTTTCTTTGGGAAGCCTTACAAAGACCGTCCACTCACAAGCAATTGTTGGAAAGAACCTACTCTTTCCACCGAGAAAACACTCACAATCATAGAAGTCCAGAAGATCCCTGACCACATTTAGCACCCATGCACCGCTGATAAGCATTATTCTTCTCCCTTTCTTGTGTCCACTGATTCGACTTGAAGCAGAGTTGGTGGCACAACCCAAATCCCTTTTGTTTTGTCTTCCCTTACTTTGACGTTCTTGACACAAACCTTTATAACTGTCCCATGATAAACTTCCCTTCTCTTGTGAAGCCAAGAGACTCTTGAACCGACATGAATGGTCTCTCTTACTTTCTGAAGAGCCCTATCCTGGAGCAATTGATTGATTACAATTCTCTCGGATGGCAAGAGATTCTTTCCATGTTGCAGAATAATGGAATAAACCTCTGTGAAAGCGGTACTCATTACTTTCCTCCCCTACTGTGAAGGTTTGAAAAGAAGTTACTCCAGCCTCTTATGAGGAGAAGTATGACAAAAATGTAGATGGCAATGCCAAAAAGGAAGCGCATTATACTTCTGCCTCCCTTGTGTTTTCGATATACTCTCTTGCCTCCTCAAGAGAGTAGAAGCAGTGAGAACGTGGATTTGTGGAACGGGATGGAAGAACTTCCCAAGTATTTCCGAAACACTCTAGGAAAGTTACTCCATAGAGCTGCTTTTTGGAGATAGGACCAATTCCCGTTGAAATTTCATAAATAAGACGATAGGAAGCCTGCCCATACTCCACGATGTTTGGAGTCATCCAGTTTGTTTTTGGAAGTACATGATTGAAGATTGCGCGAATTTCGCTGTTTGTCATCATTTCTTGCCTCCAAAGGTAGCCTGAAATTCTTCCAAAAAGCACTCCAAGCACTCAATTGCATCATCAATCTCTGGAATCCGCAATCTTGAGGAATACTGCTTTTCGAAAATTACTGGGAGACATAGGCTGTACCGATAAACAGCCTCATTTCCCAAAAGGATCATTGGAGGAGTTAGAAAACTCTCAATCTCTGGAGAGTACCAAGACTGTCCATTCTCTGTTCTCTTACGGATGTTCCGCAAGAGAACAAGCATCATTTCTACCCTAAAACCAATTACTGCTCCCATCTCTGCCTTGAAGCTAATCATTATTCACCTCCCTTGATTATTCCTAGACTCTTGAGAAGTTGAATGTTCTCTGCGGAGAGTTGAGACATAATATCAATCTTTTCTCCGCGCTTCCTTGCTCTTTTCATGGGAATAACTGTCTTTCGTTCTTCCCTCCAAACAGTCTTTCCACTCTTGAGATAATAGATTCTCTGGCAGGAACTACAATACTTTGTATCACTCCCCTTTCTTACGGTTAGGCGTGAATGACAGGAAGGACAAAAGGTTTCTTTTGGCCTATTGTCCTTCAATCTTTCTGCTCTGCATTCTGGACACATGCAATTCGGACAATACATTTTCACTCTCCTTTCTCTTGGGGACTTTCCCCTAGCGCTTGCATTATACCATGGCGAGACGTGGCTGTCAAGCCCGAAATTCGCCGGGTTTTGGCACGATTCTTGCGGGGCCGGACAACCGTCGGTTTTCGCCTTTTCTTCAAACTTTCGGGATAAATTGAAACAAATGTTTTCACTTTTTTATATTTCCGCCATTATTGAGTTACTATTTTGAAGATGATTCCTCATCCTCTACTTCAATAACTACAGTAAAGAGGCTGCAACTATCGAAAGCAGACATATGAGCATCACCTTGTATTTGTGAGATTGAAATGATCTTTCCCTGTAGTCGGAGTGCATTGAGCATATCCTCAATTAATTTAGCCCGATCTTCAAAACCAAATCCAATCGTAAACTCTTCTACTTTCAGCTTACTCATTTTTCCCCTCCTTTTCCACCTTCCTAGCTAATCTCCTCCGCCTTGACATTTCATTAGCCTTATTTCGGCAAGTAAAGCAGTATTTTGTGGTTACTAAGGGTGATTGTCCACACTGAATACAACGCTTTTCTTTCTTACGCTTCAATTGCCAACGTCTTTGCCGAGAAACTTGCTTATCCATTATTCCTCCTTAGCGCTAGTGTGATTATTCTTGACTTCCTCAAGGTATTCTTTGGCCTCCTTTAGTGTAAGGAAGACTTGATCTTTTGAGAGGTCTCTATCATCCCATTCTCCCAATTCCCCCAAATGCAAGAAAGTTACCCCATAAAGAGTCTTATGGGTGATTGGTCCTTCGCCATAAGACAATTCATAGATGGTATCTGGAGTCAATTGTGCGTATTCGACTACTCCCGGTGTCATTATGTTTCTTTGTCCATTGAATACCTCTGAGAAGATTTCCTCTATCTCTTGGCTTGACAGAGTCTTTGATAACATATTATCTCTCCTCTGGAAGAGCACTAGTAAGGACTTTGATCTCTTCAACGGACATATGCTGTTCCATCGCCATTTTCAAAACACTGCAAGTCTCCTTATGTTTGTAACAGTTACCAGCAAAGTAACCGCCCATGAAAAGCAGAGTGAAAGCCAGAAAAGAGATCCAGCCCCAAAGATATAGCTTATTATCACTGAGCTGTGGGTTTACTGCTCTTCTCATTATTATTCCTCCTTTACATGCCCAGGTCATAGATGACTGGCGCTCTAGTATTACAAGAGATTCCACAATTTGTCACAGAACCCCATGAGAAGAAGACATCGTTGATACCGTACTTCTCAGTGAGGCCCTTGACCAATTCCTTATCTTCATCCTCAAGACAAGCGTCATGATCAAGGGGGATGTATTCGCAAATTACAACGGGTTCAACGAATTGTCGAGTGAATGAGCAACGCTTTGAAGGCGAAAAAGCGTAGAAAGTGGGAAAGTATGGTCTATCCTCATTATCAATATCATGCCATGCAGACCACTCATTCTCCCCTTGAACCCCTATCTTGATTACAAAGCCAAACTCTGGAAAAGATAGGACATCTCGACTAGCATTGATCTCTCTGTGGTCTTTGAACGAGTATTCCTGCCCATCAATGAAGATTCGAGGAGTCCTATAATCTACTTCATCCATCAACTCCTTTGACGTGGAAGCAGTCAATTCTCCCAATTGAAGCCGTTGAATAATAATAACCCGATGTCCGAGAACTTCAAAGGACTGAATCATTATCTTCCTCCCTCCATTTCTTCCAACCAATCCAAGAAGGCTTCAAGATACTCGATCTTCCTATCGTAGTCGGTATCTCTAGCAGTAGCGTACTCATCAAGAGCACCGTAGCAAACCTCAAAGCAATGATGGTAATTAGGAGGAGTATACTTATCGCACTTGTGAAAAACACAATCACTGCAATAATTCCGGGCAAGCTTACAGTATGGGCAGGTAGACATTAGAAGGGTCAGAATTTGGTCAATATAGACTTCCTCCCCCCCGTCGTTAGGATCAATCTCTTTATCTCGGAGACTTTCGAGAAGATCCACGAGAATGTTCAATTTCTCCATCGTAAGAGTAAAGGCAATTCTCGCTCCTTCAATAGAAGTAGAAGAATAGCCTTCTGCTACAAAGTCACTTAGTTTGTCCAAATACGTACTCCACCGTTCCACAATCTCCGCATAAGATTGAATCATTCCTCTTCTCCTTCCTTTCCAAAGTGTTCTTCAAACCAATCCATGAAGGCTTCAAGATACTTGATTTTCCCTTGGAAGAAGTCATCATCCTTCAGGTTAGTATACTTATCAAGGGCACGACGGGATACTCGCAAACAGGGAGGAGGAAAGCCAGGCTCGTTTTTATGAAACCTGGAGAAGAGACAATCTTCACAGTAGCTGCCTGAGAGTTTACAGTAGGGGCAAGTTGACATTGAAAGACAAAGGATATTCTCAATATCCTCCCAAAGCTCAAACCCATTCTCATCTAGGGAATGAGGATCAACCTTGTAATCCCTAAGATCCTTGAGAAGATCCATGAGAATGTTCAATTTTTCCATTGTCAAACCGTAGGCAATATGCGCTCCACGAGAAGAATTAGGTGGATAACCTTCACCACCAAAACTCTTCAATTCTTCTAAGAAAAGAGTCCAACGTTCTTCAATTGCCTCAAAAGAATCCATCATATCCTCCTAGATGGAAGTTTTGGAGTGCTTGGGGACTTTCCCCTAGCGCCTATAATTATACCACGGCGGAGATCGGGTGTCAAGCCCGAATTTCGCCGGGTTTTGGCACGATTCTTGCGAGGAGCCACAAGCGGAGACAAAAAAATAGCCTAAAGGATATGGAAATCCTTTAGGCTATTATAAAACGAATATGTCAACCCCTTGCTGTTATATTTCAGCGAAAGTTTCGACAACTTTGTAATGTTACTCTTTCTTCTTTTTCTCCTTCTTATCAGGAGGCTTGATACTAGCAACACCAATGGGAAGAGTCTTCAGAAGGCCATCTTGAAGATAGCGCTTTAGAATGTCATTAAGATCCTGGATAATCTTACTAAAGTAGGCATACTGTGCATCTCTGGAGTCTATTCCAGAGATAACACAGTGTAAGAAGGTAAGGAAACCAAGAGAAGCTGAGAGGGTTACGTTTGATTGTGCAATAAGACTCGTAATCCAAGGTTCTCGTAACTCGGGATTAGGAGTATCGGGACTTGGAGTAGTAGTCTCAACAAAATGGATAATGGCTTTCACTGTTTGAAGACACTCTTCAAGTGATTCTAAACGAATCTCTTGCTTCTGTGTCTCCTCATCCCTTAGCAGACGCATTATCATTAGTCTCCTTCTGTTCTTCCTTCCACAGGTAGAAGATTGCAAGAGTTAGAGCCCAAAGAGAGCCCCAATCCTTATCCCCTACCAGAGTCCTAATATCGGAGACATTCGTACCTGTTTTACAATATCCTACGGAAGCGTATTCGTGAACCTCATCTCCAAATCTAGCTAGAACAGAAATGTTAGGACTCTCTGGGCCAGCATCGCAAAGGTAAAAGTCATGCAGTTTATTCTTTGGTGAAGCAGAACCAAGGAACCTGCAACAACCACAATGATGTACGAAAGTAGGCTTCCCTTGAACTTGTAGCATGTCAACCCCCTACTGTTATATTTCAGGGAAAAATTGAGTTATTGGTGGATGTCGCAAGCTATGATGAGAGCATCGGAATGCTTTTCAAGGTAGCTAAAGTATTCCTCGCTCCAACCTTCCTGTGTTAAGAATAGGTCTCTGGAATGCCAAGTTCCCTTAAGATCAAGAAAAGCATAAGGTACTTGGAACTCCTTCTCCCTTGGAGAAAAGGCTAGAAGCTCTTGGATACTGCAAGTATTCCCCTTGAAAGCCCGATACTTCTCTTTGAGGACTTCCCGCTTATCCTGCGGGAACAGATCATAAATGATGTCTTGCCATCTACCTCCAAAACCCCACCACTCCCACTTTCCATTGGGATTAGCTGTGGTAGTATGAACCCCAGTACCATCACAATCAGCGCAGTTAGGATCGGGAAAACCCTTTTTAGGATCGTTTGCTACCGTAGTATCAATGAAATCCCTACGCTCAATTGGATCATCAATGCCGGCTTCATTGCATTGAACAATCGCTTCACGAGTAGCCTCCCAGCCAACACAATAACACTTCGTATCATGCGGGGAGGAGAGATTTGCCTCATCAAAGGGATGAAGCCGATTCTCTACTTCCTCTTCAATCTGTGGGATTTCGATGTCTGATGGCAGAATGACATGAAGATAGTAGTGCATTATGCTTCCCCCTTTCCGCAAAGATCACAGATTCCAGGATGTTGGCCCATATAGATACTACAGTATTCCTCGCCCTTTTTGTTCTTAGGCCAGGGCTCTTTCCATTCTTGAATCTCTCGTTCGCAGGCTTCACAAACTTGAATGGTGTCGCCTGATGGAGTCTGGTAAGTAATCACTGAGATTGTCATTACTTGTGCCCCTTCTTACTGTTCTTCTTAGCGGAGTTTGCCCTCATGGGAGCAAGACAAACGACCTTGACAGAACCATTACGCTTTCTTTCCTTCCTGGACAGTTCCCCAAAACGTGACATAGCCTCGTCAATATCCTCCTCGTCCATTCCAGACACCATAGTAGCAAGATAAAGACGAAAGGCTTCCTGCCACTGAATGGGCCTATCAACACCAGGCTTCACAAACGTAGGAGAGAAGACTCCTTGGGGAAAACGCTGTGTTTCATCTACTTCCGCATCGAGAGCATAGTGCATGTTCAGGATCTCATCCTGGAGTCTGCGATAACCCTTTGCAGCGTCATCTCTCTCAATCTTAGTATAAAAGAGATCCCTGAGCATCTTCTGCGTGATCTTCCGCATTTTCCTTCTCCTAGTGAAGAGGGTAATCAACCCATGAAACCGAACGATCCCAGCAAGCGCGACAAGAGCCACAATTGTTGCCCTGTAGCCTTGCAGGGCACCTATAAGTGTCCTTTGGCGCTTCACCCTTTGTAACGGTCGAAAAAGGGAGCTTGCGAAACCTCTTAGGCTTTTTATTGATAAAAGGCCCGCTTACTCTCACTACTAGGTTCTTTGGCAGTCTTCCTCCTTCTTCATAGAATCTACGAAGAATGTCTGTTTGCCTTGTTGGCAGCCAATGCTTTACATTGGGAGTTCTCTTGCAGACTTCCACAATTCTACGAAAGTGTTGGAGACTCTGAAGATCTCCTGAATCATGCCAACGGAAGTAAGGATGCTTTTTGGCTCTCTTTCCAATAAGAGTTACCATTGCTTCAATCCACTTAGGACTTCCTAGCTTTGCATATCTACGGAAGTAAGCGCTTTTGGCTGAGGGATAGGTATAGTTCCCTCTATTGTTCGCATAGCAGTGACCACAAACAGAGTTTGGAACACCCATCATCTTCTTGCCGAGCTTACAAGTGCTTACTGGAAGCCCAAAAGCGTATCCTGGCATCTTAGAGGGTTCGGAAAGCCCTCCAACGATTTCGTTTGCCATTTTGATATTCATACATTATGCTCCGTAGAATGAATGATTACCCATAGAAAGGCACCCATACAAAGAGCTGTGCAAAGATTAGACACTACCCCCAGCGAAAAAAGGTAAATAATGAAACCCGGAGCAATTGCAAATGTAGCGACTTTTTTGGTTCTATTATCCATTGTGTTCCCTCCGAATTCGGAAGGTATGGTCATTCTGGTCAAATGAGTCAAACTTGAGGAAAAACTGACTTTCAGAATCCTCTGTTAGTGCCTTGAGAATCTCCAAAGAAAGCGGATCTGGAGTCTCGTAAACAGGCTGTGCTAATGGAAAACCAAAGGGTCGAGAGAATCTCTCAATGGTAGCCCAGTTATGCCAATAAGAGTGCCCAGTTGACCAAAGATCCGTTATAAAGAATTCATTTACGGCCTCTGGAACAATACCCTGGACTGCAAAGAGAGGGAACATTGCCACCATCTCTGTGGGTTGGAGAACATGTCCTGGGAAGATCTCATTTCCAACAGAAATTGTCCTTACAATCTCTATAGTTTCCCCCTTGATTACAAGGTGTGACCCAGAGTCATTATCATACAGCAAAGTTGGAAAACCCACAGGAGTCTTGAGAAGAATCTTAGGTCCAAAGTCTCTCAAAAACTCCGGTGGATTATCAAAATCCAGGAGAGGATGAATTTGTGGACTAGTTAGCTTCATGCTCTTCTCCAAAGGAATAGGAGGGGGCATTAGCCCCCTCCTATTCTCACTTGTTTAGACCAATGCCAAGATTGCGGAAGCCTTACGATCTAGGTCCGCTCGACTTCCAGCAAACTTGCTATTCTGAGAAAGTCGAGTCATAGCATCCACAACGGAGAAAGCACTGAATCGGTTAGAAGTCTCTTCAATAAGGTCTGTGACCATTTCCGAAGCCTTCTTCGAATACCCCTGCTTCTGGAGAAGCGTAAGAACCTCTTCCTTATAGCCCAGGTCAGTATTCTCAGCAGCCCGCATCTTTGTTACAAAAGCATCCTTGCGAAGGTCTGAGATCCTGATAAGATCCTCGACCATATAGCTGATATCGCTAAGGATTCTCTGTGAGTTTCCAACATGCCGACGGACAACCTGCTGAACCTCCGTAGCATCCCAAACAATATGGTTTGCACAGATGTACTGGTACCAGAAGGTCTCAATACCAACAGAGCGAGAACCAACCTCTGAATTCCAAACAAAGAATCCAGGTGAGAACTCCTGGTTTTGTCCGCCAACATCAAGCTCTACACGAGTATCAGGATCAACGAGAAACATGAACATATCCTGCTCACCCGTATAAAGCCCAGTAGCTCCATTAAACCCCTTCTTAGGAGGAGCATAATGAGGAGCGGCCTTTGAGATTGCGTCCACAACCTGAGAATCCCAAATTCGGGAATACTTATTGCTTGTTACTGCTCGAAGCTGTGCGTCAGGCTTTCCCTCTTTCAGAGTTACAAGAGAACGAACTGAACCAGCAGCAGAAGCTCTCTGTGAAAACAGTTCATTCAAAGCCACTGCTGCCGTGTGAGAAGACAGCCGATTGATCGTTCTCTTCTCTGCTCCGGCCATTCTACAAAGCTGAGAGAATGCCCAGGAGTTGATTGAGTAGGTATTACTGGAAGTACAAAGATTCACAGTGAGAGTATTGGGATCTGACTCAAAAGAGAGCTGATTAGCAGGCACGGAGAACTCTCCACTATCGCTCATTCGTTCCAGACAAGCCCTGTGAAGACTGGGAATGTCTTCAAAAGTCTCATCTGCCTTACGACTGAAAAGCTGATGACTGGCCTTCAAAAGATTTGCCATTTTCTTGGCTCCTGATTAAGAGTAGCCCTAGCCCGCCTAACTTGAGCGTGCAACCAATCAATGAACTGGAGACAGTCATCTCGGTTTACATTAGCTCTTCCTCCTATATGCCATTCATAAGGCTCTAGGGACGCTTTCATACGAAACTGCTCCGGTGTTGGAAGCCCCGCAGCATACTTGCTTGTCTCCTTGTAATCGTAGAGAGTCCAAAGAGTCCCATCATCCCCACGAAGTACCCATTCTGTTGATACTTTGCCCCCATCTCCAGCACCATTTGGAGAACCTAATGCCACCACAAGCTCAGGATAGGTAGCTGAAAAGTAACCCTTTAGACAAGTGCCTTCAGGGCTATCACTGATTACTGCATACATAAGCAATCCTCCCATGCCAACGTCGTGTCATGACGGGATTGACCCACCAAGGGAAAAGGTCGGATTGTTCCCGACAATCTACCCTGTATCATGACGGGATTGACCCACCAAGGGATAAGGCCGGATTGTTCCCGACGGCCAACATTATAGCACGGCGGAGCGGGGCCGTCAAGGAAAAAATCGTCAACCCCCCGTCAACCCCTCACTCGCAGGAGTCTGGTCTTGTAAAATAGTAGTAAAAATCATGTTGATTGGTATAAACGTCGCAAGTGCAAGGTACTGCATGCGTTCTATTATATCTCTCAAAAAATTGCTCGTTGAAATCCTGATTGTAGAGACTATGATCGGGGAAAATACACTTTACTACATCACTGCAAGCAGAGAGGAGAAGAACAGCACAAAGAATAACCGCAGACCAAAGGTAACGCATGGTAAACCTCCTAGAATGGGGGACGAACTGCCATAGCCTTCCGAATAGTCAATCCCAGGTAGTAGTCGCTATCATGGTGTGTCCTAGCCTTTCCGTGTGAGTAATTCCACAGGATTGTGGCTATCTCAGCTACAGTGAAGCGATTTTTAGCTAGGAAGGCAGCTAAAGCGTAGTCAAGACCTGAACGAGAGTGATCTGCTTTCTGCGTTGTATTCCCAAGCCACAGTTGGCGCACTCTTTCATTACGAAGTAGCTCTAAAGAGAACCTAGCAGGAAGCTGTGCTTCCTTATAATCTCCCAGAGTAAAGTCAACTCCCTCAATAGTACGAAAGTTACTACTCTGTATATTTTCAACAGAGATTTTGGTAACTTCATCCATCATGAGAGAAAGTCTACCATCCCAAGGTTGAAGGATCTTAGCCATTCTGTGGGGGCGCTCTGGAGTATTCTCTCCTTTGATGCAGAGAGTCCCAGGAATCTTTACAATTCGGGCAAGATCGTAGACATTATCAATATTAATCCTAAACTTATGTTCCCACTTACTTCTTAGCTGATCCTCCCACACCATTAACTGTTTGGTAATCTCTTCTCTCTTATTGGGTTCAATCTTGTAATGATGCACAGGGAACCAGGGATAGGCTCCATTTCCAGAGCTAATAATGGGATTGTTCTCATCCTTGGCAATCTCTTGAGCAGCTCTAATTGCCTGTAGGTGCTCTGCTTCTGTTGCCGCACAATTTCCACAGTTGGGCCTTTTGGCATCTATGTCAAGAGACAGGTTAGAAATCCACTCAATGTCAGTAGAACGTCCTCCCCGGCAAATGTCTTCCTTATGGAAGGAAATCCTATTTCTTAGATTGGGAGTGACAATAGCCTTTGGTCTTGCATTTCTTCCTGCGTAGAGATTATACTTTCCAGCAAGCTCTGCTAGAGCATCTACAAAAGCATCTTCGGACACAAAGAAACCCAACCCAATGTGTGGGCCAAAGCGCTCCTTTGGATTGATTGCTCGGACCTCTGTACATGACTGTGGGAGTTCATGGTGTCCCAAGAGCTTCCAAAAGGCTCTGACATCCTTTTCATTAAACTTTTCCATGTTTAGCCCTTGTTATATCCTTCCCACGAAACTCAACCCCATACGTTTGATAGGCTTCTTTCAGCTCTTTTGCTTTTTCGGTTCCCATAAAGTATCTAACTAGCTTGAGATAGGTTGCCGCAAACTCTCGACCATGCCAGCTAGCTTTAGCTGGTCTAATAGTATGCGCTATCTCCTCCAAAAGCACGCCAATACGCCGAAACTCTCTAGGAGCCTTTATATAGAACCCTGTAATGGGATTCCAACCACCTTCTGCACTCTGCCTCCCCCTACCATCATGTACCTTAATTTTCAGACTTTTGTAGGGGCAGAGGTTTTTGAGAAACCAGGGACTCGTTGTCACAAGGTCTACGAAGTCTTGACATACTTGAACAGAGACAAATTCGGGGAGATCTCTAAAAAGATGAAAAGTAACATTCTGTGCCTCATAAAACTTATCTCTCTGGTAATCCCTGTAAGTGTTCGAAAATGGACTCTTTCTCATAGCCTCCCCTATTTATTTTGGTGTCCTGCATGGGAATCGAACCCATTTCTGGGGGTTGAAGGCCCCCGATCCTAACCAATAGACGAGCAGGACTATACACCTTTGCTATTTTCTTCTTTATCAATCCAATTTCCAATGTCTTGCAAAAGGGACGCACCGACAACAACGCAACCCCAGTAGAAGAAAAAGAAGGAGAAGAAAACTCCCAGAAAAGCTAAGACACCAACTTTTGATAAAATCAGTGGTAGAGAATACTTCACCAGGCAGAAAGCACTCACAAGAAATGTGAGTATCTTTGCAACAATCTTTCTGGTCATCTCCGCCCCCCTTTACTATGTTGGGGGAACTGGATTCTCTCCAGTCCCCCCATTCTACCACATCCAGAGCAGGATGTCAAGGAAAAATTACCAACCCAGGTCGATCCCCGCCGTTAGGAGAGTCAAAGCCTGTACCTGCTCAGTCTCCAGCCGGTCATACCTTACTCTCAGATCTAGATCAAGAGAAAGATACTTCACTAGAGCATACTCAAAGTCCATCTCTCCCTCAACCACGGAGTCGGCGAAATCTTCGTCCACAGGGTAGAAGAGTTCAAGAGAACGGTTAAGAGTTAAGTTCTCCCACCAAGTAGGCAGAACACTTGTGGAAGACAGAAGAATCCCATAATCATTCCTTGGAGAGCTTTCTCCTGTGAAAACGGGATAATCTGAAACCGTTCGACGGTAGCGGAAGCCTAGCTCGTTGAACCCATTGTCATTCTGGACCTGATAAGCAAAATCTGAGTCCAGGGTGTAAGGGTCAAAAGGCTCCACTACTTGCGTTCCATCGGCCTTGAAAACATTATCAATGCCTGTGGTGCCCCGAACGCGGGCAAGAACGAAAGAGTTGCTTGTGGAGTCTCCTAGCGCCCTTCCAAGCGAAACAGCAAGCCTACCTCGGTTTAGAAATGGGTTCCGGTCCTCATTCTTACCATCGTGAGCACCATACTCCACGTCAATGGAGTAAAGGGTCTGTAGACCAATAAAGGTGAGAAAATCAACCTGATTCTGAAGTTGAAGTTCTCCGCGATAGGTGTACTGCTCCTGGCCACCGCGTGCCCAGTTGTCATTGAAACTAGCCATACCCTGAAGTTCTACATCTCCTGCCGCGAAGGCACCTGTTGCCCAGCATACAATAGCTGAGGTCAAGGCACCTAGAATGAACCACTTGATCTTATTCTTCATTTATTCCCTCCATAAAAGTCGGGGATTGATTGCTACGTTGTTGTCCAAAACCTCGTAATGCAAATGGTAGCCCCTGGCGTTGCCGGTATTTCCAACAGTTCCAAGTATATCCCCTTGAACTACTTCTTTGCCCTTATAGACATTTGTTCTGTCTAGATGGGCGTATACTGTCGCAAGACCATTCTGGTGATCTACACAGACAGTATTTCCATATCCAGGGTAATAGCCTACCTCAGTCACAACTCCTGTTGCGGTGACTTTGATGGGAGTTCCCCATGGAGAAGCAAGATCAATCCCGGTATGATCTCTGGTTCTTAGTTTCCCAAACCCCGCACTTACTGGACCGGGAACAGGCGGAGAAAGGGGAAGATGAGAAATAGACTTTTCTATGTCATATTCCACCCCCTGCATTGACTCAGTATTTTCTTTGAGTTGGAAGACCTCCTGCTCTAGGATAGTTACCCTCTGTGAGAGATCCTCTATATGGGACATGAAAAACCCAGCCCCAACAAAAAGTCCCCATGCAATAGCACAGAGGATGATAGCAAAGGTGTATCGCATTGCTTTGCCCCCAATAAAAAGTGGAAGCCCCGGTGGGATTCGAACCCACGGCTTGCTCATTAGAAGTGAGCCACTCTGTCCACTGAGTTACGGGGCCTCTTATTATTCTGACTCTTCTGCCCAGAAGTGAAGGATTCCGCCACCATCGAGCAAGAAGAAGGCGTCTTGTCCTTGTTTGTATACCGCTGTAACCTTTCGCACGGGATTAAACTCATAGGGCTCAAGTCCATCCATATCCGAAGCATTCAGAGACCAGTGAACTAGCTCATCGTCAACTTCTTCCCCACCAAACACTCGAAAAGTGTCTTGTGAGGCAAAGGACATCATAAGGGTCTTCTGAGAAACCCTGGAGATCATCTGGATTTCTTGATTGACAAAGTAACCCAGTCCCTGGGCATTGGAACTCTCCGGCCAATCTACAAGAGTTGATCCAGTATCCATCTGAAAGCCAATGTGAGCTAGCATTGTCATCTCCTTTTAGTAGTGGCACCCCCGGCAGGAATCAAACCCGCATCTTCACGGTTCGTAGCCGTGTGCCTTGTTCATTAGACCACAGGGGCATTATAGCTTTTTGTACTCTTCCAGCGTTAGGGCATTGCTGGCTCCACTAGGGAAATGCCCCTCCATCATACGCAAGAACTCGGGGAGAGTAGGAACCGGAATCTCTTTCCACAGTTCAACTCCTTGATGGAATCCTAGCCTCCAAAACCGAACCTTGTTGCCTCTCCGTTGCCACCGATAGCAAGGTCTGCCAAAATAACGGACATCTTCAAACTCTCTGATAGCAACCCTCTCAGTAGGGTATTGGGGGTCTCTTCCCCCCCACCTTACAGAAGGCTTTTTTTGCTTCGCTTTTCTATCCGCTACCTTCTTTTGCTGTCTACCTCTTTTTTTAGCAGCTTCATAGGGAAGGCTAGAATTCATCTTCTTCTCCTTATGTGGCGCACGGTATGGGATTTGAACCCACGATCACTGGATTGACAGTCCAGGGCCTTAGACCAGACTAGACTAACCGTGCATATTCTTTTTCAATAGTCTGCGTGTACAGTTTACTTGCCACTTTGCCTCTGCCCACCTTACTGACTCTCTCCGCGCATAAGAGAGGATGTTTTCAGCAAGGTCATAACAGGCTTTCGTTGTGTTTATTGCAGTAATAAGAGTAATCTGCTCTACTGCATTGGGGAGCAAGCGAAATAGTAAGTTCCTGTAGTTTTTAAGTTCTTTATCTGTGATCTCCCCAGCAATCCACCGTCGCTTTACCTTTATGGCCTCTTTGATCCCTCTGGCCTCGTCTATTACAAGCTCAAAAGATCTAGCCCAAACAGCGCGTTCCATAAAACGACAGCCAAGCTCATGCAGCAGAGGAGCCGGAATCAGTTTTGGGCGTAGTACCACCCAAAGCAGGTCTGCATACCATTCCTCATCTCGTCTATTTGTAGGAACTACCAAGATTCTCGGATTCAGTAGATCTTGTGCTGTCCAGAACTTTTTACTCTTAAGCAGTTCCCGTACCCGCCTCCGTGGATATCTGTAACACGGTCTCCAAGAAATGATATCTTCAGCCGTTACACGAAAAGACTTTTCATCAAAAGACATTTTAGGCTCCTGAATCTTCTTGTTGGGGCCAGTTAAGATATGCTACATGAGTAGTTCTTCGTCTTACGCCTCCAGTTCTGATCCCCTTTGCCATTGTGGGCGCAAGGGAAATCCAATCTAGATTCCAGAGGCTGTCTGCATTATCTCCATAAGTGAAGATTACTGGAATACCTTTCTCCCCACAGGTTGAAATGAGTTTGTCAACTTGACTCTTAATATGACTATACTTATTGCCTCTGTTCTTACTTGAGTAGCCCCTAGTTCCATGATAAGGAGGATCTAGAAATACAAGATCTCCTGGTTGTGGATCATAGGTGCCAGCCGAGCCACGAACGACAATAAGATCCTTTAACCGTGGAAGTGCTCGAATGGTTTTCTCAACTGGAAGATTGTGCTGTGGGTAAATCTTCCAAGAGGAAAGCTGACCAACTACGAAACTTGTAACATTAACACGGATATAAGCCTGCTCCCCAGGAGAGAGATTTGGAATCTCTCGAACATCGGTCTTGGGTTTGGCCTGTTTAACTATTTTATCCAATTCCCAAAGTCTCTTGGGAGTTATATGAGCTAAGGCCAGCCACAGTTGAACAACTGGTATGGATGTATCTAACCCAAAGCCCGGTAAACCAGAGTTCAACCAATATGCTCCAGAGCCAAGAAAAGGCTCTACTACTATTCTAGTGCCTGATGGCGGATCTCGGAGAAGTTTAAGAACTCTCGTTTTCGATCCTTGATATCTGAACAGTTTGAGAGGCTTCCCATCAGGTAGCTTCATTACTTGGCCTCTGAAGTTACAGCAGACTCCTTCGCCCACTCACTTTCTAGGATCTCTTCAATGTTGTCAATTGCTAGAGCAAACGTATCTATCATGGCAGCGTCCTCAAGAGAGTATTGGGCATGATCCTCAAAAAAGCCATACACTTCTTGCAAATTCCCTAAAGCCCTGGACAGACGAAAACGGATGTTTGAAGGCATCATAGCTTTCCCCTACTTTGTTAGAGTACGAGCAGGCATTACTCGGTTACGACGGCGAGTAGCCCTCCACAACTCTCTAGCAGCCCTCTCAGTCATTCCATTGAACTTCATCAAATGATGGACCTTATGCTTCTCAAGAACGCCCTCAGTCTTGTACTTCTCCCGAGAAGGCTTCTTGTTACTCCCTCTTCCCTTCTTAGCCATTGGCTTTCTCCTAAAAGGTTGGTGGAGGCGGTGGGATTCGAACCCACATCTTCAACGGCTTAAAAGGCCGGTACTCTGCGCAATTGAGTTACGCCTCCAATTTTTGGAACCCCCAACAGGATTTGAACCTGTATCCTCTGCTTAGGAGGCAGGAGCACTATCCCCTTGTGCTATGGGGGCTTGAGCCTATTGAGCCGTTCGTGCGCCCATTATACCACGACGGGAGGGGGGAGTCAAGCAAAAAAGCGTCAACCCCCCTCCCGGTTGTGACTTGGTGGCCTCCCTCGGACTCGAACCGAGATCTTTTCGGTTAAGGGCCGAAATCTTTGCGCAATTAAGTTAGAAGGCCAAAATATGGCGGAAGGTGAGAGGTTCGAACTCTCGCTGGTGTTACCCAGGCTACAGTTTAGCAAACTGACGCCTTTCCACTCGGCCAACCTTCCAAGATGGCGGAAGAGGAGGGATTCGAACCCCCACAGGTGTTACCCCGACTACTGGGTTCAAGCCAGCTACATTACCGTTCTGTCACTCTTCCTGGCGGTAGAGGTAGGATTCGAACCTACGGAGCTATTACACTCACCTATTTTCGAGATAGGCGCATTAATCCTCTCTGCCACTCTACCTAATACTTTCCATCCAAGTTTCTAAATCTACTTCCCAGTCTTCCTTTTGACTAAACAAAAGATTAGCATTTGGAGCCTGATTCTTGAGAAAGGGTGTATTCTTCCAAAGAATTAAGCCTTTCTTCTTTAATGCCGCCGCCGCATGATACAGGCCAGAGTCATTTGCTATGATGCCTTGGCAACCAGCGATCTCCGCAAGACAAGCTCGTATATTTCCAATGTGTGTTGGGGCAATAATATCATTGTCCAACATCCCATCTTGAGCCCGCCTAAGATCGTTGAGGCTGCCCACAAAATGAACAGCTAATCCTTTACGACGACAGAGTTCTGCTGCCTTTAGGTAAATCTTAGGACCAGGATCTTTGGAGAGTACATAGTTTACTCTCTCCAAGCCAGAACCACGAACGAAAACGATGTAATCTCGTTCTTCGATTGGCTCTACACAATCTACATAGGTCCATGGAGGATTCTCCTTATCAGGAGGACCAAAAGTCTCCCAAAGATACCTCCAATCTTCTATGTCCGTTCTTCGTGTGATGCTATCAGAAGTAAACTTCAATTCTCCTTCTGGCTCATCAATTCGGCGGATAAAAGGACAGTCCAAAAAGCACAACTTTACATATTGCTTCGTAAAGAGTAATGGGACTGGTTCACCAATTACCCGCGATAATCCTTGAATTGCTGGAGTACAGTTAATGAAGTTGCCTAATGCCCAACTTTTATGTTGGAGGACATAGAAATCACTGTCCATTAGCTCTCTCCTGGAGTTTGTGATAGAGTTCAAAGGTAGCAGTTTTAGCCATTCGATTTCTCGTTCTATACCATCTTGGATTGATGAAGTCTCTATCTAACTCTGCTCCAGCAAACTCCTGCAAATGATCTAGTTGTGAAGATCTAGACAGTAGCTCCTTGTACTCTACAAAGCAGTATCTCTCGGGTTCTTCATCTGCCTCAACAAGCAAAAAAGCATATAGCTCGTTCCAGAACCTCTCAAGCTGCTGCCTGCTCGGTCCCGCTGCCCACTTTACCGTGTTAGTGATTGCTTCTGGAGGATAGCGAAAGACCACCACAAATCCAACTTTAACTCCTTTGCTCTGAAAAACCTGATCCCATGCTCTATGCGTTGCTGAACTTCTTGGATCTTTGTAGGCAAAGGGGGGGTGACACCACTTCTCCATCTCTTGTGTATGGGACTTTGAGATTTTCTCTATGGGGGTAAACCCCTTTACCATTTGAGATCTCCAGGCTACATCCTTATGGCCTCCTAGCAGAGCCCCATTCAAGGTTACAAAGTCCAAGTCCTCATACAGTCCTTGGGGATTTCTTTGTGTAGGTGGTATTAGGTTTTCTCCTTGGAACCAACTCTTTCTAAAGAGCCCCGAGGTCATAGATGTGCCACTACCATCGTAGCCCAGAATCAAAAGGGACTTTTGTTGTTTATCCTTCACCAGTCTTTATTCTCCACAGCATCGCTGAGTTAGTGCTTCTTCCTTCCTTGGGAACATGGGTTCTATGAGCAAAGGCATAAACCTCAAAGTTTTCCTCTACTAGTCTATCATAGTCATCTAAAGATCGTCCAACGCAGTTAGCCGATCTTGCTCTTGTGTCAGTACACTCATAGATGAAGAGCCAAAGTGGGTGACTTTGTGCCATCCAAGCAAGGATCTTGGAAACACCTTCATCACTATTATGCTGCAAAACATTGGCTGTGAAGACCATATCCACATCCCAAAAGGGGGCTGGTGGAACCGTTGTCACAATCTCTCTTGGATAGTCTTTTGGAAACTCTGAGTAGTCCACCACATCTACACCTTGATAGTGCGCAGGGTGGAATAAAGAGCACATTCGACCAGTACCACAGCCAAAGTCTAAGACTTGCAGCTTTCGATTCCGAACCTTCTTAGGGAGCATATCTCGGATAAACTCCCTCTTTGTCTGAACTACTTTGTGCTGCTCTTCTATAGAGTCTGCACAGTGTCCAACAGACTGTTCACCAAGTTTAGTGTATTGTTGTTGCCAATACTCTACAACTTCCTTAGGTGATATACCCATCTTCTCTCCCATATGGTGGAGGTGGCGGGTATCGAGCCCGCGTCCATCAGCGAATCAACATTAGACTCTACATGCTTTTGCTTGGATTTCTAAGCTCCAAGCAGCTTGGCACCGGAGTTAGTTAAACAGCAACCTCGGAAAACTGTGGTTCCGGTTCATGCGACACTCTTTCTCCCTCGAAACCGGGAAGAGAGGAGAAGAATGCTCCAACTTCAGTGAGTTGAAGGGTTACAATAGCTTCGTCAGTTATTGTGTTTGTTTTGGTCTTTTACGCAGCACCCTGCGGCATGCACTAATGATTACTTCCCTGTGTCGAATCCATTCACCCCCGTTGTTCTAAGAATTTCCGTTCCTTTTCCGCTAGAATTCTGTGATGTTCGTCAAACCACTTATCTCGTAGCTCTTGTGAGATTGCGCCCATAGAGTACCAGTATTCAACTGTCCCAATGGACATCTTTTTGAGTAGTTTCCAGTCACAGGCTGGACAACGGCCTAGCCAATGACCCTGTGAACCATCACAATCCATAATACCTCCAAGTTTGGTGCCGGAAGCGGGATTCGAACCCGCACGCCCCAATGGGACAGAGGATTTTAAGTCCCCCCGGTCTACCTATTCCACCATTCCGGCACTTGGCTGGGCTGAGAGGAATCGAACCTCTGAAGGGTGGTTCAGAGCCACCCATTTTACCACTAAATTACAGCCCAACATAATTGGCAGGTCGCGTAGGATTCGAACCCACATCTTCTGGTTTTGGAGACCAGCATCTTCCCGGTTAGACCAGCGACCTATTGGTGCCCCAAGAGGGACTCGAACCCTCACGCCACTAGGACAACAGTTTCTAAGACTGTCGCGTCTGCCTTATTCCGCCATCGGGGCATCTAGTTCTACAAGTTTCTTGGTTTTCTCCTCAGGGCATTCTTCTACTCTGAATCGAGTTTTGCAGTGTAAGCATGTTGCAAACGTGGTATGCTCATGGGGCCACCTGGTATGGACGAGCTTGAAATACTTCCCCCAGCAGTAGGGACATAGTATGGCGCGGCCCCCAGGATCATTGGTAATAACGTCCACAGCCATTTACTTTATCTCCTTAGTAGGAGGTACAATGCAAGTTAGTCCTCTAAGTTCTTTCTCATAGTCATAATCTAATCTGAACTTTGCCTTACACTTTATACAAGTAACTTGAAAGGCTCCATTGATCTTTCTCTTTGAGGCTTTGAACCTGTCATTATCACAGAAGCGGCAGAGGAGAGGAAGCCCCTCTGCTCCATTAGTAAGAGTTAGAATGTACAACTTCTACTCCTTTTAGTTGGTGCCCAAGGTGGGATTCGAACCCACACGCCCGAAGGCGCGGTTTTTGAGACCGCTGTGTATGCCATTCCACCACTTGGGCACTTGTAAATACATCCCTGTTCTCTCCCCCCGCAGACAGAGATAGAGGGAGAAACCTCCTGCACCACGCAGCGGTTCAGGCTGTCTGTCCTATGTGAACCGCCTCCTCGGGACATGTTGTGGGGAGGGGCAGAACGGGGTCTCCAAAGTCCCCTTTTTGCTGAAGTCCGAGTTGGAGAAGGGACAACAGCCTTTTCTAACCCCTACCCCGTCTGTTGGTGCCGTGTGCGGGGTTTGAACCCGCGTCGCAGGGTTGAGAACCCTACATCCTATCCGACTAGACGAACACGGCATGGTGGCTGTGGGAGGAATCGAACCCCCATTTTCTGGGTGTAAACCAGAAGCCTTAGGCCATTAGACTACACAGCCATAATTGGTAGTGCCGGTAGGATTTGAACCCACGACCAATGGCATATAAGGCCACCACTCTGACCAGACTGAGTTACGGCACCAGGTATTGTGGCGGTAGGTGTGAGATTCGAACTCACGGCGCTGTTACACGCTCACGCTTTCCAGACGTGTGCATTAGTCCACTCTGCCAACCTACCGAAAATGGTCTCCAAGGCGGGATTCGAACCCGCGACCCCCCGGTCCCAAGCCGGGCGCTCTGGCCATTCTGAGCTACTCGGAGATTATCTCTTCTTCTTCCTGCGTCTTGTTGCCGCAGCCTTCTTGGCCGCTTTCTTCCTCTTCTTCTTTGTTTCTTTTGCCCAACGCTTTGCAATGTCGGGATGAAACTTCCATAGAAAGCGCCTTTGCTTATCGCTCTTGAATGGCAACGCAACCGCCTCCTTATGACTTCTTGGCCTTTCCTCGCACACGCTGTAACTTGATGCGCCCACAATCAATCTCAAAATGGCGGGCAACAGCAGTTACATATAGTTTCTTTGCCTTAGCTTCGCGCATAAGATTAACTCGCCTCTTACGAGAAGATCCCCAAAAGATGTCATTGTCGCCATCTTCTTTGTCATGTTCTTTGTAGAATAGCAAAGAAACCAGACCACCGGGCATAACTCGTATACTATGCTCTTTACTATGCCAAGCGGCCAAGTGCTTATAGTCACTTGTCCAATATGATTCTGCTGGTACAAAGCGACTAAGCACTGTGCAGATCACTGCTAAGGCTTCTCGCAAAGAAGCTCTATATCGAAGGCCCTCCTCATCCTCAATAATAGCTCTCCGAGTTGGAAGAGACCAATTAAGCCCTTGTTCAATCTTCAGAGCGAGTCTTTTGGCTTCGGCTGAATCTATGTTGAGTTTAGCCACCTTAGTGTTCCTTTGTAAAGTCCGTTGGGAGAGCACAGTCGCACTAACGCCAAGAACGCTTAAAAGGGTAACTGTGCTCTCCCGCCAATGGTGGCTGTGGGTGGACTCAAACCACCTTAGTCGGCTTATGAAACCAATGCCCTATCTATAGACGACACAGCCTTTGGGAGCGGGAGTGGGAGTCGAACCCACGATCTCTGGCACATGAAACCAGCGAGGACGGCCTCTCCTCCATCCCGCAACTCTATTGTTCTAAAACCCGAACATTGAAGCCCAAGCCAACCTTCATTCCAAGAATGCTTTTCTTAGAAGCCTCAGCGTAGCTTGTGAACTTTTGAGCGTCCTCCTTATCATGTACAAACATTCTACCATCCCAAAAAGCTATTGGAAACCAACCTATCTTCTTAGGGTAGTTATAATGCTTTTCCAGTACGATATAGAACACTCAGTCACCCCCGAGGGGAGAGCCCCCACCGACGCGAGCATTATACCACGCCGCCGCTCCGGTGTCAAGGGAAAATCACAGGCCGCCGAGGGTGCGCAGCTCCTCGTCGATCTCGTGGAGTTCTTTTACCGCCCATTGGCGATCAAGGAGAACAAGACCAATTTCAAAGAGTTCAGAGCGAGTCATCGGCCTTTCTCCAGCCTCTTTGCGCTTTTCATTCTCCTCTTTCAACTTCTGAACCAACCGGAACATGACCGGAGCAAATGGCTGGTGTATATACACCGAGTATTGTCCATAGAACATGTCCTTGTTGGACTTTAGCCGGATCTTTCTAGTCACCGTATCCTCCAAGTGGAGCGGGCTATGGGATTCGAACCCATATGAACGGGGTGGAAACCCGACATGTTGCCATTACATCAAGCCCGCAATGATTGAGAAGCATTGTAGTAGTGGGATTCGAACCCACACAACCACCAACTACATCTTTTGGGTTGCAACTTGGTTTCCCTTCCAACTTGGGATACTACGATACTTCTCCGTTGGAGCAGCAGATGGGAATCGAACCCATGTACCTCCGTTAGTAACGGAGGATTCTACCACTGAATTACTACTGCGAATATGTTAAGCCAAAGTGTGTGAGTTTACAAATACTCCTCAGGATCACCCTTACAGCTAGAGTCAAAGGAATCAGGAGAACAGAAAAGTTCATACAGAAACAGAAAGAAGCCCGAAGAAAGAAACATTGGAAACCCTCCTATCTTTTTAGAGACATTGGGGCGACGGGTGGGACTTGAACCCACTCAGTCCGGGTCACAGCCGGAGGGACTAACCAGTTATCCTACCGCCGCCATTATTCTGTGGAGAGCGCCTTCTCTGTTAGACCATCGGTGAACGATCAACCCCACCTTACGGGATTTGAACCCACATCTCTCTCCGTGCTGGCTGCTAGGGTGGGATTTGAACCCACACTTTGACGATTAACAGTCGCCAGCTCTACCATTAAGCTACCTAGCAATTTTGGTGGACGAGGGAAGATTTGGACTTCCGACCACCGACGTATCAGATCGGCACTCTGACCCCTGAGTTACTCGTCCACATTTTTACTATAGTCTTCAACAACTCGAATGGAAACCTTCACAACTCCCTTTCGAGTGAGGGGAGGAGGAATGTCTCCCTTTTCTCGAAAGATCCTCAAACTAAGTCCAGGAGTACGATAGAAGAATCCAAACTCTTGCTTAGAAACGTATCCTACTGAGTCAAGAATTTCCGATGTTGTGTTGTCCTGATCTATCATTCTTATCTCCTCAAAGTGGAAGGGGTGGTCGGATTCGAACCGACGATTGCGAGGTTCAAAGCCTCGTGTCTTTGTCCACTTGACGACACCCCTGTTTGGTGGACGGGGCGGGATTCGAACCCGCATTTCACGGCTTGCAAGGCCGGTGTGTTCCCATTACCACTACTCGCCCAAAATGGTGACTTCCCTGGGACTTGAACCCAGCCTGCGGGGGCTTCAACCCCGTGCTCTACCAGATGAGCTAGGAAGTCAGTTTTTCTGGAGCCCTGCCTCGGATTCGAACCGAGATCTCCCACCTTACAAGAGTGGTATCATGCCATTAGACCAACAGGGCAAACTGGAGCTACCGGCGTGATTCGAACACGCATCTCCTGTCTTACGAGAACAGTATCTTACCCATTAGACTACGGTAGCATGGAGCCGAAGAGCGGACTCGAACCGCTATCTCTTCCGTACCAAGGAAGGCTCTTGCCCTTAGAGCTACTCCGGCATGGAGTCCGTGGGAGGATTCGAACCTCCGCATAGGTGGGTTGCAGCCACCCGCTTTGCCACTTAGCTACACGGACCTATGTAATCGTATAAACTGCAAACTCAATCAGAAGCTCAAAGACCTTGGCCTCCACAAACTCTGGGAGATAGGGAATGTCAATGAGACGATTCACTGCCTCCACAGCAACCTTCTTCTTATCCGCGCTAGTCCAGTTGCCCACTTCATCGGCAACTCGCTCAACCACATCGACTACTCCAAGGACAGCGGAAAAGATCACGCGCATGGAGTCAAGACTCCAACCGGACATACCGTGCAATTGAGTATTAACAGTAGACAACTCCTCAAGAATCAAGTCTACCGCCGTATCTGGAGTAACTCCTTGGTAATCGGGAAGATCATTTGCTTTGACCATCTAACGCCTCCTTGTTAGAAAATGGTGGCAGGGGAAGGATTTGAACCTTCGATGTTCAGCACATGGGCACCTGTTTTACAGACAGGCTCGTTCAACCGCTCCGACACCCTGCCAAGAGTGTTCCTCTACTCTGCGTATAGTATACCATACAATTGCTCTTTTGTCAAGACCTTTATTTTGAATCCTGCCTCGGATTCGTAGGTTCGCTTGCGGGCCTGGGAGTGCTTCTCCAGAAGTCCTGGGTGAGAACCTCCCCCTAAGTCCATGAAATCATAGAAGATAGCGGAACTGCCCCGGAGCGTCCGCCCGATCTTTTGAAGGACTGTCTTGCCCGATTTTCCTCCTGCGGCATTGATAGCAACATCAAGTTCCGGCAGGTCAAAACCTTCGCCAAGCAATGTAGTGACCAAAACCCTTAGTTTGCCCCTTCTGAAATCCTCAATCAATTGATTTCTTTTGGCCCTTACTTGTGTGCCATAGGCCCCCTCAGCATAAGCTGAGAAACTAGTAATCTCCTCAATTTGCTGTTTTACTCGATCTACCAAAACGAGAACCCGGTGGCCCATTTCCGCATGAGCATCTGCAATCTGCGCAATTAGCTGATTCCGGTCTGTATTCCCCTCAATGCCCAGCTTTCTACAAATCTGAAACCATTCTCCACCAGAGAGCCTTGCCCTGTGCTTCCTCTTAGCAACTCTATCAGCCTCCGCCTTAATCTTTGCAAAGGGAGAGTCGATCTCAATTAATCGCACATCAGGAGCTGCGAGGTATCCCTCTTCAATCAGTTCACTAGCGCTTTTCTTATGAAGAACTGGCCCCGTAGCAGCTTCAAGTAGGAATGATGGTTCTTTAGTAGAGTCATCATAATCATCTCTTAGTGTCGCTGTAAGACCAATTCGATAAGGAGCAGCGATAGCACCTGCGATAAGATACCAAGTATTAGGCTGTCCATATGTTTTGATCGTTCTATTGCCAACTCGTCGCTTTCTCATACCTCTGCCAACATGGTGGCACTCATCAAGGATTAGTAGCTTGTACTTGTCGGCTACTTGTCTAATGAAGTCATCTGGAGCAGACTTATACATAAGCCACAAGGAGTCGGCAGTAGAAATAAGAATATCTCGGTCAAGCTCCTTCCAGCCCCCACCAAATCGACCAACTTTATTATCTCCAAAGCAGTCTCGCAATACTTGCGAGGTTTGCTTTAATAGTTCCAAGTTTGGCACTAAGTACAGTGTTGGAAGACAAAGTTCTCCAATAAGCATTGTAGCTAGAAAGGTTTTGCCTGCTCCCGTCGCATGGAGGACAATACCACAGCGTTCGCTTAGAATGGACTCTAATGCCTCCTGCTGATAAGGTCTTGGCACTAACTCTGTAGAAGGCATAAGGTCAACTCTGTATGAGTCTACATCCTCTCGACGTTCCGCTACACAAAACTTAGGCCCCGAAAGAGGCTGTCCCATCATCCCCTTACCAAGAATGTAGAGACCGGGGGGAAAGAACTGTTCTTCACCGTTCTCAGGATAACCTGCCCAAGCGGGCTTTTCAGGATCAAGGGGATCTTCTAACTCCCGAACCACTTGGGGTAGCAAGCCAATTGGAAATACATCGTCTGCGAAGAGACAATGTGTGACATAAACCTCCTGAACCTCTCCCCCCACCCTTCTATAGGTATTTGTCCCGTAAGTGCAGAGTTCTCTTATTCTCTTTTTAAAGGCTGTATCGTCTGTTTGTACTAATACCTGATTCTCAAAGATCAGCAGGTCTCGGTGCATAAGTGGCTCCTTTGAATGGCGTAGCGGTCAACGGTCGGCATTGTACCACGACGGCGGAGCGATGTCAAGCACTTTTTTCCCTTCCTTGTTAGGGCAGCTTGACGGCTCGGAACGAGGCTTTCGACCGCAGCCGGGAGTAGTTCCGGGGGGGCACGATGTCAAGCCTCGACACGTCATCCTCGGGATTGCTTCTGTCGGAAGCTCCCTTGAAAATAAAGTTATCTACCCAATAAGAGCCCCCACTACCCGATGCGATTGAAGTAGGACCAAACTCCACTTTCTTCATTCCTTCATTAGTTGTACCCTTTACGGTCCACAGGGAGAAGGCGGTTTCTCCATTGATCCACACAGCCATTCCCCCATCACCATCAATGGCATCATAGTTTGACCGCCACTGAACTTCTATTTGGTAAAAGACATTTCTCTTCAATACTGGGCGATCTGTTACTACAGATGGGTAGTTTTGCCATGTACTACCTTTCAGACGGGAGTATACGCGAATCGTGCCATCACTATGCCCATAAAGGCGAAGGAGGGCTTTTGCCGATCCAGAAGCATTTTTCATCCTTAGAATGTTGAAGTAACCACCAGAAGCCAGGGTGAAGGTAGAGCCAAGTTTAATAGCGAAACGCATGAAGATTAGATCTGCGTCGGTACTAAACTCTGTCGTTGCATCTTCTCCAACATAGGTAGCACTCGTATCATTGATATCAAATTGCAAGGAGCGATTTGTCTTACCTCCCCACATGAACACATCCTTTGCAGTTGAGTTGTCAGAGATAGCAGTAGTACCTGGAACACTGTTAATGCCCCAATCTTGTGTGTATTCTGTATCTGTATTAGTAATTCTTGTAAAAGCTACTCTAGTCATTAGATCCCCTCAATTGTTCTGAGAGTGAAGGTTGATGTGCCTCTAGAGAGATTATGAACAATCTTCTTTGGGTAGCCGGTTACTGCGTTGTTTTCAAAGCCTGAGAACATCACAGGATCTACAATCTTGAGCTGTGTAGCCGCCCCATTCTCATCAAGAATGCCCAACCAAGGAAGAAGGGGAGTTGTAACCTTTAGCTCTAAGTGTGGCTCATAGAGAGCATCTGCAATGTCTGTGGCTAAGTCCTTTGCCTGTGTATAATAAATGAACTTATTATTGACCTTTAGCTCCTTTTCACCATACCTACTAATACTAGTAGAACGGATAACGGACACTCTATTGAAGTCTTGCTGGTTTAGTTCCACACCTGGGAAGGTTAGACTAACTCTATCTCCCTCTTTCCATAGAAGTTTTGCATCCTGAATAACTCCGTTTTCATCTCTTGGACCGGGGAACTTAATATAGGCTCCACTCTCCCCAAGAGGGTAGAAGGCATCATAGGCCCCCAGATGAATGAAGGGCTCAATTGATATTGGTCCCTCACTAAGTGAGACATTATCAAGGAGTGCCACTGGTCCCAAGTGGCTTTCACGGAGAACTGCAATGCGGATTTCAACTCGCACATTTCGAGTAGTTCCCGAAGCCTGTGTTGTAAATTGCCCCTGAAGGCGAGTCCAACGCCCCTGAATAGAATGAGAAGTGAGAGCATAAGAAGCCCCATTATCAATATCATAAATAGCTATAGAGAGGACACCACCGGGGTCATTCGGAGGAGTGTTTGTAGTTCCTGGTTGAGTAACTATTTTACTCCAGAAACTCCAAGAGTGTAATGTGTTAGAAGCAACAACAACATCTTGACGAACATATCCAAAAGATAAACCACTGGTGTAAAATGCCTGCATTTGTAGACTATTTCGACCATTAATAAAATCTTCCGTATTTGCAGTTAGGAGAACACTACTATGGTCCGTCCATCCCACAAACTCAAAGTTAGTTGAATCTCTTCCTTGAGAATACTCCATTACTGGATTCTCAATAAAGTTTCCAACTTCCCCACTCCAGCCAGATGACCCCTCAACAACCTCAATGAGATCTCCCTGTGCAAAGGTGTCCGTAAATGCAGAAGAAATCTCCACCTGATTTAGTGTGATTTGCGCGTCTGTGGGTGTTGTTTTAACAGTAGCAGTAGCAGTAACCTCGCTATCTCCAACAGTTTTGTGGGCTTTAAGAGCATCTCCCCTAGCTATAGACTCTACTCCTGAAGAAAGTGTTACTGTTGTTCCTCCGGTATAAGCACTTCCAAAACTTGTAGACCAGCTCACATCATGCTGTAAAAATTCAAAGAGTGGCGAGTCAAGAGATTGCTCCCTTGAAGATGAAACATATCCCCCCTGACTACACTTCAGTTCTATTGCCATTTTTCTTCGGTTATCCTGAGTTAATTCCACCTCAACCTGATCAAGACTGCCTTCTTCGTCAGATCTAGGCTTTGCTAGAACTTCTCCTGAGGGCTCGCCTAATAGTGTACCATAGGGTGTAACAGTAATTTTGTTCTTAATCTCCGTATAACCAAAAGTTTCTGTGAGGTCTACTAACAAATCTGTTGTATTGACTCCATTACTATAAGAGCCTATTGTGTAGGTTGGTGAAGCAGTCTCAGGTCGTGGGACTACAAAGAAGTCTCCGTTGGCATCGAAACCTCCTACATGATTTGTAGGAGCCACCAACTGGCTAATTGCTTGCCATTTGTTCATTCCAGAGAACTCTGCAAGAGGCACGCGATCAGCCAAGTAAGAGTCGTACTTGAATAGCCTCCAATTTCCCATTGTGAAGTTCTGCTCATCCTCTTGGTGAGTAGCATACCTGTTTGGTGTAGGACTCGTAATACCCCACAAGATGGTAGATCCTGCCCGAGTGTCTTCATCAAGAGCTAGTGTTGGCGTTGCAAGATATAGGTCTGTAAAATCTGCGATAGTACCATCACTAAGAATCTGTGGCGCTGGATAAGGAGGAAGGCCGTTCGCAGGCCAAGTCCACTTATAGAGTTTACCAGAACCACCCTCCATAAAGTAAACATCTCTAGCAGAGCTATAGTCATCAGTACCCGTATAAGCACTTGTGATTCCATAGAAGGGAAATGGCCCACGAATAATCGTATAAGAAGAGCCCATCCAGTCAGGCCCAACCTGGACCTCTAAACCAAAAGGATTTCCAGTATTAAGTTCTTGTCTAAAGAAGGTAGAAGTTAGAAAGCGTAAGCCCGACATACCTGTTACATAGTAGGGGGCTCCAGCCTCAAGAAATGATTGTCCTGAGTTTGCGTTCCAGCGAGCACCACTTAAATAACCCAGAGAGTAGGAGTAATAAGCACCATATTGTACACTTTCTACAGGCGGAGAAACAAGATTTGCGTCTTGATCTAATCTGACAACTCCATATAGGAAGATATAGTCGGTTCCTAGAATCTGAGTAGCAACCATAGCCATTGGGTCTGGTTCAGCAGCATGAGAAGCTGCGCCCATATAGCTTGGAAGATCACCAATTTTCACGGAGGAGCCGGAGCCCGCAGCGGTCGCTGGCACATCCCAGCGGTATAGTTCATATTTTTTCCCATAAGGAGTTGAAGTATCATCAACAAAACGAGTATAAAGAATGTAACCTTTCCCATTTGTTCCCTGGGAGGGATAGAAAGCAACCGCACCTCTTTGCCCCTCAGAAAAGCGAAGACCCATTTCTGGAGCAGTCATTGAGTTCCCATAGTTTCTTGTAGAAAATCCCTCAAAGTATCCCTTAGGAGCATACGTGGGCAAAACCTGCCATAGAGGATCTTGAGCAGGAACAGTATCATCTCCAGTTGTACTAACCATGTCTCCCTGATTCCAGTCCTGCAAACTCCGTAGCTGAATTTCTGGATTCATGTCTAGGGATGAGTTATCCTTTGCATACTCGTAGTCTAACCACTGTCTATAGGGCAGAGCTAAGTTCTCCCCCGAACGATATATCCATGAGAGCCCAGTCTCCGACCAATGGTTCCCCCAAATAAATGCACCACCGGACAGATTAGTTGTTGTGCCACAATCTCGATAAGAGAATAGTCCTGGAAAGTAGTTTCCTAAACTCCCATTGGAGGAAAGTGTGGTTCCATCATAAGTATAAACATAGGCAAGAACATTCCTATCCGGCTGAGTAAAATTCTTACCTACGGGAGCATCAGTAACGAGTAAGTGCAGCCAGCCAGTCGCCTGATTTAGCCACATTCTCGTGATGTGATAGTTAGCATGAGTTGTTCCTACCTTGGTATACTTGTCCAACGAAGGCTGATAGTACCACAACTCCTCACCACAGCCAATCCATAGAGCAGTTGTAGAGCCCACAGTTCCCCACACACAGGCTTCGGGGATCTTTCTAAGCTGATTCCACTTAGTTCCATCCCACTCAGGAGGAGTTCCCAGAGAGGAGATTCGGAAAGAGCCATCCGCAGTGGGTGTTTCTAGAGCAACTGGTATGTTGTATGTTGTTGGTAAAACTCCCGAAGAGTCTCCAAAGTCTGTTGCGAGGAGCTTCTTAATAAGAGCACTCCTTGAGACCATTTCCCACCAGTCTCTACCATCCTTGACGCTCTCTGCCTGCCCCTCCTGGAGCTTCCAAGCTAGTGACTTTAACTTGAACGTCACCTTTTGATTCTTTCTTTGGAAGGAAACGTCCTTAATGACTACCGTAGCCATTGGCAGGTGCTCTGGAGATCCTCCTTGCGTTGGATACACCTTGAGCACTATACGGAGCTTTCTATTTGCCCAGTTAATCATTGTTCCAGTGATAGTAGTTCCAAAGACTGGAGTAGAGTTATCTACAGTCTTTAATCCAGAAGGCAAGGGAAGGGTAGTGAAGAACCCCGAGCTATTGTTAAAGGTTAACGAAGAAGTGGAGCTGAGGAAGGTTCCGCTTGTTCCTCCTCTACCAACGGTCTTTTCAACTGCATGTGTGACGGAACCAATTCTTTGTGCAAGATCCCTTCCCTTGTTTTCTAGATAGTCTGTAAGATCTACCCAGGCTCCATTATCGTCCTCAATCCACACCATGGGAACATAGGAAGCCTTACGACTTTCAAAGTCTGCTTTTAGCTGGTCAGATGCTGTAACTGACATAATTCATCTCCCCTATGGGATTGCCGAGATAAAGGTAAGTGTTACGTTTGTCTTATCTAAGTCTGCTGCAAGGTTCTTTGATCTGCTTCCAATGATAAGGTTTCCAATGAGCACAGGAGGAACTCCGACAAGATAAGGATGAAGAGTTAGCATGTGCCCTCTTCGTTGCCAATCAAGGAGTCTCTCTAGTGCTCGATACATGCTGTTTGGGATGTATGCAAAGGTAGCAGAGAGCTGAACAAAGTTTTGTCTTCCAGGATCTCCAAGAGAGGAGAATGCTCTTAGCGTTCGATCCCCTAGAGCCAGGATTTTGTTATTGTCTATATAGGTGAACTGAATAGAGTTGACCTGTGGATACTCAGGAAACTCGTAGTAACCTTTATACTTCACAAGAGGACTTCCTACAGGGTAGTCGTGACTGCCCAACCCACCATTGGTATTCCCAAATGTGATCTCTCCAGTTGTGTTATTTATCGCTGTTATTGTCCTTCGCTCGCCCCAATTAGAGGAACCTACCGGAGACCCACTTATCATAGACAAGTACACATCGTCGTTTACAGCGAACTCCTGTGGATCAAAGACTGTAAATACCGAGAAGGAGCCTGATGTTGGCTTTGCAACAGCAGTATAGGCTTCTACACCAGTAGCATGTTCAGCCCATACTTGTCCGAGAAGAAGCTGCCCACTCAGACTTCCTCCTGCTGTCGCTAAAATCAGTTGATGGGGAGTTAAGGAGGGGATATAGTCCCCACTAGACTCCATAACAGATGTAGTCGTGGCCCGTGTCCAAGGAGTAACAGTAGCTCCATCTGTGTCATAATCATGAAGAGACGGAGCTGATCCTGTCCCATAGTTTGAAGCAGAATCCAGAACATGGTTTCGTCCAGTTACCCCTCCCGATGGATAAAGAGTCCAACCATCTCCAGATAGTGGAGAAGAGTTGTACCAACCCCAGTAAACACCACAGCGGTAGATTCTATGAATTCTAAGAGACTCGTCTCTACAGCGAACAGACACATTTCCTGATGAAGCGGACAAAGTATATGCTTGAAAATATGGTGAAAATGGACCTCCCATAGACGCTTTTGCATGATAGCTGTCTTCTGGGGTGATACCTTTTGGTATTAGAGTGCTCAGTGAAGAGGTTGCATAACCAGCGGCTTGATTAGAACCGTAGCAATACACTACATCTCCACTAGCAAAAGCAGAGCCGAGAGTAGCATCAAGAGTTACCAAGTCTGTAGAGGTGTCTACAGAGACTACATATCGAACAATGTTAGTGCCTGCTGCGGAGGAGTCTGTGCTGGGACCAATATGAACAGCGTCACCAATACGCAAGTTCTCTGTGCTGCTGCCCGACAGATCTATAATGTTTGTTGCTGCTGTATGTGCTCCACTTAAGGTTGTAGCAATCCGCCATCCCTCTTGTGGGATACTGTTTGCCATATTTATGGCAACTCCCATTTCCCACAGTTTGTATGAAGTGGACATGTCTACACCATCTCTCTAAAGGAGAAATTGAAACTTGTTTTTCCAGTATGCCAAGATGGCCCCTTTTTAATACCTGAGAGAAACATCTTCCCAACCATAACTTGTGGATACTCCGCGACAAAGGGATGGAAGGTTAGGAGATTGCCTCGATCTTGCCAAGCCTTTAGATCTAAGAGCCTCAAATACATGTCTTCAGGGACATCTTGGAAATAGCATGAGAATGTTCCCTTTTTAGTCCTCTCCAACTCATCATAGTTGCCCAGCAAACGTCGTGTTCCACTTCCAAGAACTATCTGCTTTGGGTCAGTCAACTGGTATGATAATGAGCCCATCATAGGGTATTCGGTAAACTCATAGTAACCACCATTGATAGCAAAAACTGGAGCGTTTACCAAATAAGTGTTAGTTGGAGCAGAAGTAAGAACAATTGTATTGCTGTCAGGTATACTACTAATTGTAAGCCTTTCCGCTGCCTTGTTCTTATCACTAAATAGCCAAACTTCGTCTGCTGCTGAAAAGTTTGAGGAGTCCCACACATCAAGAGTCATGCCCGTTGTGAGGGGAGTTCTTAGTCCCGTCTTCTCTTTTGTCACTCCCAGCGCGTGTTCAAAGATTACTGCACCAAGATGTGCATAGTAGTCTGCTGTATCCCCAGTATCATATACACGAACATTCACATAGGCCCACGAAGAATCAGTTATCTCGGCAAGAAAGTCTTGTGGACGTGCTGCCATAGCTTCAACACGATTGAATAAGTCTCCTAGCAGCCTACCGGACCCAGATGTTGAAGACAGAGAAAACATGTCTCTGCCTGCACCTAAGTTTCCTAGCTGACAAACTATGACGGAGCCAGCATTACCAACAGTATTTACATACCCATTAATCAACATTGTAGCTCGGTATTGAGCATAGTATATATCATTCAAGTCTATGTGATGCTTGATGCCTGCAAGGGTTTTATAGAATCGGAAAAGGGCTCCACCAGATTGCCTTCCTCTCACTCCACCAGCCCACAGGGAGGTTGCTGGGTCCATTCCAAGAAACTCTGTCTCTTGTGTGGAGTCATATTCAATCCAACCAGCGGGACGATAGGAACCCACCAGAGTTACAGTATCGCCGGAATTATAGGAATATGACAACACAGAGTCAAGAGTTACTGAAGTTCCCGATACTGCAGAGACCTTCCTAGTTTCTTGCTTCCCTGTATAGGCGGAACTAGTATTAGAGCTAGCTCCAATAACCACCTTATCTTGGATTCCACCATATTTTGAGAAATCTGTTTCATTGATAGTGATGATGTCCGTTCCAGCAGTTATGTTAGCACTAAGAGTGAAAGTGCTAACTTCCTTCTTAGCGAAGTTCCAGTTCTCTAGAGGAAGCCACACTCCCATTTGAAAGTATCCATTTGCTGCGGACATACTCTAGCCCCCTTTAGCTAGAAGCGGGAATATCTACCTTCTCCAGAGTGATCGAGCCATCATCCAGCGCATCCTGAATAGCATCTACGGTAACGGTTCCAATAGCCTCCTGAGCAGCCTCAATACTATCTGGACCTATTACAAGCGTTTCAGCATCAAAGTTCACTGTAGGCTGCACAAAGACATTGATAGGCTGTCCTACTGTAGTCACTCCCAATGTCGTTCTTTCAGCTCCAGAGCCCTTTGTTCCCCCACTTCCAGTTCCAGTATCTTGATTGTCTTGCTTTGTAATGTCATTCATAGCATTCTCAGCACCCGTACTTGCCATAGCGGCAACAGGAGCCGCAACTAGAGACACGGCTGCGTAACGAGCAGCAGATGCAGCGTGGGTAGCAGCAGCCCCAAAAGCCTTTGGATCTCCCATAATACCTTTTGCAAGGGCTGCCAGAGCTTCAGCAGCTTGAACAGCGGCTTGAGTTTCAGCATAATCTCGAATTGAAGCTATTGCTGAAGCAGCCCAACTCTTCCACACAGCCTTCCAAATCTGGTTTAGTGTAGCACTAGACCTGATCTGGTGCTTTGTCCACTTATTGAAGATTGTGTTCATTGTCTTGAAAGCTGCACCAAATCCATCTGCCATCGCCTGCTGACCATTTAGATGAAACTCAAAGTAGGCTTGATCATAAGCTGTGCGCTCATCAATAGCTGCTGCATGAATATCTTTAATTTCATCCTCGGAGTCAGAGATAGCGCTCGTCAAAGTATTTATCCGATCCGTCAACGCCTGTGGTGTGGGAACTCCAAGCCAGTTTAGAGATACTACTTCACGAGAAAGGGAAGTCTTTTCTACTTCTAGCTTATGCCTGATCTCCTCTTGTGCCTTCACGGCGGCATTTTCAGCGTCTGTAATGGATTGTCTTCCCTCATCACGCTGATGCACACGGTGAGCACCACGAGCACTGGTGGCGGCCCCCTGACCAGCACTATGAACTTGATCTAGCAATTGCTGACGCTTTTTCTCTGCATTATACTGACGGTCTGCTTCTCTAATGATTTGGTCTACATGGCTCTTTTGCTCCTTTAGCAACTTCTCATGTGCTTTCCTCTCATCTTCAAGCAGCTTATCGTTGTGTTCCCTCTTTAACCTTTCTGTTTCCGCATCATGTTCATTAGTTATGTATGTGATCTTGTCATTTGCATCATTAATGAGCCTCTCTAATTCAGCATACTGCGCCTGATCGACTGCGTTCATATCATCCTTATGTACTTCCTTTTTCTGCTCTTCCCATTGTGCTATTTGTTCCTGTAGTGGTCTCATCTTACTCTCAAAGGCAAACTTACGAGCTAGCATGTCTGCTTCAAAATCTTTGCCCTGATTACGAAGATGGAGAACTTGTGCATCTTCGTACATCTTCTCTAACTTAGCTAGCCACTTCTTTACTGCCTCAGTAATGTCCTGGATCTTCTTAGACCAATCTTCAACCTCTTCTTGATTCTGCTTCTTACCATTTTCAACTCGTTCAATACCAAGAAGGTACATAAGGTGATTTATCCTCTTAAGTTCTTTATAATTTTCATTTGCTGCCTTTATGTGTCTTGACTTAACTTCTTCATCGCTTATCCTGCGATGGCTAATCGAAATTGCTGACCGTGCCATAGAACGAAGTGTTGAAGCAGAAATGCCAGCTACAGTATCATTACGAGTTCTCCTTTCGAGTTCCTGTTGCTGTGTAAGTGCGTGTTCTGCATTATCAGCATTTTCTTGGGCCTGGGTAGCCTCCTCATTAAGCTGTTCCGCAATGGCAGTACGAAGGGCAAGGACTGCATTAAGCTGATCTGCTAAGTTCTTAGCACTTTCATACTGGTGAACAAGTGCTGGATCTAGCTTTTGAAACTCTAAATCAGTTAATTTACTAAGTGCAGAGTCAAATTGTTCGACTTCTTCTCGAAGGGCCTTTTCTCGATATGCAGGCAAACCTGTAGCGCTCCCAGTAATTGGGGGCACAGCACTTATTGATCCTGGAGGTATGGTGCCCAATTGAGTAGGAGGCCCCCCGAATGGCTTGGGAGGTACACCGGACATTGCCCGAGCCTCCCTCTGCTTCTTCATATATTCATCAATAGCATTAGCAGCATCCTCAAGATGCTGAACGATGCCCTGGTGCTGTAAATCCTCTAGAAGTTTTGCTAAATTCTCTCTTTCCTCATTAATCCTCTTAGCTCCAATACCAAAGGTCTCATAGAGAGCCTTGTTCAGTCCGGTAAAATTCTTAAGAATTGGAAGGCCATTTCTAAATGTGTCAATCAAGAAGGAAACTGCAAAGATTACACCCATCAGAGCCATTGGATTAAACGCAATCTTCTGCACAGCGGCAAAGATCTTAGACTCTGTGATTAGCGTTCGATAGATTTGACGTAACTTAGTCATAGCTCTTGTGCGCAGAGGTATATAGTTCATTTCCTCTTTTATTAGATTAACACGTTGTTGTGCTAGAGCTACACCCTCCCTAGCAGCACCTACCTTTGCTTGTGCAGCAGCCGAAGGCCCTGCCGTAGCAGCCATAACCCCTCTTGCCTCAGAAGATATTGGCCCAGCAGCCCCAACAAAGAGGGAGGCTTTAGCTGCACCCCTACGACCCGCCGATATAGTGGCACTACGCTCCGCAAGAGCCAACTGCTCCTCAGCCTTATTTAAGTTTGCAACTCGAAGTTCTAGTTCTTGTTGCATTGCCCTGTTAATGTTGTCTTCATTGGCTAACTTAGCTGCTGCCATTGTGCCTTCAGTTTCCTGCTTTAGTGCGATCTGCTCCAGCATATCACTGTTCATTGCCAGCTCTTGTTTATTCTTAGCTACAGCCTGACCCGCATTAGCTATTTGAACTTTATAAGATGCAGCAAGAACCTTCTTCTTCTTGGCAAGTAAAGTTATCTCCCTTTCAGCGGTGGCAGCATGTCTCTTGCCCCTTCGAGCAAGATTTCTAGCATTATGAGCCTCCTCAGCAAATGCTAAGTTTGCCACTTCTCTCTCGGCCTTAAGAGCAACAATTGCCTCCCCTTGTGCTGAGGCCGATGCACCATCAATCTGTTGCAACTGAGTAGCTGCTGTCATCTGAGCCCTATACATACCCTCAGAAGCAACCTTTCTTTCCTTAATAAGCGCTATATTCTTTGTCGCTTGAGCTTGCTCCTGCTGTCCCCTAGCAAGTTGCTTCTGAGAAGCAGCCTCCTGTGCAACAATAGTCTCCTGAGTTGCAACAGCCTCCTTCTGGAGAGTCTCATACAGACCCGTAAGCTCCTTGTTAGACGCTTCCAACCCAATTAATAACTTTTGTCTATTAGCAGTGTCCACCGCACTGAAATCACTTGCTAACTTAGCTGCAGCAACTTTGGAGATTTTATTTAGAAGGGCAAAGATAATAACTAGATCAAACAAGGAAGAAGGATCAAAGCCTTTAAAGATTTTACTAAGAGAGTCACCAAGGCCCGCAGCCACAGCTCCAAATTGCTTAAACTTTCCAATAAGAGCATCAATCTGAGTAGACATACCCGTAGAGATAGCAGCTTGATTCTCTCTAGCCCAGACACCTAGAGCCTTAGCAGAGTCCCAAATGGATGTGTTCAGAACGGTCATTGCGGGCTGTAGACCTTCACCAATAGCAGCTCTGGATTCAAAGATTTGAACCTTCATAGCCTGTAGCTGTCCAGAGAAGTTTCCTGCCATCCTAGCTGCATCTCCATGGTAAATTGCTGCTAGTTTAATTAATCCGTTAGCAACTGCAAGATTCTTCTCATATTCAGAGATCTCATTCTTAGTCTTACCAACAGTCTTAAGGTAGTCCTTGAGAATAAGATCCAGGTTCTTTGTAATACCTGCATTATCAACCATGATGGACTGGAAGTTCTTGAATCCCTGAGAAGCGCCAACAATAGCCTCTCCCATTGCTAGCGTTCCTTGGCGGTTGAATGCTGCCGAGTCCTTGAAAGCATTCATTAGCTCAACCGCTTTGTCCAAACCGATGTGAGTGGCTAGAATGTTCTTCAAGCCCGCTGCGGCTTCTGTAATAGTAATCAGCCCATCTGCTGCAAGAGCCCTTGCCGCCATTTGTGCCTCTTGCATACTTTCTCTCATAGCCACAGCTACAGAACTAAGACCCATCATAGCATTCTGCATTTGGACTGCTGCATTGACAAAGTTTTTTGCCATAAGGGCAATGGGTGCGGTCATCGTAGCTATAGTAAATCGGAGTAGCAGCAAACGGTTACGGATAACTCCAGTATACCTCTGCATACCCTTAGTATTCAGACGCATTCTCTTAGAGAAATCATTTAGCTTTCGCTCAATGCGCTCAAGTTCTGAAACACTCTTACTAGCATAGCCTGCTGTCGCCCTCTCTGCCTGAGACAGAGAGCGCTGTAAAGGCCTAGCATCGCCCTCAAAGACCATAGCTGCACGAAGCTGTCCACTTGTTAGTGGCAATTTGTTCACCTACTTCTGTTTACTTCTTGAACTTCTTGCGAGCTTCTTCAAGAGACTGTCTCTCTGCTCTCGCTCGTTCTCCTCTGATAATGTCAAACATGTCAAGGACATACTGAGGTTGGTCCCAGATGCCGCCGGATTCCGGTAGTGTGTGATATGTACTTGCTGTTGTTTCCAAGTTCATGTAGTACAGGGAAACTTGATCTATTACTGCCTCTCCACAGAGTTGGGGAAAGTGAGCCTTGTGAACATCGAACAGAGACCAGTCTGGATAGAAGTTATCTCGCAACTCCGCTAGAACCTCAAGAAACTCCTCCTTCGTGGAGATCTTCTGAACAGTGTATGTCCCCGTAGGTCTATGAGTGTTCTCATCGTGGTCAGGGACACGAAGTAGAAAGAGATTCTGCTCCCAGTCCATGTCATTGCTGTCTTCATAATCATGCCTATGAAGAAGACACTGACGAGTTTTCCAGAACTGGTTTCTATTTAGTTCACAGTTGGCACAATTATACTTCTTTCTTCTTTCTACTTTGCCTACCTTCCAATGGTGCCACGCTGCCGAGTATTCTAGTTGCTGCTTCACTTTTGGAAGACATCGAAGAAATCTCATTGGCAAAGGACAACATAGCATTGAAGGCTTCCACAGAGAGGTGATCTAGAACATCTAGCTTACCCTCAACATCATCCTCTTCAATGGTAACTCCCTGCCCACTCTCATAGGCTTCTGGAGTAGGAAACCAATTTTCAATCTTGACAATGATTCGCAACCACTCATTATCATCAGCCTTATTCAGCCGACCAGGGATAAACTCTCTCTGACCACCACGGCCCTCCTTAGAGGCATGAGTATAGTCTCTAAGAGTGAGATTTGCCTGTCGGGCTGTCTTTGGACGAATGTAGAAGCGTGTTTGCTTGCTCTTGTCCGTAAGCTCTCGATCAGAATCAGAAATCCAAACTCGAATGTCCCTCTGAGGATCAACACCAATCATCTAGTTACCCTTCCTTTCTTTACCACGACCTATCAAAGCCATCAGAAAGTTCAATTCTGATAGGCTCCTTGGTCGTAATTACATAGTCTCCTGAAGTAGAAGTTGGGTTGGAGTCCACAACGATTGTGGTATCCTCACGAACTTCGATAATCCTCCGTTCCTCTCCATTTTCAGCAAACTGGATTGTATCCCCGTAATGAGGATAACCAACGTAAGAGCCCCCGCTACCACCAGCATCCATTGTGTCTACCCAGCTAGTACCAGACCCGGTAACAACTGCGGAAGCAATGCTGGAGATGCTTCCAGTATCGAAACGATACCCCGACACACTGAAAGGCAGTTCCCAACCAACCTCATCATCGCCAAGGTTCAAGTTTGCACCCGTATACCTAAGATATGCAGCAATTGAGAACACACCGCTAGACCAATTAGCATTTGCATGATACCAAGGCCAGATCGCATCACCCCACCAGATGTAGAACGGAGTGATCCTCTGGGAAAGGAATCTGTTCAGTGGAGACATACCACCTACTGTAGCTGTTGCTGTAGTTAGTCTTGGATCAAACGGGATCGTGATTGATCCTTCACCCGTGTAGTCTCCTGTCAAGAAACTTCTTACCAGCCCATTGTTGTAAAACTGTGCCTTCAAGTTGTTTGCAATGGTAATTGAAAACGCCTTGAGATCAATCATGGCACCAATTCCATAGTAGACACCACTAGTTGAGACATCTGCGGAGGAAGTCAGTGTGATAGAAGTATCACCACCACCCACGGAAGCAATTTGATACTTTCTAAAAGTTGAGTTAGCTGTGTCATAGAACCACAGGTAGTCTCCTGCTGAGACATTATCCGTCCAGAAAGTGCCTGTTCCAGTAACCGCCGTTCCACCAGAACTGGTTTCAATTGTGCCCGAGTTGTAGATGTTTCCCAGTACAACGTGAGAATTCTTGAACAACAGAGGAGCTACTGACGATGGAGTGAAGTCATCACTACCAACGTCATAATCTGTTTCTAGATCATAACCTCGCAGTGTTGCAGTTGCCTTTAAGGCTCCTCCAATCTCTCCACCTAATTCTACAGATTCAGCAACTCCACCAACCAAGCGATGGCTAGCCGAAGTTCCTGACGGATGAATTTGCTTACAAAAAGAGAGCCATGTTTCTGTGTTCACATCTCCCGAAGTGGGTGGAACAAACTTCTTTTCAAAGATAGAGGCTGTTGCACCTTCAGTAGTACCGGCTTGAAAGAGTGAATACAAGAGCTCTGCTAGTGTCTCCACATTAGCCTCAAACTCAATAGGCGCACTAGGAGACTTCTGTGCTTGCTGATATTCTCTTCCACTACCTGACCACCGTTCCGCGAGTCCTGTTGCTTTAGCAGTATCAATAACCTCCTGCCCTGGATCAATTTCTGGAGTCCCTGTTAGGAGGATTCCAGCCTTGCCCGACGCAACTCCATCATTGCTTGACGATGCCGTAGCCATCGCCGTTTGTGGGGCAAGTCTGTATCTGATAAATGCTACTGTTCTAAGAGACATTCATGTCACCTCCAAAGATTAATTAGGGATTCCTCGATCCACGCCGTCTGCAATTCGAATCGTTGCAGATCGTGGACTTCCAAGGTAAATATCATCAACATAGAGTGTTGCCGCAGCCGAGATACTTATTCGGAGAACCAGAGAGCCTGAGATTGAGGGAGCCTTAGTCCATCCTTGATAGTGTCTCCATTTGCTAGAAGTAGTTCCAGAAATTGTTAGACCAAGCCCAGAAATATAGGCAGCATCAGCATAACCGTTTATGATGACTGAGCCTGAGTTGGAGTCAACTCGATACCAAAAGCTGCAATAGATTAAAGCATACTGGGGGAAGTCTGTAGCTGAGTAAGAGCTACCGCTAGTCACAGTACCCACACCAGTAGCAACAACCTTAAGAGATTGAGAGCCCTCATGGACAATTGTGCCCTCCTTACTAGATGTTGCTAGGCCACCATCAGTCCAGTTACTTACTCCTGATAGTTCGCAGTTTCCATCTGCGATATTGTTAACTTCACCAGCAGTTCCTGTGAATGTGATCTCATTCATAATCTCGTTATCACCAGACATTGCAAAGCTGGTAATTCTTCCATGAGCAGATAATAGAACATCTCCAGCAGAAAGGAACTCTGAGCCACCAGAGTCCCCGCTAGCCCGAGTAAGAGTTAGTGGAGAAGCTGTGCTAACATTTGTAAGAATGAGAAGAACCTCATTTCCTGAAACCATATTATTCAGGAATGTGCTGTTAGCCATTACAGAGAGATCTTGAGGGAAGGTGCAGGTACACTCTACATCAAACTTCCCAAGTACCCACGATTGGATCGAAGAGTTATTGTACACCCTTCCCACTGCATTATTGCTAATCTTAATGGACCAGGACTCCAAGTTTACTTGTGTTTCAGACGAACTCACTGCATCAGCAATCACCGCGACAAGATCACTGGTAAGAAGTGGTGTCTTATCAGCGTAGGTGACAGCCGTTCCACCCATGTCGAAGGCGTCTGTAGCAGAAGCCCCAGCCAACTCAACAGACAGCTTCACAGCCTTTCCAGACTCACCACTGATTGTTAAGGATGTCACCACAGCTCCATCCATCTTGTGAGAGTTGGCTGAGTTCGTGGACATGACTCTGCCCAACGTTGCAAAGAACTCTGCCTCAGCCCCACTAATGCCAGAGCCACTATCCCACTCCACAGGGGGCTTACAGAACTTTTCAAACGGAGTTGCATCTGCCTCAGACATTCCACTTTGATAGAGCAAGTGAAGCCAGAAAGGCAAAGTGTAAGCATCGGCGTCCATGCTCAGTGTAATTGTTGGCTTTAGTACAACTTGGGGGCTACTTAGCCAACTCGTCGAACCATCTGGAAGAAATTCTCTTCCAGCACCTGTCCACCTTTGAGCAAGACCAGTTACTTTCTGCTCATCAGTAAGTTCAGGAGCAAAGGAGAGAGCAGGGTCACTTGTCACCATCAGTCCGTAGTCTCTTGCTGTTGCATCATCTTGGGGGTCCATTGAGGAGTCTGTAGGTGTAAAGCTAGTAATTGTCGTTGTTGCGCCCGTACTCTGTCCAGCGACAATAAGCTGCTCTGCAAACTTAGGTCTAATTGCCATACTGAATCACCACCTTAAGGAATGTGTCTGTCAATACCATCGGCCAATTCGATAGTAATTACATTGTTAGTACCATCGTAGGCACCTATGAAGGAGACCTCAGAAACGGTCTCGGGATCGTTAGTAACGCTTAGATCGCTGGTGCGAACATTCGCCGTGACCTTTAAATCCCCCGCAGAAGCAACTGGAGAGGTATTGTAGAACACAAAGGTCTTATCTGCACCATTTAGAAAATCATCTAGCTGTTGGTTTGCTCCAATTGTTGAAGCATCCCAAAGAACCTTGAAGTTCCCCTCCACTTCAATCATACCTAATACAAAGCGTTGAGGATTCTTGCTATCATAGTGTCCATAGGTCGCATTATTCTTAACAGTAATACTAAAATCTGAGCACTTGAAAGCTGTTCCACCGAGTTCAAAGGTGAAATCTTGGTGCATCAAAGGGACTTGATTTGTATACATATACCGCTGACTACCTGAGTCATGGTTCCAGCTATTGGTGAATACTGTGCCAATCAACTCCGAGGAAGCCTTGACTGCCTCTCCTTGAGCTGCAGAAAGGGTCATGCTACGACAGATTGCTCCATCAATTCTAAAGTTATCGCTTGAAGTCGAATCCAGAATCATACCTAAACTCAACCAGATTTCCTCATAATTTGATAGGCCTTCAAAGTCTTGCGCTGTATAGACGGTGTATGTCTTTACATATGGAGAAGAAGCAGCTTCGGAAGCTCCTACTTGAAATAGAGTCCACAGTGGTACAGCAAGATTGAAAGTAGAGGCTTCCCAAGGCCAGGTAGTTACCGGATCTCGTGTCCCAATCTGAAACTCACCGCCAACCTCACCAGCAACTCGGAATGGCAATCCTTCAGTCAGTCTTGTATCAACAATGTTTTGCCCAGGATCAAGCACAGGGTAATCTGTTAGGGGGATTGCATTCCTTCCCACATCTAAGCCTAGATAGCTACTCTCACTTGTTCCACTAGCCCCCTCAAAGGAAGCCGCCGTTGTTGCTCCTACAGTCTGACCATTGAAAGCATAGATAATATGCTCCTTGGTTAGCTGTGTCATTAGTCCTCACGCTCCTTTACTGCTTCCTTTGTAGTATTAATCATAATCTTACTCTTAGCCTTCTTTGAGACCCTCTTCTTAGTCGGTATTTTGTGCCTCAAATCGCCGAACTCTTCCAAGGGAGTTGTACCCATCGTATGAGGAACAACATTCTTCTTTGCAAGTTCAACCTTTTCCAGTTCTAGGACGTTGTACTCATGCAACACCTGTTCTGGAACTTCTACAGCCTTTCCCCTTCGTAATGCTAGATACTTCTCCTTTTCCTCAAGACACTTGGGGCGTCTTGACCGGGGAAGTCTTGCTCCCTTCTTTAACCGAACCATTACCATTTGTGCTCGCCTCCTTATAGGCCGCCACCTTGACGAATCTGAATGTCAACCTTTCCATGATTTGGGGCAACTCCAGTAAGCCCAAAGGCATTTGTCCCGAGTGCCCAGAAGTAATATGTTCCTGCCCACAGTGGGTAAACTGTAACATAATAGCCAAAACCTGTATGATCCGAGGCCATATTGGGATATTCATTCTGAGGAACAAAGTTTCCCGACGTGTAAGGATATAAAAGATCAACCCCATCTCGAATGTTCCCAGGAATCAAATAGTGGGCTCCTGTTGCACCATCAATGCCCATCCAAGGAGCGAAAGCATCTGTATTCAGAATTACCCAGCCATTGGTGGGCATTGGACTACCATCTTGATACTGAGCATTATATAACGCTCTAAATGATCCCGTAGGACTGGTTTCTGAAGAGTCTTGAATAAAGCTCGATGTTTGATTCACTATCCTTGGATACTCTACTGAGTCTGTAAGCTGTCCAAGCTCATCTTTTGTAATGTTACCAAAGTTTTTGTCTCTAGCTGTAAGTGTTACATACAGATTAGGATCTCCACTGTGTGCATAGGTGGGTGGAGTGCTTTGACCTGCCCCATAAGTGACATCTGCTGCTGGAAGGGGAGTAATACCTCCACTATCCATCGTATGCGCTGTTGTATATCCCGACTCACTATTATCTATGAAAGGCCAATCCCACCAACCACTCTGTGTATAACTACCTAAATCAACATCGTAAGTAAACACACTATGCAATGCACACTCACTAGGAAGATCTGTTGTGAATGTTCCACTAACCTTTAGAGAACCCTGATTTGAGTCATCCCCCTCATCAGCAGTAACACTTATAGATACACCGCTAAATGCCACTGTGTCACTGTCTTGAAGAGGCTCATTTCTAAATCTATGATTCTGAGTAATCATTTTTATCTCAGTAGCATAGAGATAGGTTCTTTCTCCCTGCACAGCGGAACCATAGGTAATGGTTTCTACTCGTGAGTTCCAGCAAGCAGCTACTCCACCCGAAGGCCACTGGAAGTTTGCTTGAAGAACATCTTTAATGTCCTCTACAATACCCAAGTGGGTTTGGAGAGAAGTAACAGAGTTTGTCAGATGACTCCACAAGATAACCGAGACGGGACGATCAATGTTTTCCAGTCCAGTAAGTCTGTAATTGTATTGATCCTCTTCAACGGCTACAGAGATAGCAGGGAATCTTGGAATAGGTTCTATTGTCTGCTTTGTCCAGAAGTTAACTTCCGCTGAGACGGTAGCATCTGCTTGCAGAGCCGCCGAAACCAGGTCCAAGACATCCGTAGCTGCTGTCTTTGCCCAGGTTGCATTAACCGTTCGTACTGGTCGATCCTCTCGGCTAGTAACCACGATGGGAAGAACAACATGCTGTATTCCTTTGCTTCTAAAGGGAGGATCTTCTCCAAAAGTTGCTGCTTCTTTTGTAAGATCAAAAGACTTTTCAGTCCCACTCCGTGCTAGTGTGTAGTTCTCATGTAGAATATCTGAGATAGAGTCTGCAAGAGCCATTGAGTCTGTTGCCGCTGTTTGAAAAGGAATCTTTTCAGTATATACATGGATGTCAACGGCTCTATTAACATCGTAGGTTAGACCACTAAATCTTGCCCCAATTGTTTCCTCTCTAGGAATAACAAAAATAGCTGGGAAGACCGGCTGCTTAGTAAGAACTCCCCGTTTGAATGTCTTTATAGATTCCAGCCTTTCTCCGGTTCCAGACTCATCAACAAGTGTACTCTTGATTGTATCTATCAGTTCCCACATGGTAGTGTAAAATGCAGACATTAGTAATCAACTCTCACTTCGCATGCAAGGGTTATCAAAGAGGAGTAGAGAGTATCTCTCTTTCCATCTGCTGAGTAAGCCCCATGATCTACCCGAGGTATCCACGAGTCCACACACAACCCACCCCAGCCATAGTTCTGAAATAACACATCTCGAACTTGCTCAACCCGACTAAGGTGTTGAGTTAGGGAAGACTGCGTTGGCAACATCTGACTCCACACAATCAACTGCACAGCGACAACGCGAGATTCCCAACCAGTATGTCTAATCTGCTCAACTTCCTCCATCCCCATTGTCAGCGCAGGATATTTTGAAATCGGAGGAATGTTCTGCTTTTCAAAAGTTTTGAAAACAGATGACAGCGTTGAATCTCCACTAATAGTAGTATAGATAGCGTCTAGAAGAGGTTTTACTCCTCCGCTTTGCCACGTTGTACTCTGTGTGATAACTGCTGGCAAATCTAGAAAGGTCTTGATGACAATTGGAATTTCAACACTCTGTAGTCCTTGTGCTCTCTCAGGATTGATAGGCCCTAGAGCAGCATTTCCAATATGTACGGTCAAAGCCTTATCTACATAGTCAACATTTTCTGTTGTTGTATTATCCAGTGTATGGTCTAGCAACTTTGGATTCCAATTTATGATGTCTTGGAGGCTCTCCCACAGAGTAATTCCAGAGCGCATGGTCGAGCTTATTGGAACTCCCTTAGTATACAAGTTTGCCTGTAAGGAGTAGTTAGCCGTATACCTTCCCAAACCACCAGAAGGCTGCTGATACTCCTCGTAAAGGGGCACAAGGACAACTGTGGGAAACACAGCTAGTTTGGCTGATGGAGCTAAACTTAGCTTTTGTATTCCACTGAGGGCTCTTCCAGATTGTTTAAAATAGGTCAAAACATTCTTAAAGGTTGTCATCATATCAGAAAGGTTCTCCCGATATGGACGATTCTGTACTGACACTTCAGTTCCTCCAATGATTGTGGCTTTTGCCATTTGTGCTGCTTCAATGTGTGGGGCTTTGGGATAGAGCAGTTGCTCCAATAGAGGCTTTTACAGATAAAAGAACTACAGAGAGTTCTTTCTAAGAGGGGTGCGAGCTTAACTCGGAATACTACGTTACAACTTGAAAGAGCCTTGTTACTTATTGAATTTTCCGGTTGGGCGATACTTGCCCTTACCTCCTTTGAGAGACTTACCAAAATTACTGGTAGATCTTACATTTCCACGCCGACCTCCACCAGACTTTGAACCTTTGGATAGCTTATTTCGTTTTGCTACTTGCTCTACAGCGCTTTCCATATATTCTCTGGCTAGACGCTTGAGTTTTGTGTTCAGAACGCCCGAGAAGGCTATGAAGGGTCTTGCAGGCACCACAAAGTGAGCAGCCTTGACCTTCTTCTTATACCCTTCTGGATAATGCTTCCATCGAGGAAGCCTCATTGCCCGCTTCCCACGCATTGTAATTGCTGGTCGAGTTCCAGAGAAACCAAAGTTGTGCAATTGAGCTAAATCAATTACTCCTGTTTTTGTCTTTGCTAATACTGACATTCCAAAAGTTAATGTCTGAGCCGTAATTTTTAGAATGTTTCCTGGAGAGCCAATATGACCTGCTCGATAAAGTCTTCCAGAAGTTCCCCAAAGCTGTTTCTTAGGAGCTGGATAACCATGCATTTCTTTGTGTCTTACAGTTCTGAGTGTCAAGCGGTGCCAAGAACCACCGCGAACTGGGTTAGTCTGATTTCTAAATGACCTTAGAGTGTTTTCTTCAAAGAGCTTTGCAGCCTGCTTGAAAAAAGGACGTAAGTTTTTAGACATAGAACGAAGAGTTCGAATCAAGTCATAAAAAGCGTCATCGTACAGCGTAACTTTAATTTGAACAAGATTATCTTTCGCCGGAGTTGTCATTTACCACCACGGAGATAACATCCCGCCGAAGAACATATTAGCTACATTGTTCCCCGGTGTCCTATGGAAGCTCACAAGTTCTGTATTATCATAAGGAGTCACATCATTTCCAAACATGTCAATGTGCCAAGTGCTAGGAATTGGGGCAATGTCTCTCGCAGGTCTAGATGTTAACTCTGCTTTGCCCTCAATGATAAGATTGAGAAGTTCCATTCCACGATCATAGAATGTATTTCCTGCATCAGCCTCATTAGGCTGCTGCTGATTAAACACAGTATTTACAAGATGTCCACCAGTCAGCAGATTTGAAATTGGGATTAATGAGGGCTGAGTATTGAACGTGTCTATGTAGAAAACATCTCCAGCTACAGCCGCTCCAGAAGACCATGCCGATGCCGTTCCATCAATGGAAAGAACTCCATTGGTAGAAGTATAAGAAGTTGAAACCGTCCCAGTCCCCTGCGTACCACTCAAAGAACCACTTACCGAGAAAGAAGTTGTATCTGTAAAGGTTATTGTCCAAGTTTCTGTTATGGCATCTGCCGTGATACTAGCAGCTTCAAGCACCTTTGTTCCACTGTTTGCCGCTGGATTCCAGCCCACAAGGAAGGGTGTGGAAAGGAGAGCAGACAGCCCATACTTTTCACCCAAAGCAAGCTCAATAACCCCCTTAGCATGGAGCAGATGAGGAGTTAGCTCTGTATTAGATCGAACTGAGGAGTCAATAGACTGATCCAGTTCCCTTGCTCCCTGTGGGGTTGAGTAGAACTGTGTTGTAAAGCTCATTGAACTCCTCCTTCACTAGTAGTATACCACAACGCCAAGATTTTGTCAAGTAAAATTATTTCCTTGGACGCTTGCGGGTACTGACCTTCGTAGACTTGATCTTAATTTCCTTCTGAGGTCTTTTAACTACTGACATCTCATTAAAAGTGGACTTCAAAACCCTTTTCTTTGGATCTAGCTTTAGAGTAGCAATTCCCTTACGGCGAAAGGCCCCAAGGATTAGACGGTTTGCCGTAGATCGTTGTTTAATTTCATTATGATTATTGAAAAGGGTCTCAGCAGCAAGAGATACAAGAACAGGCCACGGTTTCGTTCCATGTTGTACAATGGCCTCATCCGTAACATCATCAGCATGAATTGCCAACCTCTCAGACCGCTGGCGTTTAATTGTAGAGTTCATTTGCTGCCGACCCTTGTTGGCAAGATATAATGCAATTGCAGAAACAACCGCACTAAGAATCTTGCCAAAAACAGCGCTCCCGGTTAGTAGTTCAAACATTTTTGTCTCCTCTTTTAAGAAACTCATTCAGTCCTAGCATAATTCCGATTGAGGCTAGAATGAGATCAAATGAGTCATCAAGGTACTGAGAGTCCTCAAGACTTGTAATGAATCCAAGCTCCACAAGAGCAATAGGAATTTGTGGGGCTGTTTCTTTTAGAACCCATAGATTCTTTCGTTTCTTAGTTCGCCGTACCTTGATAGGCACGATGCTCTTCAGCCCTGCTAGTAAGTCCTTAGCAAGCTGCTTATGAGAGTCTTGATAGTATAGAACCTCAATCCCATGTGCTTGTGAGTTAACAAAAGCATTTGCATGAACTGAGAGAGCTACATCAGGCTTCAGAGTGTTTATCAGCTTAGTCCTTGTCTTGAGAGGACCACCAAGTACCCATGTTTCAGCGCCACAAGCTCCAAGAATCCATCGCAGATTGTGAGCCACCTCAGCAGTAATGTCACCCTCAACAAGTTCTCCCCAAGTTGCCCCCGAGTCTTTGCCAAGATGTCCAGCTAACAGGACAATTTTTTTCCCTCGAAGGTAATTGATAGGAGTTCGCTTACTGTTGGCTATGACCATCTTGTTTTATTAGCTCCAGGATTAGAGAGTTGTTTCTAGTTAACTCATCCTCAATACTACCTAGCCGTTGCTCCAGTCCCTGTTGAAAAATGTTGAAGGTTTCTAAGTTTACACTTGCTCTAGCATTGGCAGCCAACTCTTCCCTAGTAACATAATTTGAAGAGGTATTTATATCAAAACCAAATGAGCGATCTCGAACTTCCAATACCCCCAGAATTGAGACAACAAGAGCAAGAATACCAATAATCACCTTCAGTCCACTCGTGTTTTTACAGTCATTATCATTTGCCAAGTCACCCACCTCTTTCATTTTCACTTCCCAAGATTAAAGTAGTTAGATGCCAAGGCAAATTAGTAGCCACTGCATCTGTCCAAGTTGTGTGAGTAGGGACAGTCCGAAGACTGTCCCTACTCTAATCAGTGGCTCTTTACGCCACATCAGCCATAGCAACATAGCCAAAGTGAAGTGGAGCGCAACCACCCATGTACGAGATCTTAAATCTGCGCACAATGTCAGAAGCGAAAGCAGACTCAGAGTTGTTGGTCTGCACTTCCACTCGTGGCTTCCACACCCACTGCCAGCGTGTCTGCTTCGCAGGATCACCAAGGTAGTAATCCTTTGGAGTAGGATTCACCTGATCTAGATAAGGTGAGGAGAACACTCGGTACTTGTTACGGAATGTGTTGATTGCCCAATCAGCCGAATTGGACACACGATCTGTACCGATGACCTGATCTGCTGTGGTCTCAAGAGTTGCAGGAACCATTAGAATGTGAGGGTTCACAAACATATAGTCCCCACGCTCATCAACCATCTTGGCTAGCAGCACTCTTAGAGCATCAACACCAGCGAAAGCAAGTGCTCCCGCAGAAGTGGTGAGGTTAGCAGCAGCATATCCGCCACCAGTGAGCTTACCATACCAAGTAGCATGGGTAGCAGCATACATAGCCCGAGCAGTACCATCAATCTTGAATGTTTGCTGTGTAGCCAAACCACTAGCGTTTACTGCCTGATCGGTTACAACTTCAACAATCCACCTGTGGCGATGAAGACCAATCTTCTCTCCAAGCTGAGATGCACGACGAACGATAGTTCCCCTGTCATCAAACAAGATAGCTTCCTTGGTAAGAGAAATTACCTCTCCGAACTTGTAGTTCTTGATGTTGACAGTCTTCTCACCGATGTGTACTTCTTGATAAGCCTCATGCTCTTCAACACGAGTTAGGTTTGGAGCAGGCTCAATACCCGCAACGTCGTCCGACTTGTGTGTCGAGGTCGTTTCGTGTACAAGCTGCTCTGCGCCGTTCAAACCATATTCATAAGCTGGAAGCATCTCAGAGCTAATTAGCTTTGACGTAATGTATGGGAACTCACTAGCTCCTACAGCTTGAGCAATGCGCTCAGTGTTGTCAAGATCAAGCGCGTCTAGTTGCTGATCTGGATTGACAAAGGTGTCAAACATCTCTCTTAGAGAGAAGTCCATTGCCTTTGCCTTACCGGATGCCAGGAGCTTGCTGATCTGCCTTGCGGCAAGTCTGCGAGCCTTGGCAGAGTCAGTACCAGTCTCTGCTTGAAATTGCTCAACAAGATTAGCAGTTCTATAAACCATCTATTTACACCTCCCTTATCATCTATTAAGTGGATGCTAGACCCCAGAAGTGGGCAGCATAGACGTTACCCAGTAGGGGAACGTTGAAGTAAACCAATCCATAGCCAGCAGCATCGAAGCGTTGGTAGGCCCAAGCAACGGTATCTGTTGGATCTGGTGAAAGAACCCATTCGGTTCCATTGTCTCCCGATTGATACTCACAGATTGCTCCAGGATCACATGCTGCATCAACCTTGACGCGCATGACACCCTCAAGGGCCACAATTAGATTGTCGCTCTCAGCAGCAGCCAGACTTAGATAGCCCATAGCCACTCCGGCAAACTCAGTGCTTTCAGCTTGCGCATCCATTACATCGAGTCCGGTATCTGTAGTATTCCAAATAACTAGATCACCATAGGTAACTTCCACAGCGGTATCAGTAAGACCACAAGGTAGTTCTGCGGTTTGATAAGGCATTGGATTGTACACCAAGGTAATGCTAGACTTTGTATTAGCCATTCATTTTCACCTTCCCTTCTTGGACCTAATTAGTCAGCTTGCAAAATGTCTAGAGCGGCCTCCGTACTTAGCAGACCAGCTCTCTTCTGTGTTTCCTCCTTCTCGTTCTCGGAAACACCCATACCCTCGACCTTCCCCTTATCATTATCAGACTTCTCAGTCTTTAGCGACTGTAGAAACTTAGCCTGCTCCTTCACAGCAGCCTTAACAGCCACTTCGTCACGACTAAGATCCCATAGAGACTCCATAATAATCTTTGGAAGATCGGTGTCAATCTTGGCTTCCTTCAACTGAGCCACAACAAACTCCTTGCGCTCATGGAGAGCCTGAACACTCTCAAGCTCCTTCACAGCCTTCTCCGCATCCTCTGCACGTTCTTGGAGAGACTTGTTATCCTCCTCCAACTTGGAGATCTTCTCAGTAACCTCCTGTGCAGTGGTAGCGGAAGCGACTAGCTCCTGGGCAAGAGTCTTGCCCTCCTCTGTCGAGGTAAGCCACTCATACACTTCTTGTCTTGTCATTTTTGCACCCCCCTCATTTTCTGAATTTTGAAGTTCTAAACGCTCTCTAATACGTGAAACTCCTGAAGTCGTCCACGATGCTTCAGGAGACCAGGATTCACTCGCCTTCACATTGTCAATTCCCCCACCAGCGGCGGGATAATCCACAAAGTCGGTTGAACGATACTTGAGAATCTCACGGATTGCAATGCCCCTCTGGTCCCCCTCTTCTTTTGGCTCAACCTTCGCAAAAAGGTCCACACTCACACCAAGACCTGAGAAAGATTCTCCATCAGCCACAGAGGCTTGGGCTCTCTTGAACATTGCATTTCCAAGTGCATCATCAATGAAATATGCTTGTCCCTTTACAACACCATCAGGCTCCACCCAGGCTTTCACAGATGCAACCCAGTCAAGCACACTGCGGGGTGGCAGAGGGCCGGATGGCCTGTCCGCAACCACATGGTCAACATACATCTTGTCCCGACCTTCGTTGATCTTTTCAGCCACAGATGCAGTAATTTCTTTATCCCAGTAAACTCCATTTTTGGACCAACCAGGACGGAGAATTGTAATTTTAGCGGACTTTTGACCATTTTCCTCTTGAACTTCTTGAAGTTCAATATCTTCACCAAAATGACACTCTTGAATTGCCATTTCCATTGTGTTTGCCATATTTTTCATTCACCCCCTAAAATCAATACAGTGTATCTCCATTGTCCACAGGAATTGGCTCAAAGTACTCAATCTCTGGACTTCTGCGGAAAAAGAGGCAGGACACTGGACCGCTGTTCATGGAGTCCTGCGGTTGACTCAGCCGCACCTGTGGTAGACTGCACACACCAGTTCCGGTCACATCGCGCATAGTAGCAAAAACACAGGGGCTCTTGCACAGCACGGTCGTGCCTGGTCCTGTTGGTGCTGTCATTTCAACAGCCTCATTTATTTCATTTTGTTTGATTTTTGATGTTTTCTGGTGGGATTTTGCTGAGATTTTTTCCACAGCGGAGTGGAGAATTTCCACAAACTGGGGAGATTTCATTTTGGCTTCACTGACCTGATTGCACAGGAGATCAGCAATTTCAGATGCTGCTCTATCTCGCTGATAAGCTGTCAGAGCGCTTGAATCCGCTTCAAGCATCTGCACAGCTTTCAACCTGATTTTTTGCCGTAAGTCTAATGAACCCATAAGCATACCTCCACAGACATAGTGAAAAATCACAAGCGTAAAAAGTACCCCAACCTGTTGAGACTTCCCCGACTCAAGACTAGTATACCACACTTCGGCTGTTTTGTCAAGGGGTAAAGATTTTCCACCCCACAGGCAGAGCCATTCCTGCCCGACATCCCACAACCACCGCAGAGAGTCCCCCGACTCAAGTGAATTATACCACAAGTTGCCCAGTTTGTCAAGGGGTAAAGATTCCACAGGCATAATTCCACTCCTGTGCCCTCCTAACCCACACAAACAGCTTGTTCCCAAGACCCCAGGAAGCCGCCGAAGGCGAGCTTCCCACCCCCGGCGAGCCGAAGGCGAAGCCGTGGGGTGAAT